ATCATCACTATCATCACTATCATCACTATCATCACTATCATCACTATCATCACTATCATCACTATCATCACTATCATCACTATCATCATTATTCCAATCTTCGGTGTTCCAATCTTCGGTGTTCCAATCTTCGGTGTTCCAATCTTCATTAGAATAATTATTATTGTAATTGCTCTCTAACGGAACTTCATATTCACCTACAACCTTATAGCGACAAGCACGTAGCTTTTGACAATTACAATCGTCTGGAACGCTAACGACATCGGCAGGATTGATTTCAACAATAACAACGCGACCTCCACGGCCAAAGTCAGTTGCATACTCTACACTACCAGCATGCAAACCAGAACTACAACCGAGGTTCTTGTCATCACAAACGCCATTACGTTCAACCTCGATTACTTCACCAATGCCATTGTAAATCTTACCATCCTTGACTGTTCCCTTTAGCACAATAATACTTCCGGCAGTATTGCTATAATAGTCGCCTTGCACACCCTTGTATGCCAAGAAATTACCCTCTGGTGTAATAGGCATATTCTTGTGCTCCAAGAATTTATACAATTCTTGAACGGCACGACAACTTGGATTCTTCATCAAATTGTTGATGAAACGTAGAATAGGCTGCAATGGCAACTTATTCTTGGCAAAATCCAAGACCTTTTCTACTACATAATTATCCAAAGGAACATTGCGATAAAAGACCTGATTATCCTTTACAGTTACATTACCTTCAGTGAAACTAACAATTGTGTTGGCTACACTCAATACATCATGTAGCTTCTTTTCATCATTGTTACGAATTGCATCCAATACAGAATCCCATTGAGGTTGTCCGCTGGATACAGTGTATACCTTATTATTAAGTACCACCGTGATACTATTATTTGTCAATGTATATGCGATCATATTTTATTTATTATTTACTACCCCTCTACTATACAGGGGGTAGTAAAAAAGTCAAGTGTTTTTTTGAAGGATACCCCTCCCCTTTTAATTATACGCTATCAACCATGTTGATGTAATCTGCAATTTCATCAGCCAAGTTATTAGCCAATTTAGCATCTTCTTTTGAGAAGTCAATATTAATATACTTCAATATGCGATAGCTATTGTATAGCTTGATCCACATATCTGTATATTTGGCACTTGCAGTGCTTGATTGTGCATTATATTGATTTTGATCAAACAAACCAATATTTTGCATAGAGCGTATGGCACGACCATCTTGCTTAAAGTCAATATCAGGATACGCGGCAAAAATAGTATTAAATGTGCCTTTACTATTCTTGATCTTGCCAATAATGCTCTGCATAACACTCTTGCTAAGAATCAGCATATTCTTTGTATGACTGATACTATTGATGTATGCAGTGTGTTCAATATAATTTGCAATTGAGTTGTTTGCTTTTGCTGCTTTGTTAATAAGCGTTTCAATATTACTCCAATTTTGGTTATTGAACTTTTTTCCATCCTTAATACGCGGACCCATAAGATATACTTTATCAAGTCCCATATTAAAGATATTGTTAAGATTCTTCAAATCTTCGAGAAAATAAACTAGATTGATCTTTTTTCCATTGATGTCTACAACACGATCTTCAGAATATACGTATACTCCATTTACGGCATTCAAATCAATAGTTTCATATTGAGTAAAATTACCGGAACGATAAAACGTAGGAATATTTACATATCCGATTTTTGTCAGTTCCTTTGGAACTTTGGCACGAACAATCTTTGGCTTGTTTTTTACATATTCATTTACAAGGTCGCTCATTAGTGTAAGTGGCACAGTTTCAAACTGTAAATCCTTGAACCATGCACTCTTGGCATTATCTGTGTTGAAATTCAAATAATACAGAACTTTTACATCTTTGTTATTGTCCAAATAATATCTAATTGCACTTTTATTGCTTGTCTTTTTATTTACAATATCATTGATTACGATCTTATGCTTTGGATTGCACTGCAAACTATTTGCTGTGTATGAGGTTTGCGAATGCTTCATAATTCCTTTTTGGGAAATTTGAAAATAACTAAATGCTTGATCTATAACACAATGATTAGCTACCTTTCCTAGTGTGACATCATACAAATGCAAATTTTCAAATTTATTACCAATGATAGCAATATTATTCCAATACAATGAATTGTTAAAACATTGCTCAAGTTGACGATATACCCGAGATATGTTTGAATTTGAATTTTCATCGTCAATATAACCAAAAATCTTTCCGTAAATATACTTTGCCTCCCAAAGATTTTTAGCTGTGGCAATTTTATACTGAATGCTATCACGCATAGACTTGATGATAACATCAACTTTGCTGCGAATAGATTCAATGGTTTTTTCAGTATATTGCAATGCTTCACGGCTAGGTGCCATTTCAATTGAACCAACATCCATTCGCAATACAACTCGACTAGATTTTAGAAAATTGTAAAATGGAACAAACTTGGCATCGTTGTATCTGGAATTATAGTCGTAGACCAAATCCCAATTCATGGGATAACTAATATTTCCCATGACAACAAATGCGGCGGCAGGATTTTGGCTAGTAGAACCATACAACTCCCAACCATTACCATTAAGCATTGGTTCATCAATATGCTTATATTGCTTCAAATCATCAGAAGCAATACCAACAATTTCAGGATATACATTCCAATATTTAAAGAAATTCAAAGATTTTAGCTTAAAATCAATCAAATCTTGATTCTTTACAGGAATAGTAATTTCCAATCCAGAAGGTTCATTTGAATCTTCTGTTGTCAAATGCAACAATACACCCACACCACTCTTGTCCAATACACAATTATAAGTAATTTTCTTGCCGTCCATATAAGACGTTACAAGGAAATTATCACCATATGCAAATCCGCTTTTGCTACCAATGCCCAATTGACCAATAAAATCATTGCTATTGCGCTTGGTGCTCTCACCGTAACTACAAAAGATATTTTTCATATCTTCGTAAGAAACACCCTTACCATAGTCACGTACTTTCCATTCTGGAAATAAAGCGGTTGGCAATATTACCTTAATTGGTACATCCTTTTTACCGTTTTCAACATTTGCGTCGTATGCATTACAACTATATTCACGAATTGGTGCCAGCTTTTTATCACTATAAAGCTGGTCACGCAAAATGCTCATTAGATGGCGCATATTGTGACATTGAACTGCAAATTCAACCGTCTCAAAATTACCGACAGTGGTCACAAATCTATTATTTTCTTCAACTTTCATGAACTTTTATAAGAATGATGTTCTAACTTTGGTCTAAAGAATATCAGACCACACTGATTTGTCAACCAGTATTCGATGCAAAATAATAGAATTTTTGTTTGGAAAAATTAAGAATTTAAATACGATAAAACTTTATTTAATTGAGTTTTATATGTATCAAACCATGTTTTATTTCCGTTTTGAAAAGTAGGTATTCTACCCAAATCAATTTTTTCAGAGTATAATGCCAATGATTGCAAATATGCATCATTACAATTTGCATATTGTTCATAATGATTTGGCATTGGTATCATTAATAGTGGTTTCATTTGATATATTGCTTCTGCGCTTGTTTCAAAGCCACCACTGCAAATAACTGCTTTGCATACTTTCATTTTTTCTTGAAACAACTTACCATCCAAGTTATATAATTTTACATTTGGTAATTGTTCGTGAGTTTTTGTTAATTTAGTAAAACATTCAATATTAATGTTTGGATATTTTTTTGCTTCGCTAAACAACTGCGGCAACATATCTTCATTCATTAGATATGCCAATACAAAGTCTTGTTTTTCATCGGATTGTATATAACTTTCACTTCTTAGTATTGGTGGACTTACTAACATTTCAGTGTCAACAAATTCATAGTAACTTAATGCTACAATTTTTGATCGAATACTTGTTATCTTGTTAATAATACTTAAAAACAATTTTTGAACAGGAAATCCATCTGTTTTTGGATAGCATTTTGCTTCCATTGCATATTGATGACCGATACTAACATATTTTATGTTTCTGAAGAATAACGAGGTTAGACCTACCAACGGTTCATAATAGTTAAATATAGCATCAGGCTTTTCTTTTCTGATGACATTACAGATTTTAATGAATGACAAAATTAATCGGGGTAATTCTAATGTATTCTTTAATATAGTTTTCCATATAACAACTCTACCCACATTATCAAATACAAAATCAAAACTATCGTGTTGTATTATGTTAAATTCGTCAGTGAAATATTTTGGTAATTTATTTTTAAATGGTTTTCCTACTAAATTACAAATAACATTTATACCTTGTTTTTCTAAAAATTGCTTAGTAGCAATAGCTTGTGTTTGATGTCCGTTGCCACTTATACAAGTTCCAAATATGATTTTCATAATTATTTATGTTGATTAACTTTTTTATTAAAATTTGTATTTTTATATTTATGATATTTTCTTTTGAGTCCAATATGATCTATTTCAAATCCATCATAAATATAATCCAAAAAACTTTTACATCCTAGTTTGTTTCTAACGCAAATGCTCGATGATCTTCCAGTTTTGGATATTAATTTATTTATTTTATATTTTATATTTAATTTTTTAAATAAATTTTCCATATAAGTCCAATCTTGACCATATGATGATGAAATGGATAAATTAGTTCTATTTTGTTTATCTACATATAAACAACCATCTCCATCAAACAATCCTCTGAACCAAAAACGTTTTAATTCTTCCGGTATAGTTTTTATTATCTCGCAAGCACTTTTATGTGATTTAGATTTATATCCTTTTGATATCAAATAGTTAGCTAAATGTGGATTGAAATTAGAAAAACTTGTTGATGGTTTTTTACCGACACGACTTCTGTCACATCTGCCCCAATCGCCGGTTTTCTTAAATACTGGGATTATATTTTCTATATCTTCTGTAACTAAACTGATCTGAGTATTTCTTTTATTTTTATTTTTAAATTCAAAAATATTTCCATCTGCCCAAATCAATCCTAATAAATAAGCAACTTCTTTGGAATTTACATCTATGAATTGTTGATGATCAACTTTATACGAATTTTTGTTTTTGTAAAAATTTGATTTTGCATCGCTAACAATTTTTCCGTAAATTTTTTTATCTAATTTTCCTAAATTGAGAATATTTCTCGCTATATAGTTTATTCTATCTCTTTTTATATTAAGTTTTTCTTCACAATATTTTGCTCCAAATTTTAGAAAATTATCTTTAATAAAATCCAATTCTTCATTTTTTATATTATTCATATTACAAAGTGTGGGTAGTGTCCTTAACTACACATACATATCAATAAACAATTTGCAAATTACAAATTATTTTGAAAATCTTCATATTTGATTAATTTAATTTCTCCTTCTAGTGTTTCAACTATAAAGGTGTTGCTTTCCACCCAATCACCTGTATTATAATATTTTATTCCATCAATTGTATTGATTTCTGGTTTGTGTATATGTCCACATAAAATACTATTATATCCATTGTTTCTACAATAATTTACAACTGTCGCTTCATAGCTGCTAATATATTTAACAGCTCCTTTTGCTTTTTGTTTAAGAAAATTACTAAAACTAAATTTAAATATTCTAAACAATTTATTTACAGCTAAACTATAGTCATATATAATTGATCCAATATGCTGAATCCATTTATTTTTTGTTACAATACCGTCAAATTGATCACCATGTATAATTAATATTTTTTCATTTTTTAATGTAATATGACATGTTTCTCTGAGTATTTGTATTCTATCACCAAAATGTATTTCATTAAATGGTTCAATAAAATCATCATGATTGCCCCAAATATAATAGACTTGCGTACCTTTTCTGCTCATACGCAATATTTTTTGAAGTATTGTATTATAATTGTTGTTCCACTTGAATTTTCGTCTCAATACCCAACCATCAATAAAATCGCCTACAATATATAAATATTCACATTCGGTTTCACTCAAAAGCTTTAACAGCTTTTCATGATTGCAGTATTCACTGCCTAAATGGCAATCACTTATGAATAATGATCTTATTTTCATTCACATAAATATCTACAAAAAAACCCACCAATCAAATAATTGGTGGGTTAGTTTTAACTACTTTTATCATCTACCTTTTCTCTTACATCGTTATATTTATTATTATTTGATTCAATCATTATTTGATGTGCCTTCTCTCTCGCAGCCGTATCAATAGTGTGAACATATATAGAAACGAATTTAAATTCAGTATCAGATACTTGTTGAAGATAAAAAATCATATACATAACTACGATTCATAAAGTAAAAACAACAGATTATCTGTCACTTTTTTGTGACTTGATATAGTAACTTTTTGAGTTGTTCTTTCGTCAATGACTTGCCATCCAAAATTGTAAAAATATATGAACTTCTATTGGATTCTTTACCATAAGAGGAAAACACGGCAACCGCTTGCTCTTTACGAGTAGGTAATGATTTAATTTTATTAACAAAACGATTCATACCATCTACTACATTTAATACTTCTTTGAATCCATCGCAAATGGTAGATATATGTCCACGAACCATTTTATAACATTCATAGTCAAATTTTTCAATTAATTTCGTTTCAAACTCTTGATATGAAGGCATATCAAACTCGAAAAACATTTCAATTGTATTTTCAAAAGTTGCGTTGCCTTTAAAGGCATGACATTTTAAATATTCAAAGGCTTTCACTTTATGAAGCATTTGACCGTCTTGGCTGTAAATAACTACACCTTCCTTACCTTTCCAATGTTCAACATTTTCTAATAGATCATTGACATCAGAAAAAGTATATGTTGCTGGACGCTTGAAATTTTTATTCTTCGCCCACATATCCAATTCGGATTGTTCAAACAATGAATAATCATTGTGGCGAACAATACCTACAACATACCAATCTGGTTCGGCACCATAGTTAATTACTATTTTATTTTGTGGACTTACCCACTCAAATAAAATAGACACATTCCATGTATCGGGTGTAGCGTGATTGATACTATTTAAAAACTTTTCCTTGAAAATTTCAAGTTCATGCCCGTTGTCCATAGTATGGGCGTCAACAGTTCCACGGGTACGTAGAATAAGTTGACCCTTATACTTGCTGACAATAAGCAATGAACCATCCAACTTTTCAACAACAGTGCAATTCTTCAATGACTGTGGAACAGGAAAATGTTCAGGATTTTCCCCAAAATTAGTGAATTTAGGAAAACCTGCGCTGATAAGTTCGCCTTCATAGTTCCATACGGAAGAACGCAGATGCTTATTATCCTGCCGCCATTTAACTCCTATGTTTTTTGGCTGAATTAGCGTGACAACTTCTCCATTGATGAAATGGTCATGCGACATGAAATTTTCAGTGTCAATATTATTGAGGTCTATTTTCATTATGTTTTGTAATTTTATTACACCAAGATATGAATTCTTTCATATCTGTTTTATTTTTCATTATGTTGACTATTTTATGTACCCATTGAACATTACCTTCAACATATCCGATTGATGAATCAATTCTATCAAGAGATGCTGAACATCTTCGCCCTCTACTTCCTTCGCGCTCAGTAAACAAGATTTCTACACCAGATATTGCACATTTTTTATTTTGTTTTATATATAAATCCCACAAATACTCTATCGTTAATTTAAACTCACGGGATTTTCTATATTTTTGTGGTTTTTCACATGCTGCTTTTATGTGATTAAAAAAATCTAATGAAATGTCTTCATAGCCTTTGAAGAATGGAGAATTTTTTCCAGTTCTTTTATGCAAACATCCACATGATTTCGTAGTGCCACTAATTAAATGATTCTCTTGTATTATTTTTACTTTTCCACAATCACATAGGCACTTCCATTTATTTTTTGGTCTTTTTGCTAATGATTTACTATGAAATTCTAAAACTAATAATTTACCAAACTTTTGATTTATTATATTTTTCATCCAATTGCTTCCTTTTAAATAAGTAGCAAGTGGAATCATCAAACATTAAACTAATTTTTATAGGTCAATCTTCATGCAATCAAGATATCAGGTTTTTATAGAAAGTCAACGATAAAGTTTGTCTTGGGGAATTACTTCATACATTGATTCGGCAACATCATATATTCGACATCCTAAAGTTCTAGCATTGCTCCGTATGGTTTCTTCTTGAACTTCAAATAGGACAGAATCATGCAATGCAACATCAATATACGATGCACAATGCTGAATTTCTCGTAACCAATTATTAAATTTAATTTTATCGTTTTCAGATTTAAAATATATTTTCATATATTTGTATTTTCTAGAAAGTCAACAAAATTGTCAGTCAAATTTATATGCAGGAATCGTATAAGTAGTGGCACTATCAAGTGTAGTAACACCTAGATTGTTGGACACTTTAACATTTGACAATGCTGCATTAATTATGATCTGTTCAATATCTGATTTCACATGCAGTGAAGAATAACAATTGGTTGATACCCAACCATTTTTCAACAAATATTCGAGAATGTGATCTGCGGCGTAATTACTATTATTCATATTTTCAGTAGTTTACAATCTAAGAAAGTTTATTTTTTTAATCAAATCCAATAAAATCCATTGCTTTTAATTTATCTATAGCATCATACAATTCAGGATATTCGGTTTGATCCACTTCTTCTAACACTCGCATGGCGTCAACGATTGTAAGATGTGCATCTTCATTAATAATAAATGAAAAATCAATCGAACAGTCAATTGCACCGGGCAAACTATTAAAAGGTACGTATTTTATTTTTCTATATTTAGCTTTCATCTTAATTACCTTCATTTTTGCTATATTCAACATCAAAAATGAAGCCTTTGAATGTTTCCAAGTCTTCCTTATCATCTTCTGAAATTTTATTTTCATTGACGAGGTTAAGATATTCAGCAATTGTACTAGTCCAACAACCGGGTATAATTAAATTTTTTCCATCATACTTCAAGTCATCGTGTTGAATAACAGTTTTACGTGGCGATTCGCCTCTCATATATAATTCTTTTTCCATATATTTTTTTGTGTATGGGCAATTGCGACATCCAAAATGACAACAATAGCCTCTTTTTAATAAATATTTACTGGTAAATACATATTTACCATTTTCTATGGTATAGTCTATACCCAATTGCATTACAAGTCAATTTTTTAATTGTATTTGACAAGCGTTTGTGTTTTTTCTACATATCTGTAGAATTGGCAATTGAGATGTTTGATGATTTTATTCATTCGTGCTATATCGTTTTTGTTTAAATTACCGTGTTTATCATAATGATGTTTTTGTTCATCATATTCAATATGGTAAATAATTATACATCTTTTCTGCTACATCAGATAGTTTGTCTCCAAATAAAATCTGTAATTTATACTTAGTTTCGATTTTCTTTAGGTTGTCTTTTATTTTTTGATCTATTTTTTTCGAGGGCAACAAATCACTAAATACTGTAATATCAGAAATGAGAGCGTCGGTTTTATCCAATGCTCTCAATAACATGTTAATTTCAGTTTTATACTGCTGATGCTTTGACATGATGATCAATAGCTCTTATTTGCTTAGTTTTCATAATATCTACAATTTCATTGAAATTATAAATACTATTGTGACCTTCCCAACCACAATCAAGAGTTAAACCATCTGTACTTTCTTTACGAGTACGACACAAACTATAATGGCTATGACCACAAAGCATATATGCTCCATCTTTCATATTTTCCCATACTTCAATAGGAAAATGATTGAGAACAACATATTTACCCTGTATGATACACTCAAGATGATATCCAACAAATACAATATTCTTATATCTGTATGGATACACATCAATATCAGGTCCATACTTGGCCAATACTTCTCGTTCATATGCTTGTCGAATACGAGAATTGTGATTTCCCCATAAACAATAAAGTGTCTGACAATTTATTGAATTAATAATTTCTTCAAATCTCTCGTATGTAGTATTTAAACAAAAATCACCAATATGAAATAAAACATCATCTTTATTAACCAAGCTATTAATATTTTCTATAATTGCTGCATCGTGTTCTGCCACAGATGCAAATCCGCGTTTTTCATAAAGAAATTTCTGCGCATGACCAAAATGTGTATCTGATGTAACATACACGTTTTTATTATTTATTTTTAACATATTGAGAAAATTAACTATATTTATAGTAAAGGATTTATATGAGTGACCAAACAATAATAGATATTAAACATGATACTAATATTTATCTTCTAGGATTTTTATGGGCGGATGGATATGTATCAGACGATAACATATCGTTGGAAATTATAAAAAATGATATGGATGACATAAAATATTTGTTTAAAGAAATTAAGCACTCGTACTATGAACGAGTGCGAACTAAAAACGGTAAACCGTTTGGTAATAGACAGGCTAGAATTAGAATATCTCATAAAGATAGTGTTAAGTTTTTAATTGATCATAATTATAAATTAAAATCTACAATCGATCCATACAAAATATTATCGTTAATACCTGAAAACAAACAATATATTTGGTGGCTAGGATATTTTGATGGCGATGGTGGATTTTATTGTAAATCAAGTTCCCATTCTTTTACACTATGGGGAGGATACAATCAAGACTATTCTTCTGTATGTAATTTATTTAAAAAGCTTAATGTAAAATATACTATTAAAAAATATAAACGGAAATGTGGAAATAGTTCTTGTGTTACAATACGTAAACAAGAAGATATTAAAAAATTAGGAAATTATATTTATACAAATAACAGAATTGGATTAAAAAGAAAATATAATAAATATTTAGAATGTATAGCGTCTCCAAAACCTTTATTTTTTCCACGAAAATCAAATGTAGAAGGTATTCATTTTTCTACATGGACGGGTAAATGGATCTGTAGATTGACAATAAATAAAAAAAGAAAAGTTATTGGTAGTTTTGGAACTTTAGACGAAGCAATTCAAAAATTAAATGAATGTAAATCTGAAGTAATCCAATGATTAATATTAGGATTATTGAATTTAAGTAATTTCATTTAAGTGTTATGTGATGTACATATATTTTTATACAGTACATGTCAAGCTTGTTGTTTATTTTATTTTGACCTAGGGATGCAGTGGTAGATGACCGAGTATTTTTTACAGTCTTCTTTGGAACCATATACATACGCACAGGTAATTTCTTTTCGATGTAAAACTACAGTACCGTCTGTTTTTACAATAGGTGCCACTGTGTGGTGTTTTGCATCGATCAATGCTGCTACTTCATTATTAACAATATAAGGGTAGGTTGGATCGACAATTAGCTCTGAAAGAACATTGGCGTTCTCACTGTTTTGGATTATTTCATTCACTTGTTTTTCATTTGCGCTTAGAACAATAACCGTACCGAACCATTGTGGGGTTTCATTAATCCACGGTTTTACTGATTTTGCATTACCAAATGATTTGATAAATGCATTGCTGGCGTGACTTGCTTGTGCCATCGCCTTACCTGCATTTAAAGATGGCATATCATTACGAATAAGTATATATAAGATATATTGTTCTTTTGTATTTTTAGTTTCCATTTTTCAAATGTTTCAAGTTTTGTATTTATTATCCAATTCAATTAATGAATCATAAATTTCTTTCCAGTCGTTGTGTGGATCAAAACGAGCTTTGTCATCCAAAATAAAATTAAAATATAACTTTCTATCAAAATTACAAATGTCTGTGTTTGGGCATTCTGGATTGATATGATGATAATTAAAACGAATATCAAATCTTTTCAATATGTCATTTATTGCATCGTCATGGCTGCTCGTCCACAAAATGGATTGGTGAACATTGTGGGAATATAAATAATCCAATGTTTCTTTTGCATAAGGATAAATAATCGCTCCCTCGTTAAATTTATTATAAGTACCGGATATAACAGTGTCATGAAGATCAACAATCCAATACAAATGATTCCAATTTTTTGATTGTTTGTGAATGTATGCGTCTGTTATCAATTGCTTCCACGTTTTCATAATTATAAAAAAAAGACTGTCACCGTTTATGATGACAGTCTAGCTGAGTTTTTTTAAAAGTCAAGAACTTCTACACTTTGATTTATTTACAATTTCAACGCACGTTCAAATGCAGGATGCATAGCGTCAATGTTGGCAATCGTGCTGTATTGTGTCATATAGTAAAATTCATAAAATTTACTATTTTTTACGTCTTGATATTTAGCAGCAGTCTCAACTGCGTTATCGTAGATGCTTTTCTTCACTTCGGCAAGCCAATTGACGGGAATTTTTGCATCAATACCTGTATCTAAACGAAGTGTGTGAGATTTTTTAATACTAAATCGATATGCATCGATTTCCATTGCATTAATATCTTTTTGATAAGATACAATTTCATAAAAAAGCATTCCAGAAACAGGTTTTGTAACCAATTTACCATCAATCAAGTTACTAGTACGATTATAATATGGATTTGCACGTTGATCTTCAAAAAACACTACTTCAGTAGAATTTACTTTTCCAAGATAAATGAGTCGCTGAGTCTTACTTTCGTAAATTCTACCAACTTGTAGATTTTTAATTTTGTTCAAACTATTCATTTCAGTGCTTTTAAGCATTTCTTCATGCAATGCACTGTTGGTGCGAATTAGCTTCATCGCACTGCCAATTTTTGCCCAAATATATTCTCCTTTGAGTTTGCCACCAATTTCAATACCAGCATTCAAAATGGTATCAAGTAGAATGTCTTCTCGCAAATCGACATAATATTTTCCATTGACGATCACCTTGTAAGCACGTCCACCATTTCCACGATGCTCCAAACTTGTTACAATAACATCTGTAATTGGTTTATTGTCAACTTCTTCTACGTTATATCCAAACACATCATACTTTTGTTTTGATTGGTTCCAAATTCCATTTTTCTTTGCCCATTCTTCTCCGGTAGCGCAAGTTTTTGGATTATCCGCATCACTTACAAATGTTTCATTTACCATGATTGGCTTGCCGATAGCAATTTCCAAATCATCATAATTCAATGTTATTTGTCGCGGATTGCAAACAAACAACTTAAGTTTTGTAGGAATGTTTCCAATCATAACAATTTAAAGATAATGACCAAATGTTTCACGGGTACTGAGCATCAATGGCAACTTTAGTGCATCCCATTTGCTAAACAAGATCCAATCGCCGTGCTTGGCTGGTTCCAAATTAGATGGAATATCTTTTGAATCAAGATAATATTTAAACCAAACTGTATAATTGCTTTTTGCACCCTGATGTTTTGCAGTAGCTACATATTGAATATTTGGAAACTTTAGCTGAAGATCAGTTTCTTCTTTAACTTCACGAATCAAAGCACCTACATAATCTTCATTTGGCTCAACCATTCCACCGGGGCAACAATACTTATGAGTTTCATAACTACCCTTTCTTTCAGACAGATACACTTTATTGGTCCACTTGTCAATCAAAATTACACAAACGCCAACACTCTCATTTTGAGGAACTACATCAACGAATTCAACCATATAATTATGCTTTCTTTTTTAGATTTTTAGCTCTAGTAATATTATACTTACAACGTTTTATTCTATTTTTATATACTTTAGTTAATGCTGCTTTTGCTTTTTTATCCATTGTTCTATCCAATTCCAAATCATATAATGCAGAATTAATCATATGCATTTCTCTAGTCCATGCAGAAATTAGTGTATTATATTGATTCGTTTTGGGTATAAATCAGATAAACAATTCGCTTACACTTTCATTGTTGTGAATGTTATTGATTGCTTTGGCAAACACCATGCTAACATCCAATTCAACAAGACGATCTGCCAACTTTGTATTCTTGGCAATATTTGCTGTATTGCTATATACAAATTCATCAATAACTTTATTTACAAGTGCATTTTCAAGTCGATTAACACCTGTTTCAGTAATGCAACCGTGTGTTACAACAGTAGTTACATTGGTTGCACCATTGTTTTTGCAAGCATCCGCAGCTTGAATCAGAGTTCCACAGCTTTCAGTCAAATCATCAATAATGATAACGTGTTTGCCTTTGACATCGCCAACAATACTCTGCAATTCAACTTTGTCATCACCAATACGCTTTTTGCTAATAAATCCAAAATCACTTTTTAGAATAGTAGCATATTTTTCAATTCGCTTAACAGCACCAACATCAGGTGCCATCAAAACAACACTATCACGCAGTGCAAGACTATGATACTTGTTACGAATATAATTGACAAGCACAGGTTCAAAGGTCAAATGATCAAATGGCAAATTGGTAAATCCACCAACTTGAGGACTGTGCAAATCCATAGTTACCACACGGTCAATACCGGCAGTTTCGATAATGTCAAGAACCAATTTGGCACTGATTGGTACACGCGACTTGTCTTTGCGATCAGAACGACCGTAGTAAAAATATGGAATAACTGCTGTAATTCTTCCCGCACTGGCTCTTTTTGCCGCATCGGCCATAATAAGCAATTCCATTAATGAATCGTTTGTGTTTTCTCCTTTACAAGAGACCAAAAATACATCACATCCTCTTACATTTTCTTTGATTTGACAGTATGATTCTTTATTTGGAAAAGTATGATGATAAATCATACCGGGTTTAATGACCGAATTATCGCAGATTTTCTCTGTAAATTCGATGTTAGCTCTCCCCGAAAAAATTTTAAGTTGGTTATTATTGGAACTCATAATTTGTCTATTTATTTTACAATTTAGTTATTTTACTTAATATTTAAGTATATGAGACGAAAAGATTTTAATTTTGATTTAGCAAATCAGGTGCATAACAATTTCTACGACTATAGTAAGGTAGTTTGTCTAGGAAGCAAGAAAAAAGTTGTCATAACTTGTCCGTTGCATGGTGATTTTTTACAAACTCCGTATTGTCATATAATGCGTAAACAGGGATGTAGTAAATGTCAATATGAACAACAAAATAAAAATTTAACGTTTACTAAAGATGAATTTATTTGTAATGCCAATAAAGTTCATAATGGAACGTATAATTACATTGAAACGGAATATATAAATTCTCAAACAAAAGTAAAAATAAAATGCAATTTGCATGGAACTTTTACACAATTACCTCTAAATCATGTTAATCATGGTAAAGGATGTCCCAAATGCAAATCAATAAAACTGTCACAGCTTAATACGTTATCTACCAAAGAGTTTATTGATATGTCTAAGTCAATTCACGGCTCAAAATATGATTATTCAATTGTTAATTATACCGGTATGAAAAATTCCGTTCATATTATTTGTCCGCAACACGGAATGTTTTCCCAAAAAGCAGGCAATCATATTTACATAAAAAACGGATGTCCTCATTGTGGATATAATGTATCAAAAGCGGAAATTTTGTGGTTAGATTCTTTAGGCATTCCAAAAGAATATAGACAAAAGATAATTATTATTAATGGTATTAAATATAAAGTTGATGCATATGATAAAAAAAATAAAATTGTTTATGAATATTTTGGTTCATTTTGGCATGGTAATCCTAAATTTTATAATCCCGATGATGTCAATCCAAAAAATGGAATAAAATTTGGAAAATTATATCAATTGACATTAGAAAAAATCAAAAATATTGAAAATGCGGGATATAAACTTATTTATGATTGGGGCAAATAATTTTTGTAAAGTTCTTCCAACGAACCAATATTCGTTTTTTCCAATGCATTTGGAATCCAAGACCAATCTTGGTTTCATTGATTTCCAGTGAATTTTGCAAATCCGCGTTTTTCCAATTCATGCGATTCTTCACAAGAAGCGCCGGGAGAATGATTGCAAATAGCATCAACCAACAATTTCTTATATTGTTCTTCTGTTAGATTAGCATTCATGAGTTTTGTTATAAACCAATGTTAATGTTTCAGCCAAGATACCTACATCACTCTGTTTTTCACTCGCTTCACCACTACTATAGCTCTCTGTTAGAGAAAAGCCAGCTTTTTCTAAATTGTATTTCATACGCTTTAGAAGATCGGCATCGTCACTATGAAAATTGACAATTATAACACTTATCATTTTTACAATAATTTCAAGTGTCCGGTAATTGAATCAATTTTACTGGCATAATCAGGTCCAAGTGCCAAACATGTTTTTGTAGGCACTCCGTTAAATTCAGTCAATCCAGCATCAGTGATTAAATGACTTTCAACGCCATGAGACAATGCTTTGTTATGAATATCAATTAATTCTTGTTCACTGTCTACACGAACGCAAATCTTGGTAAATCTATCATTTACCCATTGTTGTTCGACATCAGTCATTTTTCGACCAGATTGAAGTTTTCTGGTCAAAAAACTAATACTTGCGTGACTACCTTGAGCCACAAGTTTGCCTTTGCCCATATTTAAGTCCTTTCTAATCACCAAAATTTGTTTTATTTCATCGTTTTTTGACATATATATATACCTTTATTTTTTAATATACGGGTTATCAAATAAATAGACAGTCCATGTTTTTTTACCATCTCCGCTGTTATTTTTTTATTAATTTTATATTCAATAATTAACGTGTCTATTATGGTATCATCAACGTATTTATAATTTGGATTTTTATCTCCAATTTTTTCGTTTCGCATTCCGATTCTGCCATTTTCGGTGATATCTATTCTTTTTCCATTTTTATCTAATCTTTTTTATGAGATATAGACATTTTATTTTTAACTGACGATAAATGAGATTTATTATTAATAGATATTCGGTTTTGTATTACTGATGCTTTTTGCTCTCCGTATTTTTCATTATATGATTTCTTTTTTTCATTTATAATTTTATCCGCTTTTTCTTTTCCAAACTTCATTTCATATGTTTTTCCAAGCTGTATTGATGAATTTTTTTCTGCCTTCTTCACTTTGAAGAAATTTTTTTAAATATTGTGCATTATTATTTTTATAGCGCACTGTCTAATTTTTTCTTTTGTTTCTTCTGTGTGTTTCCATCCGCGAATTCCATGCCCACCATCAGTTAAATTATACCCACAATTTTTAGATTCGTATAATTTAATGTATTTTTTTCCTTTTCATTTAATTCTTCAAATGAAGATGCAGTATCAATTATTTGCCATATGAAATTTTCTATCCCATATTTTTTAATGGCACGGTGGAAATAATATTTACTTCCTTTTTTTGCGGCATATTCATGCGCTGATTGTCTTTCTGACAAAGATCGTATTGTTTGTCCTATATATTTCTGGTTAGTAATTTTGTTTGTTGCTAAATAAATGATCATACATATGAATATGATCAAATTCATTAAAAAGTCAAACAATTATTACGCATTACAATCACCTGTTTAACGATATCGTTCATAATTTATTAGTGGTCGGGGTCAAATAAATAATAAAAACTATTATATTTTTTTGGATGTGTTTTGTCGATATATTGATTGTCATTATTGATATGACAATTGCTAACTTGTGTTGGGTGTGTTGATTCTTTAATATTTGTAGATTCAGTGTTTGAAGTTTGAGAAAAAATAGTGGCACTCAAACTACCGATTAGTGCATAATACGAATCATTCATCGTCATTATCTTCGTTGGTGCCATTGAAACTGTCATTCAATTTATCCATATCAACGGCATTTGTTGGAAATAAACCAAATTGTCCATTGCTACACATCATAAAATAGCTATGAGCCGCCTTTGCAAGTTTTGCAAAACACTTACTCACCATTTCATCATTGGTATTGGAACCACTTTTAAGATTCCAAAAAGTGGTTAGTTTTTGATTTCCTTTGGTATCAATCTGCAACAGAAAAATTCTATTTGCAGATTCACACAATCTATGCAATTCTTCTGTTTTTTCAAGAATTTGCGCGTCAATATCTGGCAATTTGTCAGTATCAACTTCAGTACCATCAATATGTTTGATAATCATATTTACTTTTTGATCAAGTTGCGAACGTCCATAATAGATTTTCCAAGCAAATTTCTGCCAGTCCAATTCTTTTCATCAAGAATAAGCGGATCATTTGCGGCAAGACCAACTCCCCAAATATTGTCAATTTTACTTGCTTCTACCAAAATTTTATTTTCAGTGGCAAGCAACTTTTCCTTCAATTCAGGATTTTGAGTATATTTCAGATAGTTAGCATATACCATATATCCATATCGAACGCATTCCCACAAATCATCTTTATAATTTGCTACAACACGACCAAGATCCTTGGCAACTTTTGGATCAATGGCAAGTTCAAGCTTTTTTAGCGTTTCAGTATCACCAAAAAACTTAGCTTTATACCACATATACAACTGTTCAGTGGTAGAAAATTCAAGTTTGGTATTAGGATCGACAATCTTGCAAATTTTCCAGTTACTCAGCCAATTTGTATAAAAATAGACATGAGTATCAGTTGCAACATTTTTACCTGCGAAGGGATTTTCCATAGTGTTATTTTTTAAAAACATAATTATTTTAGAGTTTTTACCACTATACAGTCTTATAGAAGATTGTCAATCATATTTCATTACTTCGTATTTTCTACCAATAATATTTTTTTTATTTAATTCATCTACCAACTCAAATGCTGGATCTGGAGCATAAAAATATTCAATAACTTGAAAATCATTGATATTATCATCATGAATACAAACAACCGCGTAAGTTTTAAATCCATATGATTTTTTCATAATTAATCTATTTCAGACCTAATATTTGTTTTTCTTCTTCTGACAATTTAGACAATGCATTTTTTATTTTTAGATTATTTTCAATATTAAAGAAATCTTCCAGATTTTCTAAAATAGTAAACTCTTTTTCTTTTATATCATATTCACCGCCTTTATATGGAGGACATCCTTGTACGCCATATTTTCCATAAAATATGAACGAGGTTACTATTTTTAGTGCCAGTTCTTTACTTGTGGTATAATACACATCGGTCATTGGACCACGACCTTCTGTTTGGTCTTCATTTTTTTGAACTGCATATAATTTAGTAGTTTTCATAAAAAAAGCGGTTTCGTAGGATAACCGCAAACCTTTCAACTAACTTTTAGAGTGCCGCATTCTTGCGAATGGTGTCAAAGTCAACAAACTTGACCAATTCACCATTCTCAAATACGACCTTCAAATAATCCTCGCCGGGTTCATTCTCAATGACCGTGACAAATTCACCATTAATCTTGGTCAACTTGAGCTTGCCCTTCTTAGATGCCTTGGTTGCATCCTTCGGATTTTTGAAAATATCGTACCAAACACCATTGCGGCACTGAGCAGACGACTTGAAAGCGCAACGCTGAGTGTCACGATTTACCTTCTGCAACAGTCCACCACCCATACCGAAACAAGCAATATTTTCGGTCGCAAATCCAGCAGTATCAACAGCAATAAGAATCTTTTCAATTCCATCAATATCAATGCCGTCACCCCAAAGAACACGAATCTTTGGATTGATAACCTTGTATCCCTTGCTATTTACGGTGCCACCGAAATTCTTCCACAAAGATTCAATAATCCAAACCATTTCCTCTTCAGGAGTTTGGTGAGTAGGAGTAATCGAATCTGGACGAACAACAAATACACCATTACGAGCAACAATACGATCCTTGAACTTTTTTCCTACAATATTATCAACGAAGTTGTAAATATCATAGCTATCAGAAACAACAGATAGAATGCCGTCGGGATATTCATTGAGCAAATGGTCAACAACACCCTCTTCACCATCAGCACCCATCGAAGTCATAATGCTGTGTTCAGTTGCAGCAACGCTGAATGCAAGAGTATCCAGATTTGCATTATAGTAATTCATTGCAGTTTCCATAGCAACGATAGTGTCGGTGCCAAGGAAATTGATCAAATGAGCAGCACCACCAGTGCCAGCAGTTTCATACGAAGATGCGCCACGATAACCGAAATCATGCAAGAAAAATTGCAGCATTCCGCCATCAGAATTCTTCTTCAAATACTTGTTAACCTTGCGCTTAACTTCGCGGCTCAATGCAGCAACGGTAGTTCCGTACCAAACATGAGTGAGAATAGTTTCGAGGAAATTGGTGAGCCAATAGCACTGTGGATCAGTGTTTTCAATGGTCATCAAAACGTTATTAACGGGAACAACAGTGCCTTCTTCAACAGCACGAATGCGAATAGGAAGTTTGCCGCCGTGAACATTGAGAATATGTTCCCATCCAGCACGATTGAAATATTTCTCATTTCCAAAATGAGCTTTGCAAAGACGTGCAGCCTTTTCAATCTTGGCGCGAGTCACAACGACGCCAACAAGGTGATCCAAAATAATGCGCTGCAATCCGAAAAACGGAGCATCTGCAAAACGAGCACCCTTGCGGCATTCAAAATACGAATAAACGTACTGTGTGCCAATAGGATATTGATTCCAGTGGTTGAGCTTGTAGCTATCGGTAGTAAGACAAATGTTCTTACCCCATTCAGTGGTATTAATAATAATATTCATATATTTGTAATTTAATCTAATCTGTATCTCAATTAACTTACTTCGCCAATCACTTTACATGACCGGCCAGTAAAGTCAAGCACTAGCTTGAACTTTTCTAATGGCAGTCGAACTAATGTTATTGTTATAATTCAATGCCAAATCATTTTTAATAAACAATGTGCTATCTTGATTTTTAATTTCGGCATTGCGACCAAAAACCAAGAATTTCACATTATTGTCTTCAAAAAACTTAATATCTCCATTTTTGTGTGCGGCATCATCATATACACGTTCCCATGTATCAGCACCCACAACAATGATAATTTCTTTTGGATTAAAATGCTTTTTAAGCAACGTAACTTTATCAACAAAGCGTGGTGCCTTGGTGAGAATTACAGCATTGCGCCATCCAATATTGTTGAATTGCTTGTAACGATTTTCCAAATCTACATAATCCATGCTAGGTTTGTAGCTGTTGGTAACGCTCAATTCATAAAATACAGGCAATTGTGTAATTTTATGTGCTAAATGATAAATTTCACGATGCCCTTCGTGTAGGGGAAAAAATGAGCCGGGGTAAATAACAATTGTATCATTTTTATTAATATAATCGATTGCATTGCAATACAAATCACAATCAACCATACGATTGTATCCCCAAAAAGTCGTCGCTTCACCACCATTGTCCAAATAAATCATTTGGTGAACGATTTCCCATTCACGGTCAATATTCTTGCAATATCTCTTGGCGAGAACAAATAGTGTCAAATCATTGACAAATTCCTCTTCTTCAACACGATCTAGCTTGCTTTTTTTGAGTACAACACTAACACCAAATGTTTCATTATATGTATGAACAGCAACATTAATGTAATGTTCACGTCCATCACGTTCTTTGTCTTTTACAAGACTACATGCAATACCAACACCAACACAATTGTTTGTAGTTGTAGTTTTAATTTTTAGACAATTTTCATAGCTTGCCACTGCAAGACGCCGTGCAGCATTTGCATCTGCATATTTGTCTAGTTTGCCACCAACGAAATTATTTGTGGCTTCGATAGCGTAAGGAACATAACCGCCAACAATACATTGGCTTCCACCGGGAATTTTAAGAAATTCACCAATAAAACTCGTACCACCACCAGTTGCGGCAACAAAAAACATCTTGCCACAATTTTGTAATTCTTTAATATAGTTTTCTTTCATATTCGTAATTTAACCTTATCTGTATCTCAGTTATCTTACAACCATGACTTTAGCGATTAACTAAAGTATGTCAAGCAGTAACGTACTGCTTATAAAGCGTTTCATTTTTAACAAATTTCTCCATGAACATGTCAACCAAAACATGGTGAAATTCACCAATATCATTTTTGTTCAAATCTTTGATAGGAATCCATCGCACTTCGGCAATATCATCATTGCCTTGAGGACGACCAAAAATATATTTGCCAACGAAGAAAGCAGTTTTAATGCAATCCACTTCAAACATATAACGGCTATCGTTGATTTTGAGTGAACCCAAATAAATGATTCCATCAATTTCAACACCAGTTTCCTCTTGAGCTTCACGACGAGCATCTGCTTCTAGCGAAGCACTATTTGGATCGCTAAATCCGCCAATAAAACGCCACTTGGTTTCAGTTGGCTTGCGACCCATCAACAAACGACCATTATCATCAACAATTGCAACATCAATCGTTTGATATGCAGTGGGAAAACGATTTGCCTGTGCGGCAACAATACCGGCACGATATTGTTCGTTTGGCTGATAATTGGTAGTTGCTTGACGACGCAGTTCGTCGGCACTGACAAAGCTACTTGCTTCAAATTCAAAAGTAGCAAATTTTCCAGTGTATTTTGCAATAACAGTGTCTTTGGCACCATAAATTGCCACGGTTTGATTGTTATTGATATTATCCTTGATAAGTTTGTCAAGATTGGTGCTCCAAAGAGTATTATCCTTGGGAATATCGTTGATATAGAGAATATCAATTTTTGGAAACTTTTCTTGAATCGTTGTTTTACGGGCACGAAAATCCAATGGATTAGCAATGGTTCCACGCATCAAGCTATTTCCAATAACAATGATTGTGTGATTGTGACGCTTGACGACTTCATCGATCATTCGGATTTGCTCCGCGTGAAGTGTGTGAGTTTGATATCTGCCAACGATAATCGCAACGTCTGCGAGTTGTGTAACGTTCATAGATTTATCTTGTATCTTTCTACTTTGTTTATGTAACAGAGATTTATCTTAATCAATCTTCATTACGCCTATAACTATAGACGAAAAAATGAAAACGTCAAGAACTTTTTAAAAACTAGTTGTAAGGCGAGAAGCATAACCCATATTGCTTCCTTTGTTTTTTCTATATGATATTTTTTTATAATTATCAAATCCAGCCTTGCTTGTGATAACAATACTGCCTGCTGTTTTATGTGCATAGTTTGGATATCCAAATGGCTTTTGTTTGAATGCAGCTCGCTCACCACACTTTAAACAAATTTTGTATCCAAGTGCATAACGCTCACTATGAATTGCATTTCCACATCCACAAAAATATTCATTCATATATTAGAAAATATTTTGCTCAATTAATTCATCATTGTATCGTTGAATAAAGATAATATTATTTTCAGGAGTTTTTACTAACCACTTTGGGTGATAACTATCACGATCAGGTTCTTGTTCTGGAATTGTCAATCGTGTTATTGAACAATTTGTATATTTTTCTCTAATTACGATATCACAATCCATTGGTGACATGTATTTTTCTCTTTCGCAGCCCGTCATCACAACTGCGATAGCAATACATGCTAGAATTTTAGTCTTCATAATTTAATACATTGGAATTGAAACAATATTACATCCGGCATCAAAATAAACGTAAATGATTTTATTTGCTGGAGTTTTCACCAACCATTGGTGATACGTAGAAGTATTTGGAATTTTTCTAATTTCACAATCTGGAAATGCTTCTTCAATATCTTTTATTTGTGTAGATTCCGTTTTGATGCACCCAGTCAATAGGCTAAGAGCAGCAATAAATACAAATATGTTTTTCATGCGTTTTTCATTAGATTTTTTAATACACCCATTGTCAATTCGACATCACATTTTGCTTCATGCTGTTTGCCGCTGGAATACACTTTGTAATATCCAGCCAAATGTCCAAGACTGCAACTAAGATCATCGGGCAACTTGCCACAAATACGATAAAATTGAGCAATTGTGCATGTATCCATCAAACGATAACTGACAAAATTCTCCCAACTTCCAAGACTAATCAAGGTAGTGGTCACTTTGCGAATATCAAAATTCACATTATGTCCAACGGGAATCAGTTTACCCTTGCTGACATTAAACCAGTCTTGAAGCTTTTTATATAGTTGTTGACCGGCAATCTTCTCAAATATTGCAACTTTGTTGTGTTCAATAATATTGATTTTGTTAATATCAAGACTTTCGGCAGTAAGATGATAAACATTATCATTGGGCTTGATCTTCAAATCAAGTTCATCCAACTTATTGAAGTTATCATTAACCAACTCATAAAATCCAAAATATGCGGTCAACAATGATTTATCATCAGCGATGCCGCCTGTTTCTACATCTAGGCCTAAAAAGTATTTCATTCGTCTACTATACACCGGCGTTTCTATAAGTCAACTCTTTATCGCAAATACATTGCGGCTGATACTTGATCGGTCAAAGACTTAAATTTATCTGCCGGGTTATTTTTGCTATTGTTATATGGAATGCAGGTTCCATAACGATTGATCAATATAGATTCGTTGATAATATCAATTTTTTGATTGTTATTCAGTTGGCAATTGATACGACGCTGAATTTGTTGAATTGTCAATCCTCGATTTTTTAGATTTTGAATTTGTTCAGTAATACCTGTATTTACCACTACAACATTATTGTTGCATAATGGAAGAAAATTTGCTTCAACCAACAATGCACCATTCAACAAAATCAATCCTTGAAAACCATACATTTTTTGACGCATCAATGTAAGCAATGGTTGCCGTGCAAGGTCGTTTAGTTTCTTCAATTCATTTTTATCATTGAAAACAATATTTCCAAGTTTTTTACGCATTTCGGTTGAATCTTCTACATTCAGACCAAATGTATCTTTTACATTGTTTTGAAATTCAACATAAACAGGTTCGGTTCGCACATACAATTCATGTGCGATAGCATCCAAATCCACATGCAAAACTTGCATTTGTTTGGAAAAATGTTCAATCAGTTGTTGAGTTACATAACTCTTGCCCATGCCAATTGAACCGGTGATTCCAAGAATAAATTGATTGTTGATTTCGTGTTCCAATGCTGCTTTAACGCAATAAGGAACATATTCGTGAACCAATCCTTGGTGCTTGCACAATTCTTTTGCGGCACTGCTACTTACATGACTTAATTTTTGATCGGCAATCAAAATATGAGTGTCAATACCTGCCTGTTGTGTAACACTCACTTCATGCAGCAATCGTTCATAATCAAAATCTTGATTGCTACGAACACCTTTGATAATGGTTTTTACATTTTGCTGATAAGCAAAGTCGGCAAGCAATCCTTTAAAACTAGTTACTTCAACCTTATTTGGTTGTTTTACAGATTTCTTGATAAACTTAATACGTTCTTCAACACTAAAAGTATATTTCTTGCTTGCATTTACACCAATAGCAACAATAACTTTATCAAATGTATTACTTACACGATCAATAATATCAATATGACCGTATGTAACTGGGTCACACGAAGCGGCAAAAATTGCAGTTTTATTTGTGCTCATAGCAAAACATCTTTATTTAGATACTCAAGTTCCATTTGCATATTTTTCTTTGCTTTGGAATTTCTAGCATGCAAAATGCCATAATAAGCATTTTTAAGCAACATCTTTTCCAAAAACTGTTTGCGACCAGCAATATATTCAGCATCATTCAAATATGCATATTCTTTACGAATAGCACGGGCATATGCTGTATAACACCAATCGTGGCTCAAAATATACAAATCTGAATCAATAACAACTGACATGTCAGCCGTAAGTAGATTGCTACTAAACTGATGCTTAGTCAACAAAATTCCACTAGCAACATAATCTACATCTTCAGTAGAAAGATAATCTTTCAATTGATTGATTGCAAGTTCTGCACTCTTTTCTTCATTATCTTTGCGTTGTGGATCATAAATTGCATCATGATACCAAATAATCAAATTGACTACTCCACTATTTGATGGGCGGCAACCCATTGCAATATTAAGCATGTCATTAATGTGAAAAATATTGTGATAGTAACGATGCGGTTCATTGTATCGTGCAATCAATTCGTTTCGCAATTTTACAAATTGCTCACTTTCGTAAAAAGATAGTGGTAACATATATTATTCCAATAATGCCTTTAATTCTCTGGCAAAAAGAATTTCTCCGTCGTGCATTCCTTGACTATGTGCGTCATCAAAATTGCCGCCCGAATAATCATATGCATTAAAATCTTCGGCGTCAATCGCCGCTTTGTATTCGGCGGTTTTTTCTATTAGTGCAATTACTTTAGCTAGTTTTTCCGTATTAATATTCATAGTATTCTTGAAATTTTTGTTAGTGTAACTGGATCTTCACTTTCCAATACAACGCATTGTTTTGGATATACTTTGTATTTATCAACGTTTAATGGATCTGAATTGTATGGATTATATTCCACACAGACCATTTTTTCTCCAATATTATATACACGTCCACGATACATACTTTTAAATCCAACTGAATAAAAAAGAACAGTATCGCCCAACTTAATTTCTCTGTCAGTAAAATCTTTCATGGCTGAGTAACTTTATCGGTAATGACAATATTATGTGGAGAGTATGAAGATTTTTCAATTTCAAGCGGATTCCATTTATTTTGATATTCGATACGAACCATTTTTGGACTAAATCCAATTACTACGCCAGTACGCATTTCGCTACTGTGATTGTAACGATACATAAATACAATTTTGTCTCCAAGGGAAATTTCTTTGCCAGTTACATCTTTCATACGGGCATGCTATCAGAAAGCGGCAACTTGTCAATGGGTTTTAATTTTTTGATTTATATATTTTATTTGCTATTTATAAAAAAGGTTTATATGAAAAAATTCTACGCTTACTTTCTCGCATTGCTTGTATTTGCAAGTGGATGTGCATTATTTTCACCAAATACAAAACAAAATACCAAAAATCAGGATAAATTGGAAAAGGTAGTTCAAAAGAGTGAAACTACAAAAACGGATATAGCCAAAACCGAACAAGATAAATTGGATCAGGCGGCAACATTTAGTTATGGTGTTAATTATTCATTGAATCAAGTTACCAATATTACGCCACCAATTGCCACAGCATTAAAGTTAAATGGTCGTATTATGAGTATTGTTGGCAGTCCACAGTTGGATGAAATGAATAAAATTGTTCAAATTGTAGATTTGTTAAATAGTGAAGTGGCAAAAGAAAAAGTAAAGGGGCAAAAATTATTAGCTAATAAAGATGATGAAGTAAAAGAGCTACAAGCACTCAACAATGAACTCAAAACCAAATATGAGCACCAAATTGGCGATTTAATCGCTAAATCTAAAGACATTGCAAGAACAGGTGATAATGCTCAAGCCACTGTAAATGATATGAGTGGCAATTTTGGACTAAATGCTGTATGGTGGGGATTAAAACGATTTGTATTTACTAGTCTTACAGCAATATTAATTTTCGTTGTAGTTTTCTTACTATTACGCATTGCAAGTGCAACCAATCCTATTGCCGCAGCAGTATTTAGTGTATTTAACGTTATCGGAAGCGGTATCTTGCAATTAATCAAGGGATTGACACCAAAAGCCGTAGAAATTAGCAATCTGGTTCATTTTGATGAACACATTAAATACAAACAAACCTTGGATAAGGTTGTAGATACTATTGAAACATTAAAATTAAAGTGCGAAGCGGGCAACAAACAATGCACATTAGGTGAAGTATTAGAAGAATTGGATCGCGTAATGGATCAAAAAGACAAAGATTGTATTAAAGATATACTAAAAGATCAAAAATGGACTTAATTGTTTATTTATGGGTTAAAAAAGCAATTACAATACCAAATACAATTTGAATAACAAATCCAGCACCAATTGCTTTCATATATACATTTTCGAGTTTATGTACTCGTTCCTGTAAGCTATGATTGATCAATTGTTGATCGGTGATGATTTTTTCAAGGCGCGATTCTCTTGCAAACGTGGTCTCAAAACTTGAAATTTTTTGATTTAAACGTTCTTGCCCATCAGCTAAATTATTAAGACGTTGAAGCACTTGTTCTCTCCATTCTTTTTGTAGTTGTTCTGCAAGTTCGTCACCCATAAGATTTAATAGTTATTTTTAACAAGTATAAATATAATTATTACTTTCAAAATTATTATTTTTCTATAAAAAAATGTATAATAAAAACCTCCGATATTTCTATCAGAGGTTTTTGTGTTAATCTATGTATTTCGTTATTAGTATTCCTTTATAGTTTTTAACCGTTCATTATATCTAATAAATTTACATTTTAGTCCTTCTTTTATTATGTTCATTCTTTTAATATCTTTATCTTTTAGAGATATTCTATCTATTGAATAATGAGTTGGTTCATCGTATTCAAACCATATATTGTTGGTCGCATCATATCCATCTGCAAAAAATCCTTTATATGAGTATTCTCCCCCATTCAATGCGTGTATTAATTTTATATTGTTTATTTTATTATACTCGTCAATAAAATTACACGCAGATTTGTTAAAATTTCTTGATTTACTACCATATTGTTTTATTCTATTTGCCGCTGAAATTCTTTGTTTTTCTATTGAAATTGAATTATGAGGTTGTCCAAGTCGAGATTTGTTACCTTTATTTTTTATGGAAATTATTTCTTTGGTTTTATCGGTATGTTTTTTTCCATACATTGGATTATCCTTTCCACTAAATATTGCCGATAATTTTTCTGAAAATCCAGCAGGCATAGATTTTCCTACTTTGCTACATGATCTACATAACAAATTATGTTTTATTGACCACCAATGCGAGTGATAAGATTTATATGCTAATACAGTATTACATTTAGGACATTTTCTAGTAAATATTTTTTGAGTTTTATTAGTTTTTCTATTTGTTTTAAAACAAAAGGAGCAAAGCGTATTTTTACGCTTTGCTCTGTAAAAAGAACCGGAATTTGTATATTCTATGATATTATCACATCTGTCACATTTTCTTGTATATGTCATATACAATATATATTGTGACTGATATTAAAAATCACATTTTAATTATATCATATCGTGGTTTATTTACAGTTTCTAGCATTACATCAACAGGAGTAAATGTTTTAGCACTCAAAACACTTTTTAGAATGCTAGGAGAACAACCACTGACTAGACATGTACCCTGATCATTAATTGTGACTGGACTATCACTTCCGGTGGCATTTACATTCCACCAAATAAGTTTTGGTAGTTCGTATCCAGCATTTTTATACTTTTGCTTGATAAGCTCAAAATTCGTCATACTATTTGTTGAGTTACCAACATCTATTGCCATATCACTGATGATATAAAGTGCATTTGGCATATCCTTCTGAGCAATCTTATTCTGAATTGCGGTGCTCAAGATAAGATCGAACGCTGCTTGCAAATCGGTGTTGTAAGACCAACCGGAACGGCTAAGTCCACGAACCTTCTCAGCAATGGTTTGGCCCATAATCTGTTGCAAGCTAGGAGTGTTACTAAAAGTGATGAAAGTATCCTTAAACGGACCAACATTGCGCTCTGCAAAATAAATTGCAAGGCTGACACTCACCAAAATAGGCTGACCACTCATGCTACCAGAGGTATCACAAACGACCAATCCCATATGAGGATTATCAGCAAGCCAATTTGGCTGATTCTTCCACTGCAAATCAAGAGTCTTCAATGCAGTAGGATCGTTTTCACGACCTTCTTCAATTGGACGAATGATTTCGTATGGATAAAGAACACTAGCATTAATCTTAGCTTCACCCTTTTCGACTGCGCTCAAATAGCTACGATAGCGTTCACCATCGCGCTTGTTGAAAGCCTTACGGTAAAGCAAGCTGGCCTTGCTTGGAACCTTTTCATAGTCGATTTCGTTGAACTTACCAGCACTCAGCTTGATTTCCAATACGTCAATATGCTTACGCAAAGCAGCAATAGCCTGACGATACTGCTTTGGAGTTACACCAAGTGCCTTTGCAAATTTATAAGCGAGTGCAACTTTTTGTTTGCTTGAAGTATTAATGGATGGCATCCACTTTGCCAAAAGGCTAATTTTTTTATTTTCAATTGCGCCTTCACTATCCTTTTTAAGTTGGGCCGCAATAAAATTAATTACCTCGTCTTTAACATTTTGATTGATCATATTATTTATATCGTTTTAGTGTTTTTGTTTTCTCGTTATATCGCCAGAATTCACATTGCAAATGATGCTGAATTTCATTCATTCTGTCAACATCTTTTTTTCTTAAGTTTCCATATCTATCGTAATGATGTGGTTCATCGTATTCAACCACAATATTTTTTTCTTTATCATAAGCATCAATATAAAATCCAAGTTCTTTTATATGAAACTCTCCTCCATTTTTTGCATGTATCAATTTCCAATTATTTTGGATATTCAACTCACCGAAATATAAACATGCATTATGATTGAAACACGGAACTATAACTCTTCCGTGTGTTTTTCTATATTGAATATGTCGTATTCTATTTTTTTTAGAAATAGAACAAGATAAACACAATCTTTTCTTTTTTATTGCTTTATTTGCTATTGATTTAGTTTTGTGTATTATAACAATATTACAAGTAGGACAGTTTCTTTTATAAGTTCCTCTGGATTCATTGAATTTTGTTATTGCACATTTTTTACAAACTGGATTAGTTTTTTTATTTCTATAATAGGTTGTATAACAAGAATAAACAATTGTATTTTTACATTGTTTACATTGGTTACTATATATTTTATGTTTATCATGTACTGTTTTACTACACGAAGAACACATTTGTCTTTTTTCTTTTAAAGCATTAATTAAATTGCCTTTATTTGAATAAAAGACGTTTTTGTTGCATTTTATACAAATTCTAAAATAGTCGGTTTCTTTTTTATGTCTTTTCTTTTTGTTTCCAATAATATTGCATTCTTGCGAGATTTCTTTTTTCTTTATTTCGCTCGTAATATCGTTTTTGTCTAATTCTTCGCATTTGTTTGAGTTCATCTTCAGTCCTATTTAATTTTTTTCTTCCCATAATATGGTATATATAAATAGTTAGTAGATGAATAAAACGTAGAAGAAATTATTCAAAAATACAAAATAAATCGTCGTAACGACCGAATTCTGGAATATTTTTGATGTTTTTAAGAAAAATATCTGGATAATTTTCTGCAAGCCATTTCATGCAAATTCTAAATTCACGTCGGCAACCTTGCCCTTCACGGACATCGCGAATATAAAATAACGTCTTTAGAGCAACAAGACGATCCTGATAGAAAGACTTGCTGAAAAGATCAATTACGGCAGCATCACTTTGTGATCGCATAGCGGCACCCTTGCCGAAAAAGTCAACACAAGCGTCGAGAGACGATGCATTGCTCTTGGCACCATTACCAGTGAATGCTACATTAGCTGCCGCAGCCATACCGGCAACAAGAGGATTGGTCATGTTTGGCTTATTATAGGTATTCTTGGTCTTATTCATATGTTTTACTAGATACGTTGTTTTTGTTAAATTTTATCTGCTGTGAGTATCGAAATTTTTTCAAATACGAGATGCATTTTTTTCCATGACAAGGAGTTTTATTGCTGTATGCATCTCAATTGTGGAGATACTTTAGACGATGCCGTTGAGAATGTCAACGCCTTTTTCAGAAAATTTTTTTACCAAGTCACGATGAATGTCGCCGTCAATACATTAGAATCAAGACAATTTTTGTCAGATTCTCCAAAATGGGCCAGCAAACTTTCTATTGCTATGCGTTTCTTTTTATCAACTAGATATGAAAATTTTCCATTTTCATGTTTTAGCTCCCAATCAGATATGTTAAATGGAGTGCCGTTTCTAATTTTTCCTTCATTGCATAAAGATTTCCAGAAATAATCTGCTAAATTATTTGTCCAAATTTTATTATCTAACAAATACTTTTCTACAGAATGATAATTATTATATAATAGATTTTGTTTTTCCGGTTTATTCATATATTTTTTTATTACACAACCATTTAAATATACAATAGTTTCAACACATCATTTTGATTTTCAACTTGATTTACAACTCCTATTGAGTTTGTGATGATTTTATGTGCCAAATCATAATCATTTCCTCCCGGCATCGTTCTATCACCAGTAAACACAAAATAAAAATTGTTATACTGTTTTTGTAGATAATCCACTACTTGCGCTTTGTTTTTTCCAACTCGTTGTATATCAAGACTAATTTGTCCTCCGAGTTTTGCTTCATATTCTGGAAACAATTTGTTAAATTCATCTGCGATATGTTGTCTTTCTTTTGCAACACTATCCCATTCAAAATATTTTTTTCTTGTTTCTAATGAAATACCTCTACCAACCACGCTAAAATTTAACATTCCAATACGATGTTCAAAATTTATTATACCACGTTCATATGGATATGATGTTGACTTTAGTTTTTGATTTAAAAACTCAATACAAGCATGTGGTATTGTGTCGTTATTTGAATATTTGAGTTCTCCACTTATATACAATTCATTGCCCATTGAACCAAATACTCCTGTTATTTTATTTAAAATATCTATATCTACTTGTTCTTTAACTTTATCATAGTCACTGCCTGTTACAAGATAAACAATTTTATTTTCACACCACTTGCTAAACATTTGTTTGAACTCACTGGTCATCGGTTGGCGAGCAGGAGTCAATGTTCCATCAATATCAAATAAATATATTTTCATATTCAATTAAATTTTCTTTCACGTTCCATTCTTCGCAAACATTGTTCGGCTGTTTCATTTGGTAACATATTATATCCACATTCAGTGCATCCACCTTTCCAACTGCCACTTTTTTCACCTACCTCTTCACTGAAGCGAACATCAATACTGGTTCGAACAAATCGCTTCCACGGAAACCACTTCCATCCCCAAGTCATTCTATCAACGCATTTGATTGTTGCTATGCAATTTTGAATTTCGCCGCTTTTCAAAATATAAGTGTAAGCATATTGTTTTTCAATACTTTCTTTTATTTTTTCTTCCTGATCGTATTTGCCACCATTTGTATAGATATTTTTATCTTTTTTGGTTCTGATGCTCAATACATTGTGGTCAAAATCAAGAATTTCAGTTTTTTGCCATTGTAACATCCATGGAAATTCAAATCTGTGACGATTGTGTTCCCATTCAAAAACAACATCCTCCGTCCAGCTATAAACATAAAATCCATAGCTCCATTCTTTGCTATCCCATTCGTTTTCCTTTTCTTTGTTTGTATGGATATATGATTTAAATAAAAATGGAATACTTACAATGAGCATATCACATCCGTATATGCCACCGCCGGTATATCTAAAGCTCAAATCTCTACATTTAAAACCAGTATACAATTCTCCCCAAGTGTATCTGTTTTCGAACTTGTGACCTAGAAGTTTTTTTATTTTATTTATCATATCATGCCTCCAATTTACCAAATATAGCATATTTTTTAAATAATTGTTGAAAGCAATCATCGTCACTTTTGCTAGTTGTTACAAAATCCATATAAAATATTTGGGAACATGGCATAGACATTGGTTGAACACTAACCAATTCATTGACTAGAAGAGTGGGAAATACTCTACTAATTTGTGGAAATATAAATTTATCAAACGAATGAACGGGTTTGATTGTTTTCCATACAGGTACAATTAATTTGGGTGCAAATATTGTAGGAAAAATTGTTTTTAGAAATGTTCTTCTTTTCATGGCAATTTATCTATTTCTGATTTTAACAATTTGGCAATTGCATTTTCGTCGCCGCTTTCTTCATGCAATTTTTCTTCTAAATCATCATCTTCGATATAGATGTTTTCACAAATTAAATCAACATTTAGATAATCAAAAATAAATGATTGATATTCTTCGTCGAAACCAGCATCATTACAATGAACAAATGCAATTGGTTCTTTGTTGTGCCCAAGCCACAATTCACCATAATCGTCCATGATGCTTAGACAATACATTTTCTTTTTTTCTATTTTATTTGTTTTTTTCTTCATATTAATCCTTATTTTAAACTAAATCTCATTATTATATGGAATTTTCTTTATTTTCTTTATTAGATCATTCATGTATTTTTCTACATCACTATTATATGCATCAACATAATAATTGTCTGTATTGTATCCATACTTTTCTCTATCATTTTGCGCCTCTTCTTTTGTATTATATGGAGCAAGTATAACACTGTCTGGTTTACCAGTGTGCGCCGGGATTTTTTCAAATACGGCATATTTTTTCGGAGGATTCATATTTATATTTTCTTTAATAGAATATCTCCAACGATATCAATTTTGGCTTTGCCTTTGCTTAGTTTCATTACTTGACCTTTCAAACTGTTCAATGCTCCCATTTTGCCGCCTTTATAATCAGCAACTGCTTTTGGATTTGCAGCAATGACTTCATCACACCACTTTTCCAATTGGGTACTATCATCAACAGTATTATCAGGAAACAATGATACCAAATCACCAAATGAACAAAAATAGTAATAATAGTTTGTCTTTACAAATTTACCAATAATATCAATTAAATATTTATTTGATTTATTTCTATAATCTATTAAAAATTTAAGTATATCGCCACCATAAGCGATTACAAAAATATAAAAATCATACGAATGCTCAAATAATGGAAAAACATTGTTAATAAGTATTTTCGAATAATTATGTGTAATTTCTTTATCTACATCCAATGAACGAGCCAGTGCAACAACAATACTTGTTTCAAATGCATCGGCATAACAATATCCAATACTATCTGCCGCTGTGGTTCCATATCGAAAACTTTCATATTGAATCCACCATTTTGCACTATCTCTATCAAGACCATATTGCATTTTCATAAAATATACATTATTCAAAATAATCTCGTTTTAGACTATTAATTTTCTCAGCACCATATTTGTTTATTAACATCTTTAAAATTTCATTGGATATTTTATCATTCAAATCCATATGCAATTCAATACCATCGTGTCTACTACCATATCCAAAATTTAATTTCAAAGAAGCACATGCATCGGTTTGTGTGACATCACAAACAGTTGATACATGTACTTTTGTCAATTGATCTTCGTAAATTTTCATGTTTATGCTTTTTTAATAAATGAATTCAAATCAAATTTATTGTTTTGTAATAATGAATTTGCATAGGCTTTTGCCGCTGCTTGTTTTGCATCGGTTTTCTTTTCATTTACAATTTCCAACCAACGTGCAACAATCATTTCTCCGTAATGTATGGCATCCAAACCATAATTGCCCAAATTGCATCCATCATTGGCTTCTACAACAAATCCATATTCTTTGTTAACACCAATGTCAACACCATATGCAACCGGTGCTTCACTATATGTTTTTACTACATTTTCAACAAATTCTTTGCTTGGAGTTATTGACCAATCACCATAATAGTGTTTAACATCTAATATTTCACCTTCCAATACATATACACGAAACTCGGATAATATGTCAATCGGATCAGATATATAAACTTCCAATTCATCTGGTTTTTTAGCCATTGGTATCAAATCCAAACAACTATTTAATACACGACCATTAAATTCTTTTGGTTTAACAGGCTTGACGAAAACAGGCGCGGCACTATTATTAAATTCAAATCGAACTTGTCCCAAAGTGGTTCTACGAATGTTTCTTCTGTAATATAAATTTAATGATTCTGGATAACAATCAAATGGAGCATAATTGACACCAAGTTTATCTATAATTTTTCTAAATACAGTAACTCCAGCAAATACAGGAGTTTCTTTGGTAATATCCAAATTATCAATTTCATGTTCTTCAAAACAAGTGGCATTATAACCCATTGTATTGAATGCTTCCCATGCCAAATAAAAATTGACGTTTGGAAAGGTTCCGTTATTAGTTTTTACAAATGCTTTCATATTATTCGTAGTCTTTTAAATCAAATATATTACATTCTTTAGGAATACAACCTCTGTGATTTTCACTTAAAAACCAGTACCATTTTTTACAAAATTCGGGTTGTACTGGATCGCCGTATCCATCTGTAATAACGAATACTGCGTCTGGATATTTGCCGTTGTTTTTTTCTTTTTTGTATTTCTGAATATAATTCTCAAGAATATAGAATGACGTTCCACCAAAACCATACAATTTGCCGGTTTTCAAACTGGTTTCATAGACTCTGGTATCAAAGCAACACAAATGAATATCAAATCGACTTTCTGGAAGACTTTTTGCGGCTTTCCAAAAACGATCTGCCAAATGAACACAACTACCAGATGTATCCAAGAAAAATATAACTTTGATTCTATGCTTTTCTTCTTCAAAATTATCAATTTCCATTTCAGTCGGAATGAACATATCACGCGACAATGTAACAAATCGTCTATTTATACGTGCCCATTGCTCATGATTTTTATCATTTCGCTTCATGTATTGCTGTGCCCAGCGTTTAATTACAGTTTCCCACTTGCGTTTGGTTTTAACCTTTTCCAAACTCATGATTTTGGTCAATCCGCCAGCACCAGATCCGGCTTGTAATGATTGCTTGGTATCATCATCCAACAATTTCTCAACAATATCCTTCAATTGATTGCGTTCATCACTGCTTAATTTATCACAAGCATCATCCAATTTTTCATCAATTTGATCTTGATGTTCGCTACCAAATCCATCATGTTGATCCACTGTTTTTTGATTTCCACCCATAGAACCCGGCAATTTCATATTACCTTCGCTATCCATTTCACCACCGGATGCTGAATCTAAAACTTTGTCATACAACAAATCATAATAATACTCAAAACTCTTGTCTTGTTCAACATCTTCATTTTTGAAGATTGTATCATACCAACACAATTCATTTGCATTGGTTATACGATTACGATCAAAACCAAAATTACTGACTAAACTTTCATTGATGACCACATCCATTGATTTATTAGCCAACTCAGGCTCCAATCCATAACCACGATAACCGTGATTGAGAATAATATGCAATGCTTCATGACAAATTACAAATTTTAAGTTGTAATCATCAAGTGTCTTGAAGAAATCTGGATTAAAACAAAAGCTAAAAAACCCACCGTCACGATCAAATCGAACGGCAGCGGTGGGTATTGATGGATCAGCTATGGGTTTACCCATTTGCCAAATTCTTGAAAAAATACCGTGATAAATTTCCAAGTCTTGAGCAATCTGAAAGAATTTTTCTGTACTAATCATATATTAGATATACATATTGCCGTGTAGGTTCAAGAATTCTTGTACTTTGCGAGTTAACTTATTATAAGTTTGCTTTTTACCAAAACGCTTCAAATATTCACCGCATACCAAACCATAAACTTGTGGCAGTTCTTTGAAATTTTCAAATTGATAAATGCTATCAATTAGATTATTCAAACCATCCAATGTTAATTTTGCTTCTTTTTCAGTTAATGGATTAGTAGGAGTTGGATTACCATAACCTTTGTCATTATACAATGCCCATGCAATGGATTTAAATGCATTTTTACGATATGCAGTTCCTTTGGTCGATTCGGTCATTTCGCTATTTATCATGTCTGTATAGCTCTTGTATCCCGAAGTTCCCATTGCTCTAGGTGGTTTAGCAAATTTTAGCTTGGTGCTAGAGAATGAGAAATTATCAAAATTGGTTACATCCATTGGCTTGTTCTTCATCCATTTTGCCAATGCTTTTGCAATTTTGGTGTTGGCAATGCTTGCACGTTGCACAATAACATTATATTTATCCATGTTATTAAATGCATATTTCATAGCAACATCGTCGGTGGCTACCAAATTACTTTGTTTTTCTTCTGGTACATATTTGAAGAAGAAATCCAATTTGTTTTTATCCTGTAAGATATATTTGATAGTGTTGTTATAGCTATTTTCGTCTTTGATGAAGGCACTGGCTTTTTCTAAATCACGATTTTTGTAAATGTTTTCCATTTGTTCGCGGAAATTGCCGTTTTTCAATTCTCCAACCAATTTGCTAACATTGATTTTTTTGTTCAATACATCACGCAGATCACCACTTTTAATATAAAGACCGATGGCATAATCCAAACGACGTGGACTAACTTCATCTTTTTCTTTATCATTTAGATCATTCCACCAACTTACGGCAGTTTTTCCAATATCATCACCGTATTTGTTTTTGAAATAGGTAATGTCTGGCTTATATGGAACTTCTACATGAATCTCAAAACGATCTTTTTGAGCCGGATCAAGTGCTTCAACATCATATTCAGGAGCACTATCATCGTTTAAATCCTTTTCTGGATTGATTGCAGCCCAAATGAACTTTAAGTTCTTGAATTTTTTACCATTAATACTCTTGAATTGCAACAATTCCATTGTTGCATTACGCACTTTGCTTGGTGAATTATGAACAAATATTCCGGCTTCCAGTGCAAAATTTCCATATGAATCAACTGTTATATCATATACATCCTCAAATCCACATTCTTCTATGGATACGATTTTATGATTTATTGTTTTTCTTTTTAAGAAAGAGACATTTCTCAATTCTTCTAATTCTTTGAATGTAAATAATTTAACGAATGTAGAATATTTTAAAATTGGTTTTTTATTTTTCTTCGCAGTTTCTAATAAGATATTATAATCATTTTCAGTTTCAACCTTTAGGTTTGTGTCTATCATCAAATTTACAATTCGCATCAAATGATTTTTATGAAGAGCTTTTTTTCCAGCATCAATTAAAAAGTTTGAATTTTCACCATGAATTTTAAAATGTTCATCTCTAGATAACTCAATTATATTGTCTGGTGAATTATTATTTTTATTAAAGTCTATGTGGTGTTTATGATATAATTTCGTATGTTTATATTTATTTGAATTTATATTATATTGATTTGCCAAGCAATATGTTAGGTCGAATCTTCCGTTCGACTTTGGCTGATATATTTTTTCATAGCCATTTTCGTTCCATATTTTATATAAAGGCATTAGCGATTCTTCGGGAGTTAAGTATTGTGCTTGTTTGTATTCTCCGCTTTTTAATAAAAAAGGATGATCCGGAGTACATTTTATATATGTACCATTATCCAATGTAACTTTTAATATTTTTGCATTCTTATGCGTTATTCTGGCAGAATGTCCTTTTCCGATACATATTTTGTTTGTTTTTTGATCAAATGAATACGTGTAAAAATATTCTTTTCCAACCAAATCTTTTATTTTATATGAATTTCCGTCCGGGGATAAAATTTTTGTATCACCGCTCAAACATCTATTGTATTCATCAAAAAATATAGCTTCCACTTCATCATTAGAAAAATCCTTTGGTAAAATAAAATCTAAATAAGAATTTCCGCTTTGATCTTTTGCTTCTTTTGGAATGCCGACTAAATCTGTCCAAGGATCAAGGGTAGCAGCACTAAAATATTTCCATTTAATATTATTTCTATTGAATGCTTCGATAATACGTGTAGTTTTGCCTGTTCCATGGCGTCCCACAAAAAGTACATTGTAATTATTTTGTATCCAAAAATCTAGTTTGTTGTCAGTCATAAATATTCTTGTTAATTTATGACTTGAATATTACACTATAATAAAACACAGTCAATTATTATGTTGACTGTGTTGTTATTTATATTTGTTGGTATAATAACTTAAATTAGTGATTTTATTGCATTTTTCTAAGAAACGCGATTTCTTGTAGAAGCTTAGTTTTTTCTTTGGCCCAGTCATATTCACTACTATGACGCAATACCCGCGTCGGTTCGTGTTTATTTATACCAATACCATAACCACTACACAACACCCATTCAATGTTGTTGTCATCTAATTGTTGTTGTATTGCTCCTATTGGTTTGTTCATAAATATTTAATTCGGTTCTGGTACATAACACCACAACACTCCGTCTTCCGGTTCAACAACAAAAGAATATTCTTCATCTTGAGCATACCATCCCCCATCATGATTTGTAACAAATAGAATTACAGGCTTGCCCATCGATTTGTCTTTGTACCAGTAGTAACCTTTCTTATTCGGTATATCATTATTCCATTTCATATCTTTTATTATCTTTATTTTTTAATGTATTTTCTATATTTTTTAATGATGGGAATGAAAATATATCCCAGCATAAACGCAAGAATCACAATAGGAAAGAAAAAAACATATTCTAATATTTGATATATTTCTTTTGTTTTATGATCATTGTGAGGATCATATGAAGTTCTCAGTGACAACACCACACAGAGAACGAACCACACAACCAATATAGTTGATAAAATTAACATATTACTTTAATAAATGTGCGTGTTCAAACGTATTACCAATCACTTCTCCACATTTATCGACATGCACAAGAGAAGTCCAACTACCTTTATCATATTTTAATCCAAGATATTTATCCCATATAACGACACAAAGATCCGACAATTCTCCGAATTTTAAATTTACAATATCTCCTTCGTAAATTTCTTTACCGTTTTTGTCGACCAAACCTGTATATTGCATCACAGGAGCATCTTTACTATATTTGGTTGTCGGCGATAAACAATCCTTGTCATTTTTATCAACAAGCGCGTAAAATGCTCCGTCTTTTCCAACGACTACATTATATTCCATTGAAAATCCCGTCCAGACTCTAAATTTTAATTCTCTATTCATAGGTATTCTAAAGTTTGCGTGCCACCACTCATTTCAGGATCAAGATAACATAATGTTATTTTTGATCTTTTGCGTTTTGGTGTCGTGAATTTATCGAGCCAAATTCTAGCTTCTGGCTCTGAATTAAACAAATACACTTTAGTCCAACAGGATGTCGTGAAACAGTCTTGTCCGCACGGTCCTCCCGGTCCATCATCAGTGTAAACAACGGCTACTGAGGGTTTTTTCATTTTAATAAGTCAGGATTCTCAAACTTATTGCCAATTACTTCTAAATTAGTGAGTTGATAAAATGTAAAAGACAAAATATCACTAACAATTAGTCTATATGCGCCATATAGAACATCATATTGCACAAAACCAATTAATGTTTCATTTTGCTTGTTTGCTCTTAAAATATCTCCTTCGTAAATTTCTTTACCGATTTTGTCAGTTAATCCGATGTAAAATTGAACAACAAAATTGTTGTTTCTATTTCCTGAATACACACATCGATCACTAACAATATCATTTATATAAATACTGCCGTCGGTGGATATAAAATATAAGTTATTATCTTCACTGATCATATTCTTAGTTGAATGATCCCAAATTCTATATTTAAAGCGATTATTCATATTACTTTACTTTTTAAGATTACCACACACTTATCTGGATGTATACCACATACTTTGAGATAGGATATGTTTGTTTTTTGTTCATAATTCTATTTTGTAATAGCACTAACTTTGTCTCGCCAATAAATGTTTGGAATACCTCTTTTATCTGCTACAAATTGAGACACACCATTCCATTGTTTTTCTTTATACATATCAAATAGTTTTGGCAATTCATCATAAGTAACATTTTCTGCATCTGCGCCGGGACCAAAATAATCATTGATCAACACATACAATCCCAAGCATTCTTTTTGAGTGTATCTATCAATTGCATTGCTCACAAACAATACACCTTCGTCCAAAAGATATGCGGCAATATTTTCATAATCAGGATCTTTTTTGCCATCGATGTCGTAGTAATAAGTGCGATTATTATTCATATTTTACAGTGAAATAATTTGACATGGAATTTCCATATTGTCATTGTGATGATAAACAGCACACAATCGATGATAACCATCTGCAATAATTACCTTTTTATGTTTTACATCACGAATTAGCAAAATAGGTGACAGTGGTTCTCCATTTTCAATTTTCTTCAAATTGTGTTCAATTTGATGTTGCGAAATACCCAACAATGGCAATCCACTTGCTCGAAAAATATCACGGGCTTTAAAAAAGCTAATTGATTCTTTTTTAAGATAACTTACGATTGTTCTTGCTCCTGCTGGATCAATTATCAATGACAAATATGATTCGGCAGATGGATAATTATGGTCCGCTGGCTTTTTAAGCCATTTAATTTCTTGTTTATTACGCTTGCTCATAGTGATAAATGTTGTATTCCATTTTCAGTCAACAAAGCATAGTGTCCTTCTTTTAATGCTCCTAGTCCAATTAACTTTCTATTATGATTTTCAAATCTCAGTTCATATGAACTGTGCAAATGACCAATTACAATTGCATCAACATTATCATTTGCGCCATATACATTACAAAAAACACTAAATGTGACTTTATCGGGAGTTTCCAAACTCCAAAAATCATTCGGACGATAATGATAAAATTGATATTTTTTATTGTCGGGCAATTCGATTGTTAATGACAACGGCAAATTGACCAGATATTTTGATTGTTCATCGCTAATACCATGCAAATCTTGATTGCCGCCAACCCATTCATCATGATTGCCTTTAAGGCAAATGATATTCTTTTTGATAAAGAAATCAATAATTTCATGATTCAATTTTGAAATATTTTTATCCCACAAATTAACAATATCACCCAAACAAATCACAGTATGATTTCGATATTTGTTCAATAACCGTCGTAAATTGAACAAATTAGTATGAATATCACTTATCATTAATATCGGATAATTAATCTTCATAAAGCACAATTGATTCACTGCAAAGATCACACAATATGTGCCATGCAGGAATTGCGTGAATATGTCCAGTATCAGGAGCAGATGCCCATGTTTTGTTAAAATATTCAACAAGTTCAGTTGAACGCTTTTCTTTCAAAGATGTGGCAGCAACCGCAAGTCGCTTCGTTTCGCCATTGTGTATAACATATTCTGGACCAAAACGCAACACAATATCCAACAAATAACTCCAATATTTGTCCACGACACTCCAATATTCTTCCTTGTTGGTTGGATAACGATACCATTGCACTGTGTCAACTAAAATTACATTGCATATATAAAGACATTGCAATTCCTGCCGCAGTTCCAACATTTAATGATCTAACAGTACCATACGCGGGAATTTCCACACATGTATTGATTTTATTTAATAATTCATTTGGAATACCATTTTGTTCTTCTCCGCATACAATAACAGAGTTAATAGGCCATTTGTATTGAAATATATTAATTGGATTTTTTGTTTTATTATTTTCGAGTGCCACTGGTATATATTGATTTTCAATTATGTTTAGAAAATATTCATATGTAGGGCAATAAACAACAGGAATATAGTTTTGTGTACCAACTGCGCCGCGTCTATCCCAATTTCTTTTTCCACCAATGTAAAAAACTTCTTTGAAACCCAAAAAGTTTGCAGACCTTATAACGTTAGATAGATTAAAATCGCTTTCAACATGAGTCATCGCAACTGCCGCTTTATGTCTATGACTTAGATAAAACTTTTGCAATTCTTCTTTTGAAAGATTTTTAAGCGAATCGTGGACGTTAAAACTACTTATAATATGTGATTCCATAAGAGGAGATTTTAAACATGAAAGATAAAAAATTATATTTTAAAGAATATTATCAAAAAAACAAAAATAAATTAAAAGCAAATATTGAGAAATGGCAATTGAAAAATAAAGACAAAGTGCGCTTATATAAGCGAAAACACAAATCTCAAAAAAGAGAGATTTTAACGAATTATATTAATAATTTTAAAGCATCATCAAAATGTACTAAATGCAACGAAAATACAATCTGTTGTTTAGAATTTCATCATAGAGATAAAAAACAAAAAATACAAAATATTAATAAATTTATAGCAAACGGTTCTTCTATGAAATCATTAAAAAATGAAATTAATAAGTGTGACATTCTATGTTCCAATTGCCATCGAAAAACTCATTTTTATAAAAAACCAACGGATAGAACTTTAAAATTTAAACTTGTTTATGATACAAAACAACACTCAAAATGTAAATTTTGTGATGAATCACACTATGCGTGTTTAGATTTTCATCATATAAATAAACAAAATAAAATCAACAATATCGGTAGAATGATTAAAAATAAAATTTATACATTAGAAGATATTCAAAGCGAAATAAAAAAATGTATTATTGTATGTACTAATTGTCATCGTAAACTTCATAAGAAGTTAATTTTAACACCGTGAACGTTTTTGTATTGAACTTTCATTTTGTTTTTAGTGGAATGTCCAATTTAACCGCAGTTTCAACATCACGTTTGCTAACCCCGAGAACTCTCGCAAGATAGCGCATAAAATCATACATCCCATTATCATCGGGATGACAAGTCGATGCGCGAACATCTTTTACGTTGGGAGTAATTCTAAGTCCCATTCGCGTTTCATCAACAGCACATTTCATATGTTTTTGTGCCCAATAAACCACCTACATGAATTGCTTATTAGTATGTGCCATTTTGTTAACGCAGGTTATAGCCTCCAGTCTTCTTTGTCAAGTCGAAATTTTTTTCTACGTTTTTTATTTCTATGTTTACTACGATCCGCGTAATAATCAAAAGATACCTATATACGTTGGTAAAGGAAAAGGTAAACGTCTGTATTCACATTTAAAAGAATCTATATGTGAAAATAGTATTTTAAAAGCAAAAATACAACAAATTGATTGTGTAATCGAATGTGTAATATTTTATGTATAATGGTTTATTCAGTTTCATTGAGTAATTGATCTGCCAATTCGAAGCATAATTGACGACGTAATTGAAGGTGTAATTGAGTGTCTAATTGACGTTTTAATTGACGACGTAATTGATTACTTAATTGATTGTGTAATTGAGCATGTAATTGCCGGTGTAATTGATTGTGTAATTGCCGGTGTAATTGAAGACATAATTGAATATTTAAGTGATTACTTAGTGGTTTATTTGTGTTCATGTATATGTTGACGGTCCAATTGATTACTTGTATCTTGTGATAGTGCAGCTTGCAACTTAGGTCTTAAGTGGGTTTGGATAGATTTGCCGCTGATGTTCATTGCGTAATTCTCTATATAGTTGATTGAATAATCGTATTTTTAATGGCATTTCCAATTGATAAAAACAATTTACTGAATAATACAAGATTTAATTGAGTATATGTTTGTTCGCTCGGCAAAGCCACTGCAAAATTATCGCGTAATGATTTGTTTGTATTCATTGTACAATTGACTGTGTAATTGATAGACTTTCTCCAGAAATGCGTGAAAAATCAAATTAAAATCTATAGGAAGAAAACTATCAGAAAGCTCTAAACAATTAATGAGTATTCAACGAAAAGGAAAAAAACAAACACCGACTCAATATGCTGCTAACTGCAATAGAATTACAAAACGAAGAAAAGTAAAGTGTTTAGACACCAATATTATTTATGATGATGTCAATTCAGCATCTAAACACTTTGATGTGAGTTCTAGTATGATCCAATCTGTAATTAAATGGAAACGGAATTTAAAAAATGGTTTCAAACTTGTTTACCTTAACGAGTACAGCTTGCATCACAATACCTACAACTGATAGCCGCCCGTTTTCGTATTCAAATCCCAATTTTGTTCGATAAAATCGATTACCAATTTGGGATCGGTGTCTTTATTGAATATAATGTTAGGACCGTGGTTATCTAACATTACTGCTTTTACCTTGCCGTTTAAAAACGATTGAAGATGGTCTGACGTGTTCTTTCCACATTCATGCGAACCGCAAGTTATCTCCCGCTGACTTGCAATTGGAATAGCGTCGGGATGATTCTTTTTTAATTCGCTATGAAAATGCACAATACAATCATATCCAATATGGTCACGGAAAACAATTCTTTGTGATTGTCCTCCAACACTTGGTTTTGCACCATAAGCAATAACAGTATCAGGCCCATCTGTTTTGACATAGACCAATCCATTTTTATCCAAATCATTTAGATTACTTTTACGAATGCTTGTCAAAAATTCCGTGTCCGACAATTTATGTGCAAAATGGCCGGCTGTCCATTTATTTTCAGTGAATGGTTTATATGCTCCTTTTCCAATACAATAATTAACCACAGTACGCAATGAATGAGGAATCATTTCGCTATTCCAATCCACTGGCTTACCATCAACAACTGTTGATTGGGTAAACGTCAAATGACTGCGATGCCATGTAATATCTACTAGCTCTTTTAACGTTTTGTCACGATCCCCAAAATCTCCATATGTTGCTTCTTCGGGGGTTACAATAAAATTAACATGAGTTTTGGTATCATTCACCAATACAAGATTGACACTGCCTTTCTTGCACAAATTCAGACCCTTGCGATACATTTCTTCCGTTGAAGCGCCACAAGTGGTCTTGAATCCAACCAAGAAAATATCCTTTCGTCCATTACGAATGTTTGGAATGATTTTATTTGCAACTGTAAATGTTACATCCACTTCAGTATTTTGTTTAGTGTCAAGTCGCATATCATATTTTGTTGGAACATGAACAAAATCTTGTGTAAGCCAATTTTCTCCTTTTTCATCGATATATTCACAAAATGCTGTGGTCATTTGTGGAACATAATCAACCAAAGCACAATTAAAGAAAATGATTTTGGTACGAGAATCAGCCTTCAATTGTTCAATACGATTGGCAACGTCTTCATTGGTTTCAAGATTGCCGCCAGCCATTTTGGTCAATTCCATATTGACCCGCATATTATCAAATCGTTTATCATATTCCATGATATGACGCAACGTTTTGGCAGTTGTTCCATACGCAGGAGCACACACAGCAAAATGATTGGCAATGTGAGCAACCGTTCCGCCTCCAAAAATATAAACTTGTTTGATCTTCATAGTGTGATTAATAACTTTTAAAATTCTGTTTGATTTTTCCAGTAGTTTTCAATTTCTAATTCTTTTAGAAAATCCTCCATTAAAATATTTTCGCACGGGCACTTATCAATTCCATCTAATTTAATTGGAAAATCACAATAATAACATCTTAATGAATTTTCGTCACTCATAGAAAATAAAAAACGCCTAACACGATTAGATGTTAGGCGTTGTCTCTGGTTAAGTCAACTGTTTTAGGCTAGATTCTTTCGAAGCAAGTGGTTGACAATATTCTTATATTGATTCTTGCTCAACTGATACAGTGCTTCGGCAAGATCGGCTGTAAAGAATCGAATAATACACCAAGGCCAGTGAAAAATCCAATTATACAGAGTGGTCTTGTTCTCGTTTGGAGTAATGCTATATTGAATAGTTTTCAACTGCTTATAATCACCATTTACTTCCTTATAATCTTTGGCGTATGCTTCATCACGCTGATAACGATCTACACAATCCAATTTAGAAATTTGCTGTTCAATCTTATCAATATTCGATTCGATGCTGCTCAAATCAGTAATCTTGAGCTTCTTTAGCAAATTGCTATAATTGGCAATGGTGTTATTGACGTTATTAAACCATCGAATAAACGAATATGCAATACCAATTGCAAAATAACTGATAACAACAACAGAAAGTTGTGTGCCGCTTAGAGTTTTGACACTGGGCCAAAACAATGTCACAAGACCCGCAAACAGCAACAACTTTGTAATGTGACAATTACGATCAGTGAGAACGGTAAGAGTGAAAATAATAGTTCCCAGTGTAATCCAAAATAGAATTCCACCAAATGCGAACAGTTCAAAAAATGCAGTCATCATATTTATAGTTATTTAATTGTTTTTAATTGTTTTTAATTGTTTTTAGTTGTAATTAGAGACATTGTTATTAGTAATTTCTAGATAGCTATCATATTCGTCGCCAAAAATAAGTTCATATAAATTGGAAACGTCATATATATCGAAAAGATCAAATACCGCACTCACCAATGGATGTGAGTTATTACGATCAAAATCACTACATTTATAATCATTGCGCTTAAAAGTATTATTATCACTGTCAGTGACTTCTACATCTTCATAATAAAGACTGAATGAAGTAGGATCACCGTCAGCAAATTCATGATTATTGATAAGAATCTTAATCTGCTTCAAAGTTGGATTGTCAACAAACAGTTGCTTTAGATTTGAAAGAAATTCTTCTTTTGCTTCAATCTCTAGCTTGTTTACAATTGCGATTTGTTCACTTAGTTTATTAATAATTTCAGTTTTCATATGTTTTGATAATTAAAAATAGATAATTAATGTTGGTATTTTGTCTAATTTTGCCAATTCTATTGAGTGTTTTGTGCCGTTACTTACTCCGTCCCAAAATGCGATAACAAAATCGCTGTTGTCAATTATTTTCTGATTACGAATAAATCCGGCACGTTTACCATATTTACTCCAAACGGCAGGAAATTCAAGATATTTTAGTTTTCTTTCAATTGCATATTGCTTGCCAAGAATATCTGCTCCACTCGCGGCACCACTAACAATCGTGTCAGTTTCTCTTAAGAGTCGATTGCAAACTATTTTTAGCATTTCATAGTTTTGAAACGAACGACTGCCAATTATTGCATAATTCATTACGATTTCGTTAAAAATACAATTGATGATTGTTGGTGCGCTTTGGCTTTTTATTCCATTTGGCATCATCCTTGCATCCGGTCAAGGCGACAATAAGCACAAGGGCAGCAATAATTTTCATGTGCATAGACTAGCGAGTATGGAGCACGATGTCAACAAAAAAGCCTGTCTTTTTAGGCAGGCTTTGCTTACCCACGTTTCAGAAGAACCAACCAACGGTTTCCACTTCGCTGTTATTGATACAATAACCCTCCAATGGAATCACAAATCCGCCAGTTGGAAACTTGTTGCCGTCAGGATCAATACCACCAAGTTCCAAAATTACAATTTCTGGATTTGGAACCTGCGAAACTGCATTATACTCAACTACCGTGGCAAAACTAACATCAATTCCAGTGGTCTTTGGACGTTCAGTGGCTTCGCCATATGAAGTGAATTTCTTATTAAATCCAACATCTTTGTCTTCAATGTTAAATTCAAAACTTTCAGTCCACTCCAGATCGGCAGGAACCCAATTTTCAGATTGAGGAGCCTGAAAAAGGCGATTATTTCCTTCATTCAGCAAACGACCACGATCACCAATGCCCAACCAATGAATTTCATTGAAAATGCGAACGTCAACATTTTCATCGACAATACGTGCAAATAGATAAAATTCACCATTCGCTTCATGCATCTTGAGCAATACAAAGGTGGCAAGATTATTACTTTCCTTTACGTGAAGGCTGCTGATTACTTCAACCTTTTCTCCACGAATCTTCACTTTGTCGCCATTTTTGACACCAAGCCAATTCTTAATTTTCATAATTATATATTTGGAATGTTATTTTTTGTAATTAATCAGTCTGTTTAGCAATAGCCCATGCAATCAAAAAGAGCAAAAACATCATGAATCCCCAAAAAAATCCGATTCCACTGCTAGTTGTATGCACAACAGTTGTTTCACCGGCATAAGGTGCAGTGGGATAATAATAGCTATGACGGTGCATCAAACTGTTCATCATAAGAGCATCAGTCATAATATCATAGGCAATCCACGCACCAAGTGCATTGTAATATCCATATCCACCGAATCCACTATTGTAAACAATGTTATAAGTGCTGCCGCCGGTACTATAAGTACGAGGAATATAATTAGGACGAACACTTGGTTCGGAACTAAATTTAGTAGGATACTTATCTGCATATTTGCTCTTAAAATCATTCATTGCAGCATCCTTTGTCTTATATGCAGTTCCACTCTGAATAGCCTTTCGTTCCAATGCAACATCGCCCTTGCTAGGTGCCTTGTAACTGGTAGAACCGCTAGAATCAGTCAATTTCTGACTGGTTCCCCAAGTGGAGCTAGAAGAAGTTCCCCAACCACTGCTGGTAGCTGGACTCTTGCTATCAGCACTAGAAGATTTGCTAGATGAACCCCATCCACTGCTGCTTCCGCTGGAATAACTTTTGCTACTGGAACCACTAGACTTGCTACTGGAACCCCATCCGCTAGAGCTGCCGCTACTAAAACTACGGCTAGAACTACGGCTAGAACTGCTGCTGCTTCGGCTGGAACTTGAACTACGGCTACTAAAGGGCCGTGCTAGAACTGGTTCCGAAACCATAGCAATTCCCAAGATGGCGACGACAAACAAATTTTTAAACTTCATAATTTTATTACATACGGTATTTTACTTTCGACGTTCACCACCTTATGGAAGGTTCAGTACCAAGTCAATCGTTTTCTTTGCGTCTCGCCAAATTTTTTGCAGTGCCGCTTTTTTCTCTGCCGGGACGAACCCAAGCAATATCATAATCACTGCTATATGTCATAGCAGCATCACGTTCATCGTCCGATCTAAATCCGCCAACTGTTGGAAATTTTTCAACATTATTTCTTGGAGAATCAAATATATGATAAACAGTTACATCATTATTTGCGATGTAATATGCAAAAAACCCTTGGGCGAATGTATCTGCACCGTTTGCATCGCCCACAACAAATTTATGTCTATGTGCAATTGCAATTTGCAATTTTGGAACATATTGTTCCTGAAACTCTTCTGGTGTCAAATCAAGATGTCCGCTGATAAATGCTGTTTTCATAGTTTGATGTTTGTTAACCGTCGCTTCGCCATTAATGAAACTTCAGTTCCCAGTCCTCAATTGCCGGTGTAATTGAGTGTATAATTGACTATTCAATTGATTGTGTAATTGAGTGTATAATTGAGTGTATAATTGACTATTCAATTGATTGTGTAATTGAGTGTCTAATTGACGTTCTAATTGATTTTTAAGAGCCATAATAGCCAGATTAGATCTTAATTCATCTGTATTATCGAAAAAATTGTTTCTAACACTATTTTTTAGATTCATATAATTATGTCGATCTATATAAAAATTCTCCGATATTGTTAGTATCGGAGATTTGAATTTTAGAATTTTAGGAAATGCTGATAATATCAAGCATTCGACCACCAAAACGCTCTTTAAGAGCGTCCGCCAAAGAGCGGCACGCCGGACTAACGGCTTCCATATGCCAGATACCAGTAGTTTGATTGAGCATTTTTACATACGGTTGATAATCAAGTCCCGGAAACAGAGCTTTAAGATCCCAAAGTTCATATTCGCTTTTGTGCCACCATTCATATTTATTTCGATTATAATTTTCGTATGAATCAACTTTGGTGCCAAGATGGCTCATTCGCTCCACACCAAATTTTCTTACGAATTCAGCTTTAATATCTGCATTGCTTTCTTTTAGAAAAAAATTAATATCAAGATATTCTGAGTCAGTTGTAACCAAATATTCCGGTACACAAATTCCATTCAAATAATATCGCTTCCATCCGTCACGATATTCGATTGCTGGTCCACTTTCGCAGTGCAATTGTCCGGCTTCATTTACATTGAGTTTAATTGGTCTTTCACTGATAAGACAATCTTCTTCGTAAGGAAACCACCAATGCAGATGTTCTGATTCTTGCATCCACAATGCAAGCAATTCGCTGTCTTCCTTTTCGTATTTTACGCCAATTTTTTCTGCGAACGTATAAAATGCCTTCCAGTAAATCCAATGCTGTCCTCCGAAATAATTGTCGAGTTTTACTTCGGGATGTTTAGACAAAATTTGATGTGGGCTATCGTAATAATGAAAATTTGGTTTCTTTTCATTATTATAAGCATAAATTTGTGTGATTATAGATTCGACTGTTGCGTGATCGATTGGCTTGATTGATCTCCCCATTTCTAGGCATTCCTCACGAAATTCCTTGAGAAGATATTCTTGATCTGGTGTCAATGATTCAATCATATTTTTTGATAATTATTTTTTTATTTAGTCGCGAACCTTCTGCAAACGCGCTGTAAATGGATCATATTCTTGCTGAGACCCAAATTCATACATTCCGGCAGGAATTCCGATGGTGTCATGACGGGATTCCATGACACATCGAATTTGTGTCGGAACGGTGCTGCTCATATACAGCGTTTCACCTTCTTGAAAGAATTCAACACCCTCCATTACATCGACTACATGATGATTGCCCGTTGTTTCGGACGGGGCAACAATCATATGATTCGCATTGATTGTGAGTTTCTTCGCAGAAGCTGGAATTTCTTTTGGAAAAAGAAAACACTCTCCGTGTACGATGGTTTGATTTTCGGTGATACTATCAATTTTCTTTCTCATATATTTTTTATTGTTATACTTTAATAGCTTACTACTTTTTCTGAAGTTGTCAACACTTAAATAATGTTATTTTCGATTATTAACCAACCCTCATTCATCATCGTTTGATTCGACGATGTGCAATGGAACATAAGAAATCAAAATATGAAACAATACAATTATGCTAATCACTTGCAGGAAATCCAATTTTGGAATATTAGTATTTTCAGCAATTCCATAATTTCAAACTGTCCAAAAAAGTGTTGGGCGAACTGCCATAAAGGCAATATCAACAACTGCGCCAAATACGTCATTGGGAGTGATTTTAAAATTTTCCAATTTCATTTTAATTTATTTTTACGGCGTTTATAATTGATTCTTTTTTTGATTTTGTTTTGATCAAATCGCTCTCTTAATTTATCTAACCAACAATAAACATCTGCAATTTCTTCTTCAATTTTTTCTGTGTGATTACGATAGCGTTTATTTCGCTGTTGAATCATAACAGCCGCCAATTCAACTAATTCTTCAATGGTTTTGTTGTAAACTCTATCGTAACGCATCAATATTATTGATTATAAATAGTAGTGTGTTTTTTATTAGAGTCAACAACTTTTAAATGTGTTATTTAACACGATCTAAACGATCACAATCATTCATTCGGGCGCTGATGCCATCGCAAAGATGCAATAACCATGCAGTTTTTGTTTTTGGCATTACGGGACTTCCCCATTCACGCTGACCGTGATGCGATAGAATATTATGCAATACACTATCATGATATTTATCATGAATTTGTGGAACAATAGTAGAAGCATCATGCCAAATTAAACTACTACGGCTAATATGATGAATCATTCTTTTGTGTGGTGCAGACGTAAAATTGATATTATCTACCGTTTCATAATCATACATTTTACCGCTGTCATGAAATAGCACAGAAAAATACAATTCAATTGGATCAATTTCCAATTTAAGAGTTTTCTTTGCACCAAATGCAAGCATCATTACTTCATGCGTATGAATTGTTAATCCATGCTTTCCATAATGGTGTTGTTCTGGTTTGCTGCTGCCTGACCATACATCAAATCGCAAATCTGAAAGAATATATTCGGCAACTTGATAAACATCAGATCCCAAATTTCTTGCTAGATCAGTTAAAATTAATGTACTTGTGTGCATAATTAATTTCAATATTCAACGTGTAAACTACTAATCCTATATTTAGGCTGGTGTTTCTCCATGTATAGTTTATGTTATTATCATCACATATAGTGATAGGAAAATGTACACGAATGCCTAAAAATAGGCCACCATGTTTACGGGCATTATAACTGCCACTACAATTAAATTTCATATAGTTACCAATGATGTATGATACTTGCAATTACAATTAGTCCAACAATAAAGTTAAATGTTACCAGTATAAATCGAATAAAGAAACTGATAAGTGCATACTTGATAGGTAGTGTTGGAATGTCAGGTTTACAATCATCTGTCGTTCCTACACGATGATCGATAGTTCTTGCCAACATTAGAAAAAACTTATTTTGAATCATTTAATAAATTGAGTTTTTGTTTTCGAGTGTATTGTTTAATTTGCCACTCACGTTTCATTGCTTCGCTTTTTGTAGCAAATTCCTCATAATACGCTAATTTAACAGGCAATCTTGTTTTTGTATATTTGGCACCTTTGCCTTTGTTGTGCGCGGCAATTCTTTTGTTTAAATCGTTTGTATATCCACAATACAAAGTATTATCACTACATGCAAGTAAATAGCAATAGTGCTTCACAATTTCTTCATCATCCAATCTGGCATTTCACAATTAGTGAACCAAAAGAAATCTTCTTCAAAGCTATAATAAAAATTCATATTTGTAGTATGATTGATTGCTTCTATTACAGTTCGATTCTTTATATTTCGTGGTTTTCCACGAAACTCCATATTTGGATATTTTTTTCTGATTTCTTCTGATACATGAATATTCATAGCGTATGCTTACCAATTACCACAACATCATCGAAATTTGTATTCAATGAATATGGCTTGATAGTGTATTTCCAATTCTTTTCATTTTCATTATACACGCGGCCTGTAATATATCCAATTCCTCCACTGGTTCCCTTCTTAAATACAAACTTAACCATTTGACCCAAATTATATTCCGGTGGAGTATCAATTAAACGTTGAGCAAACAAAGCATTATTATCAATCTTTGGCTTTTGTGCTGGCTGTGTCGTGTTCATTTATTGGTTCAATTCTTACGTTAGGAATTTCTTTAATACTACGAATAGATTCAAAAATGAATGGACAAACATATTCGGCTTCATCACATTCATTTTCTTCGTCGTATGGCAACAATGCAATACACTTATAGCATTCTTCGTAGTTGCCGTCAAGAAAAAGTTGAAAAATATGCAATTGTCTATGAAGAACATCATCTTCAAAACAACTATTTAATCGCACTCGCTCTTTCTCAACGTCAAAATTAACAAATTGAGTTATTGCGTAAATCATTTTGGCAATTTAAGTGGCAATCAACATCCAATGTCAGACAAACAAATTTATGTTTTTTTCAATAAAAAAACAAATAAAATCTACTCTGGTACTCGTTGTGATTTTTCACTCAAATATGGATTTTCATTGCACAGAAAAATGTTTTCTAAAACAAAATCTAAACAATATTCTCATAAAGGATGGATCATTCATAATCGCGAATCACAATAACTACACCAAATCTAGGTTTTCCATCTGGTGTTAGGTTTTGATAACGAACAGTGGCCATTTTACCGATATATTTAGATTTATTTTTAAGCAATTCTTGATAAAAACATTCATTTCCACGGGCGTTCGCTTCAAATTCAACTCCGCTGGATGTGATCAGATGGGCACGACCAAACATTCCTGAACGATTGCCTTTTCCTTCAGAGATATCGACGATACGAAACTCATCGTCAACGAACTCTTTTCTCTTCAAAAGAAACTTACTTCGTTTGTTTTCATACACGTCATTGATACGAATCATTTGTCCCTCTTGCCCGTCTTTTAGATATTCAGCATACAAACCGTCCAACTCTTCTTGAGTATTTACAAGATTGGTAGGAACGATGACCAACGATTTATGATTAGGAACCAACTTTTGAATATCCTCGAATCTTTCTGAAAAGACCTTCTTGCTGCTTGGTAAATCATAAATCCAATATTGAAGGTGTTTTTCACTCAACACCAAATCTTCGGTAGTTGGCTTAGTCTGTTTAGCCAAACTAATGATCGCATTGAAATCATTTTTATATTTATTACAGAATAATTCGCCATCAAAAATATAATTTTGATCTTTCAAAAAAAGAGGTTTTAGAGCGTTGTAAACATGAGGTGCTGATACCACCGGTTTTCCGGTACGACTCCACATTCCATCTTTAGTTACAATACAACGCATACCATCTAGTTTTGGTTGTGTATAAACCGGAAATACAAAATCCACTTCTCCGTACTTTTTTGCCAACATCGGTTCGACATAATTGGTTCCAAGAGCGGCGTCTTTCTCGTTTTTGTGATAACCAGTTTTTAATTTTTTCTTTATTAGAGATTCGCACTCCTTTGTACATTGTATTACAGGCGATGTTTCATTCTGTTTTCCAGAATTTTTTGAAGTACATTCTGTAAATTCTGTTGTAACGATTTGTCCGTTTGACACACCTGAATGTGTTCTATACATGTTATCTTTTTGTTCTATCCACCACACACGAATGTTGCCGGATGAATCTTCACTATATAACTTATCAAATACTTTGTTCATACTTTATGTGTTTCCATTTCTTAACAGTTTTTAACTTTCCATTTAATAATAATGTGATATTATTTAGTTTATATTTTCGTTCAAAATCATATCTTGTTCCTTTAAATTGTTCGCCTGTGATTTCATTTTCAAATACATGAATTGTTTTATTTCTACATGCTTCACTATGTTTTTTCTATTCTCTTTATCTGAATAGAATTGTCTTTTATTTTCTGACTGTTTTGTCTATTTTCGAATTTTTGAAAATATTTTTTTATGTTTCATATTTTTTATTTCAATTGTTGAATTGAACCCGTATCGGTACTATACCACACTTCCCCAACATTAAATTGTTTAATTACACTTTGACATCCACTGCACGGTTTGCTATTGGCAATTCTATTGTTTCTGTCAATTCGAATCACCACCATTTTATAGTTTTTTAAATTTTCCTTTCCGCTTTTCATGCATACGCTCAATTCTGCATGAATTCCTATATTTAGGAGTTTTTTATAATTAAACTTTAATATTTTTGGATGTGTTTTTACTGAATTTGTTCCAATATGCGTTATTTTTCCACTTTTTATAAGAAAAGCAATGTGACTACACCTGTGTTCTAGGTTGAGCGGACACATAGCCTTTGCCAATTCAAGGGTGCGCATTTCCAGATGTTTGTTCATCTGGAAAGACGTTATCATGTTTCTATAGAAAATCAACAACTTTGTTTAGTCAACAACATCACTACTGTTGCGTCCATGATGATCGCTAAATAATGGATTTTTAGGCATCATTGGCTTGGTATTCATTATTCGGGCAATATCGTCAAAACTATATGGTTTATAGTTGTTTCCATCAACACCAACATCCAACAATCTACCCAATTCCATGCTGTCTTGACGTGAAACAGGTAAATTATAATGTGTATGTCCACACAACATCCATGCGCCGTGATGTTTTCCGTTCCAAACAACCATAGGATAATGCGACATTATAATAAATTGTCCATTGATTGTAGCTTCACAATAACCATAATGATAGTTGTAGAATCTATGTTTATTTCGTCGGGCAAGTTTATCATGATTGCCCTCAATAAACACAATATATCCATTGAGTCTATTGATTACGCTATCAAATAGATAATCTTCACGGCCAAAGCTAAAATCTCCCAAATGATAAATTAAATCATCTGGCTGAACAACTGCGTTCCAGTTTTCAATTAATTTGTTGTTCATCTCAACACTGTCCTTAAAAGGACGATTGCTGTATTGAATTATTTTTGCGTGGTGGAAATGCGAATCGCTTGTAAAATATGTATTACTCATGTTTTCTTAGTTTCTAATTTATTAAAAAACCAATCGTTGCTACCATCTTTGTGATAGAAGAATTTTTCAATTGGTTTATTTTTTGTTATTCGTTTAATTATTGCAGTTCCTATTCCTTTGCGCCGGCATTTCTTATATACATACAACATAATACATGGCGTTTTCTCTGATATGTTGTGTAATCCCCATCCGGCAAACTTACCTTTATATAGGCAATAAACTATATAATTGTCTTTTGTTTTTTTATCGGCGCAACAGCTTTCAAATGTTGCAAACAAATACCCAAAATTTTTGTAGGAGCAGCGCCAAAGATGTTGACGAAGTTTATAGTCAACATCTTTTACATTTATTTTGTGCAGTTCAATCATTCTTCTGCTTCAGATACTCGCACAATTCATCACTAAGTAATGTATTGATAAAATCATCATCGTCATCAACAATCTTATCAAATTCCTGTATATGAAGAAATCCAGTATTGGATACTTGTCGGCAGTCTGCTTTAGAAAAGCTAATTTACCTTAACCGATGCCAATAAACTGAAAATAAATATTAGCGAACATATTATTTTGTTTACCGACTTTCTACGCTGATGCTCCTAGCAGGTTTTTATACGTAGTCAACAAAAAAGCTCCATCTTTCGATGGAACTTTTTTGTAATTGTTTTTTAGTTGTCGTCGCTGTCAGCTTTGATAGTCATGGTTTCCTTAACCTTTTTTGCGCTTAGGTCAAGAGGATAACCAAAGCACTTGACGTTAATTACCAAATCAGTCATTGCAGCGAAACTGAAGTTTTTGGTAGCGTTAATCCACGCTACGACCTCGGTCTTGTCAATATTCAGTTTGTTGACGAAATACTGCTCACGAATTTTGGCGTCGGGGAAACCGATTTTAATGACGCGATCAAATCGACGAGGGCGGTTGATAATACGCTTATTTAGCTTTTCAGGATAATTGGTGGTTGCAATGTTCAGCACATGGTCAACTTGATTTTCACCGTCCAAACAACTCAGCAAATCGCTCTCACCGTAGCGGTCAATGATGCTATCGATGTCCTCAAACAAACAGACAATCGGACGATCTGGCTCATATCGACGGAACCAAGAAAGTCCCGCTGCAAAATCCTCTGGATCATTGCGACACATGAACGCTACACCACCATTGGTAATAGTAGCAGAAACAATCTGCTCGGTAATTGCGGTTTTGCCGCTGCCCGGAGGTCCATAAAACATATATCCACGACGCTGCAAAAATCCATATTGCTTGAACTTATCAGCGCTGTTCCAGAAATTTTGAATTTCGTTCAAAATTTCAGCAGCTATACTATTCTTGAACGAAATCAATTCGTCGGTCTTGATAGTCTGGCGATAATAGCTATATGAGCTGTCTTGATTTTGTGCAACTGTATAAAATGCAGAAGGCAAAATTTTAGTATTGCGTCCTACAACAAAACAATTGCTCTTTGAACCTTCAGCCCAGCTAAACTCGTTAGCATCAATATCTGCAATGTTCACATTCATTTATTTACCTAATTTAATTTTTATGTTTGTTTGTTATTTACTACGTTTGCTACTATACTTAAAAAAACACGATAGTCAAGAGGGAATTCTCGTTTCGCTTACTCGTCCCCTTTAATTCATTATTCCTCGTATGATTACAGGTAATAGACCTTTATTAATTCTTATTATGTCCGATCAGCTATGACTATCGTGTTGAAATTATACTTTAATATACAGATCAGGAATATTATCAGATAGAGGAATTACAACATCTTCAAGTTCTTCTTGTGATTCATATCCATATTTGCCCATGCCGGGAATGGAAAGTTCAAACCACTTTTGACGGCATTCCTTGGCAGTCTCTTTCAAAGGTGGCAATTCATTACCATCCTTGTTGTAAGCAATTACATACGACAAACTATTGTCATAGGTATTATCATTGTATTCGCTATTAATAGCGAGTACAAGTGAGGTGGCTTCCTTGGGATAATACTTACGAGCAAATGCAATATGCTCTTTGTATTTGTCTGTTGGAAACACAAAACCAAGTGCTTCAAGCTCCTGTTTTGTAACCTTACGATAATTTTCTTTAATAGACATTTTAGTTAATGATTCTTTTGTTAGTGGAACAAATTCTGGATTACTTATTTTAAGTAAAATTTCAATATCGCTGGATTCGCGTGTAATACTAAGATGGTCAATCTTCAATCCAAACGAAGTGCCATACGCATGCGATAGAATATAATCACTAATTTGGTCAAAAATATCAGCCGCTTCGCTTGCTAGATTGTTATGCTGCTCTCTAGTCAAACCAATATTTTCTACGCATTCGTCGTCATCCCAATCTTCATCGTCAAGATCCATGTAATTGTATCCATTGATTTTGATACTTTCACTATCTTTGTAAACAGTGTCAGAATAATCACTATCGTTGTAGCTCTGTTCAGCATTGATCTTTACAGATTTAACAGCAGGATACTTTTCAAAGTATTCCTTGAATTGTGCAATTAGATAATTGTTAATTGCAGTTTGCAATTCCTGCTTGTGCTTTGCGTACAAAGCATTCAATTCTTTCTTGAAGTCTGACATAATATATTATTGTTAATAGCCGCAGTCGTACTCTTCAACATTTACACCTTCACGGGTAGCAACCACGCGAAAATTGCTTCCAAAATGTGATTGATAAAACTCTTCTGGAAGAATATTTAGATATTCAGTCACAATATCACTAAGTTGACGATTAACTTCGTCAGAATAATCATCACTTTCGTCTTCATTAATTTCGGGATAATCAGTGCCAAGTGTAAAAGTACACTCTTCACCGTCATTGTATCCCGGCACATATCCAGTAAATGCAAACTTCTTGAGTTCTGGATAAGAACCAAAAAGGTTGTTTACAATCAATTGAAAAATCAGTTCATTAATTTGATGAACTTGCTCAGTGAGCTTTTCAACGGACGCTGACAATTCTTTGATTTTGTTAGTATCAGGCTTATTTAGTTTCATATTGTTGAATATTATTTGTTAATCTCCGATTTCTGCCAATTTAGCAAAGTATGCTGGACTGCCATCAGTAATTGCCGCAACGATTCCATCAGGTGGATTAAAATTCGCCACAATACTCTGACTGATCGGTGATGCAATCTCAGTCTGTTGTTTGACACTACCATCGTATGTTGGCTGTGTCAACGCAATTCTGCGAGTGACTTTGGCGTTTTCCAGTCGTTCAAAACTAGGAGGCACACCTTTGCCATTCTGCATCCATCCCTTGTAATTCATACGATTAAAGAAAAAGGAACAATTGATATTGTAGTTTTTCAATTCAATCTTAATATGAGGATAAATGCGCGGCAAAATAATACCTACAAACCAGCTATTGTGCGTGGCAAATAGTCCTTTGATCTTACCAGTAAGATGCAAGGGTGCCATCATGGTACGATAAACATTCGTATGTTCCTGAAAAAATGCAGCATTGTCACTCTGAAAATCTTTAATAATAGCTTCATCATCTGCGTGATCTTCAATTTCATCAGTGAAATCGGTCAATGTAGGAATAAACTTGCCACCATAATCGGCAACAATATGATCCTGTTCAAGCATATCCTTCATATTTACAGGCTTGCCACCTTTAATATGAATAGTATTTCCAAAAATAGGAATCATAGCTTCCTTGACGAAAAACATAGAATGGGTGAGGAATCTGTGTTTGTTCGTAGCTTCAACTTCTTTTGAACAGTCCATAAAGTCGTGAAAAGTATAAAAATCAGAAATTTGGCCTCCTCGGCGTTTTACTGAAAGTTCAGAGTGAATTGTCGCATTCATATTTTATATTTTTTGTATCTACGTACTCCCATTTATATCCGGCAGCAGTTTTTGCTCGCATATTGGGATTTGTAACATTGTGTATGCTAGATTTACTAATCCCCAATTCATTAGCCGCATCTATTGCTGACGACCATATCTTTATCAAACTTCCTTGCAGTGTCAATTGCTTTATGGGTTTTTTTCTTTGGTCGGATATTTTTTTCTTAGTTTCTTCTGTCTGATGATTTCCATTTAACCAACATTTTTTACCATACATCGGATTGTTTTTTCCACTAAATCGAATTTTTTTATCATTTTTTAATTTATTTGCTTTTTTTATTCCGTATATCTGTTCATAACTTTTACCTGAGAGTTTCGATGTCATCATTGATGAGTCTTCTCCACCGTCGGTAAGATTTGAAAGGATTCCTGTTTTTTTATCAATTCTTCCTAAGATTTTTATATATTCAGATTCTAATAATAGTGCTTGTTTTTCTTCTAAATTGTTATTTATAATAACAAAATATAATTTTGGATCATATCCCTCTTTTATTATATTTTTTATTTTATAATATTTAATTTGATTATATCTTTTCGATGATTCTAATTCCGTAAAATGTCTAACAACACGATTTTTAGATCCTTTTCCAATGTAATATGGTTGAAAATTAAAAATACAATTGATTTTATCATATTTAAATACTCCGGGTTTCCGAGGGTCTAGTAGTGCATATACATAATATTCATTCATGTATATACATATGTGTTAGTAATCTATTAATTCATATTATTTTGTATAGATTACTAACACATACATTTTGTTCATATAATTATTTATTCAGTTAGAAACAGCAGACCTTTTGAATATTTACGAATTTGTTTAATTGTAGGACTGTCGGAAAGATTACTCAACATATCTGCAATTTTTACGTGGCATGCGAGATTGTTGAATTTGACTAATTTAATATATTCATCATAGCTGCGGCTAGGATGTTTGGTGAGAATTTGAACTGCGGCAACAATATCCTCTTCAATCCCCATTGTCAATAGATCATGTGTAGTTACTTTAGTGTCTTCAAAAAGATCGTGGGCGAGTGCAACGGCTCGATATTTGTTACCCAAATGCTTTACACGATTTTCAACTGCGAAAATATGTTCAATATAAGGAGTTTTTCCATCCCGGCGAAACTGTCCAGCATGGGCATTTGTAACAAAAATTCTTAATTTTTCTAGTAACTCATCGTTCATACAGTTATGTTAAGCATTTTTTAACATGGAAGTCAATCTTTTTTACAAACCCAACGCTTCTTTTTCTTTGGCAGTCAATTTACCAAGTGCCTCTTTAATTAGATTTTGTTTTTCCACTTCTTTACGTTTTGCTTCTTCACGAATTAAACGCAATTCATCCCATTTTTTATGTTTATTCCACCATGCTTCTAATCCTTCAATTTGTAGATAATTGTCAGGCAAATATGGATGTGAATAAAATTGCAAATTTGCTTTTAAACATTCATGATGTTCATTTTCAAGAAGACGCAGTGTGGTACACAATAATCGTGTCACTTTGTCTAGTTCTTCTTTCAATTAATTTTTTTCTTTTGTAAATTGAATTTCTTGATCACTAGGATACCCGCTATGGCAGGGCATATATTAAAGATAGTTATAAGCGTAAACGCTGTTTTGTGTTTTAAATGTATTTTCAGTAACTTCGGTTAATTTACTTGTTTGAAAATAACCTGTGGCAGCTACACCATTTCGCTTGGTTCTAAATACAGTAACTCCTTTACCCACTTCAAATGGAGACAACAATTCACCTTCAATAGAAGACTCAATTGGCAAACTTTTGTTTTCTGAAATGTTATTTGCAGTGCCGGGAACATACTTGTCCTTTTCCATAGGAACAAGTCCACCATCAACAGCAGCAATTTTTTGAATTTGAATTGTTTTATAGGATTGTGACATAATTCAATTGAATTAGATTTATTTGAAATGTTTTTGCCATTTGTTCCACATATTCAGGATTGTATTGTGGGCTACGAATGCTGTAATATACAGTGTTTATTTCTTTCTGTTTTATAACCTTGAGACATTCTATACATGGAATGTGCGTAACTGCAAGCAATTCTGCTTCACCCGGCAAAATTCTATTGAGAACATTACTTTCTGCATGAAATACCCATTTGCGGCGTTCGTCTCTGTCGCTCCAATCCATTGTCATTCCTTTTGGAGCACCATTGTATCCCAAAATGATACTTTTATCCTTTTTAATGATGCATGCACCAACCTTGACATATGGATCTTCGCTACGATACTTGGCAATATCGTATGCTAAATTCATAGCAGTTTGTTCCCAAGATAGCCGCACTTTATTCTCCTTTTTTAAGACTGACTTTCATATCATTCAACAAATATAACAAACTATTCACAAATTCATTAGCTTCTCTACTATCTACTACCGCTTGTTGATTTTCAACATATTTGATTATATCATTGATATTCAACACAGGTTTGGTTCTCTCAAATTCACTGATATTACTGCTCATATTATTTTCCTTTTCTAATACGATCGGATAGGGTCAATACAAATCGATCATAATTGTCAAAGCAACGCACATCATAACCATATTCTTGTGGTCCATCTTGCTTCATTTTAGCTAATTTGACAGGCAAATGCGCATAATCTGGATTATCTTTATAAATTTGATAAATAGCTTCTTGAATATCAATGTAATTTTCTTGAGCTAATTTGGTTTGAAACTCAACATCAAATTTACGTTGATAATCAGGTTCACAATAAATGTAAATTGACCGAGGATAAACTGCATTTTGATTTGCCATCAATCTTGCTCCAAGTTCAAAAAGAGTAATTGGACAAAGAGTTTCGCTACTAAAATAGAAAATAACAATATCAGATTCATTCAAATATTTATGTTCCCAGCGAATTTGGATTTCGCTTTGAGTAGGATCTTTAATATCAAACGATTTTCTACGAGGATTGTAAACAATACAATCCAAATCTTGAATTTCTTTTATCAATACATCTTGCCATAATTTAACATTGGTTATGCCGCCTCCTAAGAACACAGAGGGAAGATTACTATCAATATTATCATAATATTCTGGAGCAATTATTAATTTCATATTAATTATATTTTACTAAAATCTTTTTCTTTTCGTTATATCTATAAAACTCGCATTTTATATGATTTATTATTCGATGCATTCGTTCGACATCTTTTGATTTTAAGTTGTCGCTTTTATCATAATGATTTGGTTCGTCATATTCCACAATTATATTTCTTTTTCTGTCATAACCATCCACTGAATATCCGTATATAATTTCTTCACCGCCGTTTAGCGCATGTTGTAAGTTCCAATTATTTTGAATATTCAACCGATTTAAATATTCACATGCAACTTTATTAAAAAATTTTCCATTATGTGGATTTCTACCTCCGCTATTTTCTAACCATTTTAATCGACTAACTCTCTGTTTTAATTTTGTTTCTTCTGATGCCTTTTCTGGTCTACTTTTTTGTAATGCTTTGTACACCTGTTTTAACATCGGTTTACCAAAATTTGGATTTTTTTCTCCGAGTTTAGATAAACGACACTTGTTTTTTGTATCTTCGGTATGTGAATTTAATCCAATTGTATTTTGTTTTCGTAAGGGTATTTTATGATACAATAATGATTTTCTAACAACTTTATAAGTGAGATTTAATTTATTCGCGATGTCTTGTATAGATGCTTTTTTGTTTACATAATAATCATATAATATATCTTTGTCAACGTCTTTATATATCGATTTCTGTTTATGTTTAATATTCTCTGCACATTTGTTACAATAACTATTGTTTTTTATAGCAGTATTAAGTGTATATTTATTACTATAACAATGTATTTTTTCACATTTAGGACAGTTTCTCTAATAATTCATATACTAATAAATAATATACTTATTTTTTAAAATATATTAATCTTTACATTTAGTTATACCACCACATATTATTTTAACAGCAGTGTCCGTGTTTTTTGCAATTGCTTCGTATGTGTCATTTTTTCGTACATCGCGCAATGCATAAATTTCAGCATACGTAGATTGCGTAAGAATATCTATTGCTCTTACAATCTTTGCAATATCTTGTTTTTATCAATACTTTTTAGCATTTTGCAGTGATTATTAAGAATAGATTCAATTTGTTCACTCATGGTAACAAATAAATATTATTTTTTCTTTTTAGATAGAGATTTTTTTGCTGCCTTCACACTCTTACCAAGAGTATTAACAAATCGATTTACTTTCTTTTCTGAGTATCCGTAAAAAGTAATTTCCCAAAGAATTTCTGCAACCAATTGCTCATTTGTAACACTGGTGTCAATTGCAGATTGATCTACAATTACATTTGAATTAATCAATTGTGTCCAATTGCTTCCAAGAACAGCAAAAAATTTGTTGTATTTGTTGAGGTTAAAGTTGTAATAACCTTCGGGATGATTGCTGCCAGCCCAAGGTTTGCGGTCTTTCGGTGGCTCCTCATAATTCAAATTCAACAAAAAAACAGAATAATAACTTTCGTCATTTCCTTCAACTTCTTCTTTTTCATAAGAAACATACAATGGCATTGCTGCCTTGAGCTTTTTAATCGGTTTCATCATCATTTGAATGATGATGCTTTGATATGCGGACATACATTCATCGAATGAATAAGAATTGCCAGTTTTGGATGTATGGCCGTCTGCCGTATGTTTGTGATACAAAATTGTATACACTGACATCAAATTACAATTCAGAAACAGTTCTCGCAATGTACTCATCGTTTTCATTGCGCTTACCATAGCAGCACACATTTGAAGTGTCAACTCTATTTTTTGAAGACAGTTAAAATACCACTGAAAAATTCGTCTTTGTGTCTGTATTTTTTTATTAATCTTTTCCAGACACGTTGAGCCAGACTGCTTGCTGAATGATAATTGGTGCTTAAACTTCCAAGTTGATTAATTGCATGTTCATATAACATACTACCGCAACCTTTTCCTCTATAATTACGAATTACACTTGCAACCTTTACAAAATTGTATTTTCCTTTCTTTTGAATAGTTATATATCCAATGTCCGTGTATTGTAATTTGCCGGGCAATTTTATTTTAAGTACATAGTCTAATTCTTTACTATTATAACGTTCTTCAAAGATACTCAAATAACATCGCCAATTTCTAGGAAGTTTCATGCGCTTGGATTTTATTATATCGTATGCAAACATTTGTGAATTTATTACTTATAAATAGATATTTATAAAAGAATACGATGTTTTTGTATTGGCTGTCAATCCAAATCTAACTACAATCAAATCACATGAATAAAAATGCATCAGATGTTGTTGAAGGAGTATTTTTCAAAATACGTGTAACTATAACCGAGCAAAAATTAATTCGTATATTCAATGATGCTAATATTCCATTTTATGATTTCAAACCAATGTGTGATAAAATTGGTAGATATTTGATAGATGAAGGCTTTGTAGTCACAAAAACACCTCGTATCGAAGTAAAAAATCCCTAAAAATAATTTATGCAAAATTTGTTACATATACCAATCGGAGAACAATTTCCAACCACAGTCAACAGTATTGTTGAAATTCCTAAAGACACTAATGCTAAGTATGAATACAATGTGTCTTTAGGAATATTAGAACTATCAAGATGTCTCATATCCTCAATGCGCTATCCAGCAAGTTATGGATTTGTGCCGCAAACCATTAGTGACGACGGCGATCCATTGGATATAATGGTTTACAATACAGTTCCAATTCAAAGTTTAGCTCTTGTAGAAGTGCGTCCAATTGGTGCATTGCACATGATAGATAATGAAATTGATGATTATAAAGTTCTTGGAATTCCAGTTTATAATCCAAACAATTATAACAAATTGAGTGATTTAGATCCGCTCTTTTTGGAAGTTGTAGAAGACTTCTTTGAACATTATAAAAATAATGATCGTAAAAAGAAAAATACTGTAAAAATAAATGGATGGGTAGATATTGATTTTACTTACAATCTTATTCGTAAAAGTCACGATACCTATTTGAATCGCCACGGCAAACTTATCATTAAAACCGACGGATTTGGAAACAACAAATTGATGCTCGGTTAATTAGTTGCATCGCCCCAAATATTTAATTTAGGATTTGCATAGCCGAATTTTTTAATAAGAGATCCGGCAATTGCATTTGCTCTATTTTCAATATCATCCGCTTCAATACTTTTATCAACATCATTATTATAAACACCAACATCTGGATTCTTTTTCTTTTGTGCTAATCCTGTTTGATGATCGTAATGATGTACCAATTCATGAGCAATACTACGCATTATATCAGGCAATGAACGATTCTTGATATATACTGCTACAACTTGATCGTTTGGATTGTAATATGCAAATGTCTTGAAACCATTACGATCTTCACTTGTTCGGATTTTGAATGGTACTGTAATGCCCAATTCTTGTTTTACGAACTGAACAAACTTATATATTGCGTATTTATCACTCTTGGTCATGTTTATAAATATAAGTAATTACACTAATAAATGCTCAATTCTATACTTTTTAACGTCATTTAAAACTTCAGAATTATAGTTTTTAAAATTGCCGCGATGTCCAAGTATCAAATGACATTCTTTATCTGGATGTTCACATAATGTAATTAAATTAGCATCTACCAATTCAAGTTCAGGAAACAGATGAAATGGCTTAATATGATGCACTTGAAGTTTTTCAACACCATTGCATGCACAACATGCTGGTTGTTTAACCAAATGATTTTTTCTAACTGTTTCCCATTGTGGACTACGTAATGCCAATGGCTTACCTTTAATTGCATCCGTTATTAAATTAATAATATTTTTCATATAAAATAAATATATACAAAAAAAAGAACCCATCGTTTAAATGATGGGTTCTTTTGTAAAATCCTGCTTTTAATTAGGCTACTGGAGTCGCAGGTGCAACAGGAGTTAATGCTGCTTGCAAACGAGCAACTTGTGCTTGTACTGCTTCAGCCGCACTTTGTACTTGTGCTTCTGTTGGATGTGGTGTGTTTAATGTGGTAACTGTTGCATCAACAACGTTTTGCAAATCCGTTACTGCCTTTGATAAGTTTTCTAATGCTGCCATATTTTTTTCCAATTGGTTAGTTAAAAAAGAAACTTCTCGTTTCATATCAAGTATTTCGATTTTCAAATGTTGAATGTGCTGACGATCACGTTCTATTTGTAACCATTTGCTTAATATTCTACGAAGATATTCTATCATAACATTGCATACATATTTGTAACCATTTTGAAAAAATTAAAAATACAAAATAAATAAACTCTATCTTTCGATAGAGTTTATATTGGCAATGAATTAACCCTTTAACAGAGAGTCTTTGAATTTATCTCTTAACCTTGCGGCTACATCCCTGACCAATAAAATTTGGAGCGGGTAGAGGGAATCGAACCCTCATAGCAACATTGGCAATGTTGCACTTTACCACTAAGCTATACCCGCGTATTCTAATATATAGAATCTAATTTACTAAAAATACAAAAAAAGTTACCAATGTCTATATCCCATCCATAATGGTGATAATATGGATGAACAACAATTATCGGTGCAGGTGCTACATAAACTGGTCCGGCAACAGGTTCATATACATAACATCCGCTTGTTGCCAATACTACTGTAAGTAAAAGTAATGTCAATAATTTTTTCATATACTATTATCTCCATCTACGATAGCCACCAAATCCTACTCCAACATGAATACTAGGACCATAATAATGATGATAGTAATGAGGAAAACCAAATGGTGCGACGACAACAGAAGGGCCAACATAAACAGGTGCAGGTTGATAAATTACAGTTGGTGCAGGTTGTTGAACTACAACTGTTTGTGGTTGAGAAACCGTTTGACCGGGATAAACAATTGGCTGTTGCGGAACCACAACCGTATTTGTTACATATACAACATTAGTAACAACTGTGGTTTGTGCAATGACACCAATACTCAATAAACATCCAAGTAAAAATACCATTAATTTCTTCATATAAGTATAAATATAGTTAAAATTAAATAAATAACGGTTAAATGGGCCTTATTTAGGCAGACTAGTAACCGTTATTTATTAGGGGCATAACCAATTAAGATGCCCTCCACCATCCAGTTATTCACTGGCAAATCAATTTAAAATGGTAGCTGTAGAAAGAATTGAACTTTCATCTTGTCCTTATGAGGAACTTATACTCGCCGTTGTACTATACAGCCATTGTATGTATAAATAGTATAATTTATACAATTATATTTATTTATTTAGAAGTGGACTCAAATCAATTTGTATAGATCCATCAGCGTTATATTTAAGTGGCGATGATGACGTACATCCACTTAAAATAGTATTATATCCATTGGATTTTAGAAACGAATTAACCTTGTATGCTTCATCTGGAGATCCACCTCGCCAAACTACAATGCCTTCAATGACAATACGGAAATCGGAATATACAATATTTTGAGTTTTGTAATCCATGTATGCTGTATTAACTGGCAAAATGGGATTTGGAATTTTCGGAAGAGATAGTGTTGCTCCAAACAAATTTGTTTATAATGCAACGAGTGCTAACATTTTGATTAGTGTATTTTTCATATAATTTATTTATTTATTTATTTATTTATTTATTTATTTATTTATTTTCTGAAATCAAAAATCTCCATGCTTCATATGGCATAGAACCGTTACAATTTGCATTTGTAATATCGAATAAAAGGTACCAGCATTTTGTAGAAACTAATTGGTTTATTACTATCATCAATTGTTTGATTGTCTTATCGGTTCGAAGATAAAATACATTGGGAATGTCAGAACGCAATTCTTCTAAGAATAGAAGTTTCATCATGCCTACAACAGTTTCTCTATCACCGAAATCTTTATTAAAGACCAACAAATAAGTATTCATGTCAAGTTACTATTTTGTTTGCTTTTAACTCAGGTGGTAAAAATTCTTGATTGACATGACCGCAGGAAACACAATAAAAAGCAACATTGTCAATAGGCAAATAACTTGGTTTACCCGTACCACTCAACAGAGGACTTACTTTTCTCAAATATAATCCCATATTGAATACATTGTGTTGACATTTATCACAAACAACTTCAGTTGTATCTTTGATACCAATCTTTGGTTGTGGACGTTGCGGTAATTGTGAATTTGCTCCTGTAAAATCTAGTGCCATATGTTATTTAATTTTAATGTTGACATACGATATCATTTAAAATGATGATTGTCAATTATTTTTGAAATATAAAAACATTCAAAATGGTGTCTTCTGTTCAAAACGAAAACTAATTTTCTAATGCATATTGAAGACTAAGACGGTTTCGACTTTTTTTAGTGTGAGTTTGCCACCGACAACTATCTGACTTCTCACTTACACATGCATGTTGCTTTTCATAAACAATATGCTTTCATTGAACATCCACTCTGAATGCTTAAATCTGATAATCAAATTGGTCATTATCTGGATTCATAAAATACCATTGATCTTTGTATAATCTTTTGTTCCACGCATTGATTGCTGCTTTTGTACCAAAAAAAATTGGCGTGGCTAAACTACAATCGTTACAAGCTACATCACCATCAATATCATCACCACCTTCTTGCACATTTGTAGAATTACAATGAGGACACGGTGCAATTACAAGTTCTGGATGATATTTTGATTGCGTCATATAAAATAAACAAGATACATTTTTTGCGTCTGTCGTCCTAAATATTAGACGATTCCCCTATTTAAAAATTGAAAATGGCAGGGGAAGCAGGATTTTCACGCTGCATCTACAGTTTGGATTGCATATTTGTTGCTGTATGTATCTTTTAAAGTTTTTGTTTTACCGTATTTCTACCAGAAAATGTACTTAACTGACTATTGCAGTTTGGGCAGACGAGTCTTAAATTTTCTAATCTATTGTCACGGTTATCACCGTTAATATGATCAAACACAAGAACCAATGGTTTATCATTCCATTCCGGTTTTAATTTGCATATCTGACATATATTTTCTAATTTATTTTCTCGTAACAATCGTTTTTTTAACGAAGAATTGCATGCATACGGAGAATTTGCAATTAAGATTTCATCTAACTTAAATTTTCTTGCTCTATTATGAGTCTTACCTTTTAAATATCCCTTTCCCAAAAAGTGGGAAATATCAAGTTTTAATTTTGCAATATCTTGCTGAATTTGTTTATAACTTCCGCCTCCTTGTAAAGACTTTCCTAATTTTTGCAATACTTGTCTTATTGAGAATGACGTTTTGACTGCTTCAATCAACTCATTATCTGTGTATTTTCTTTGTTTTGGCATACGAATCTATTTCCTATATCTATAAGTATGCCACAATACTTCAAAACTATTAAAAAACTGGTGGACATGGAGGGATTTGAACCCCCACGGATTTCTCCACAGCATTTTGAGTGCTGCATGGCTGCCATTACATCACATGTCCATTTAAAATTTGTCTCCAAATGGTCTTGCACCATTGTTACGATAATGGAGATATTACCGTTAGGTTTTCACGAATAGCAGGTCCATTATTAATGTTAATCCCACGCACGATATAGTTCCTAAAAAATTTGGTAGCCTCATGCAGAATCGAACTGCCCAGAACGCCAATCTAGCGATTATAGAGATTATAAGTCTCCCCATGCACCTTACATCTTGAGGCCATTAAAAATTTGGAGCGAAAATCCCTGAATGTGCAGGGAACCTGCTACTTTCACGTAGCCGTGATAACACAATTTCACCATTTTCGCATATATTAACAAGACACTGTTTGGTTTTTTTCAATAAAAAATATGTTTGCTGCAAGTGTCTTAAAAAGCAAACATTCAGTAATAGACGACAATTAAGTAAACTATGAATAATAAAACAACGAAACACCGAAACACCACGATATATTTAAAACCAACCTCTATTTGGTCATTGCATCTGCAATTACTTTTTAGTCACTGAATGTTAAATGATTTAGAAAATACGAGATACGTTTTTATTTGGCGGCTGCTTTACCACTTAGCTATCTGTCCGTTTAATGGACAGAGAAGGAATCGAACCTCCGACAACTGCTTCTTTATATTTGTTGCTGAATGTATTTCTAAAATTAAAATAAAAGAAATCAAAAAATTAGGATTCATTCCGTATATCATACAAGATTTAGGAAAATATAATCCTAATTTTGTAGAATCCGAATTCAAAAAATTTATTGAAATGGTTGCAGACCACGATTTGAACGTGAACTACGCATTATGAGCGCGTTGTGTTTCCGGGTTACACCAATCTGCGAAACTGTTTAAATTTAAATTAATATGTCAATGAACTAAGTTGGTTGGTTGCGGCTCCGTATACTGCCCACGGCTTTTGGATGCTTATGAAACATCCTCAGACTGCTTGCCTGCCAACCGCAAATTTTGCTTGAACATGATAGTTTGATTAACCGAATTATTTAAGTTCGGGGTAATCGGCCAAAGGATTACGATAATGCAGCTTCTCTGGTACTCGACTACTTACTATCATCCTCTCTGCATCAGGATATAATTACTTACATGTTCAAAAACTTAAAAGAACAAAATATCGAAATTGATTCGGATGATTATTATTGTTTTCAATGCCCATCCGATAACATCGACACCATTTAAGCCCCGCAACCATACAACGTTTAAAGAGCGTTGTCAACTCTTCTCCACATTGTGATGTTTTATAACACACCACTACGAACAAATTTGGTAGAGCCACGGGGAATTGAACCCACGATCTGAACATTGAAAGTGTTCTATCCTAAGCCATTAGACGATGACTCCGTTAAATCATATATAGTAACAAAGATCAAAATTTATTAATTTTTTTCTAAAAAAGCGGTCGATGTTTGAATTTGGATTACCAATTCAAATCCTGCATATAATGCTATGGAACAGTTGCTATCTGCCATCATTGCAAAAATGGTAGGTACGACCGGATTCGAACCGGTACTGGATTGATTTTAAGTCAAGTGTCTCCTGCCTTTGGACTACGTACCTGTTAAAATTTAAAAAGAACAAAAACTTTGCCGATTTTAATTGAACTTCCCTTGTATAGTGTCAAAGGCAATCGGCATGTGCCTAAAATTTTCAACGAGGCGCAGCATTAATATATGCTTAGTTTTATTTACAGTTAAACTTCTGATCGTGTTTTTTCATGGACTATCGACAAATCTACCCTCATTTAATGTCCGAAGGAGAAGACGGAGTGCCGAAGCACTTCATTTTTAATATTTTTTTGGTTTGCTGTGTGCATCTCAAAACTCATTGTGTTGAACATTTCAAAGATCGTGCTAACAATCTACTACCACTTCGCTACACTGTCAACAACTTTTTGAAAGAACTTGTGGCTGTTTAAGTTTTAGAGATGCTGCGGTCAACCACGACCTTCATCTTGAACCAACTTAGTTTGGTTGCTTGAGAATGTCAACATGTTTTTCAAGCGGACGATCATCAAATATTCCGATTTTCATCAAATCGCATTTTTCGCAAATTGCAAAACATTTTGCGGCGCGAACATATACTTCATTATATTTTTTCCATTCTTGCATCGCCGCAAAATTTTTCTTAAATGACATTTCTCTATATTCTTCTGCTTCTCTATACAATTGTATATTTTGTTTTACAATTTCCCTGAATGGATCAGCTTGACTCATACTTGTTCAGTTTAAAACTGTTTCTAGGTACTTCAAGCAGCACGTCGCCGTTGTCCAATATCAGATTAACAGCGGCGTCGCTGATATCTTCGATCTTGTCGATGCTATAAGTATCGTTGCGTGAAAGATACTTCGGCCACACTTCATTGAGACGTGGTTTGTCGATATCAACATCAACATTTCTAAGCATTCGAATTTTCATAATGTTTTTATAATCTTTATTTTTGTGACTGTCAAGTATCTGTATTAAGAATAAAAAATCCGAATGAAATGCTCATTCGGATCATCATGATACACATTGTATTAAAGTAATTGCTTTACCAAAGTGCCTCCAAATGAGGAGCATCATAGTCACTGATTTTTATTTTTAACATACGCATATTGTATAGTAGTGTTACTTGAGTGTCAATAAGTATTTAAGTCTTTGTAAAATACCCAACATTTCATCTCTTATATTAAGTAAATTAGTGTCGTCTTTTTGTAAAAGTGTGGGCAATTGCTTACTTAAAAATTCAATAGCTGTATTAATTACATTATTAATATCACTTTCATCAATGTTTTTCAAAGTAATATTAAATCCTTTGTCACTACGAAGTTTACCATATTTGCCCATGAATTCTTCAATAAAACTATCAATAGATTCATCAAGGTCTTCATAAGCATTACCCAATGCTTTATGAGCAGCATAACTATCAGTTTGCCAATGGTAAATTCTTAATTGATTCTGTAATTGTAATAATATTGATAGAAAATTCATTTTTGTTTGTATATATATAGTTAAAAACTTAAAAAGAGTAATTATAAATTATTTATTTGATATTTTTAGTAATTCTACAGCTTTATAATTATTTGTTTAACTATTTTTATTTCATATCTGTACATTACATATTATAATCTGTTTGTCAAGCTCTTTAGTTTTTTTAATTGGGTTCTGATATACGGTTATTTTCTAAATTCTCCTTTTCTTTAATAATATTTTATTATTGATCTAATTGTTTTAAAGCAGGATGTTCAGAAAATTAATTTTATTTCTCAAATCTATTATTTGATTTTCTAAAAATGTTTGTAATTTTTTTAACTCGCTTTGATATGAATAACTAGTATATACAAATGTACTCAATACAGATATTGCGACGGTGGTAATGTAAGTTGGTCCAAAACATGTTATGTAACACACGCAAATATAAACTTTTTATAAATGAATTAATATTTTTCTACCATCTGCACCACTATATTTGAAATGTTTAATAGGAACATTTATATTTAAGTTTTCTTTAATGTATCCAAACGATTTAGGTTTGACATAAGCCAATGTCATGTGAGGCGCATATACCGGAAACTTATCTTGATTTGGAAATTTATCTGCTCTGGCTCTTAATTCTCTCAACACAGAACTTTCTGCGTCAAACTTAACAACATCAAATTCATTGTTGTTGAACTGTGTTAATGCATGCAAAACTACATTAAACGGTTTAATGCCTCTTAGTATAGTTGCCAAATCTTGTTTGTTTAAATCTGGTGAATATCCAAATTTTACAGTAACATGCGGTTCATTGTCATAACCATAACTATCATCGTCTGGTTTTGTATATAACAAACTTTGAGGTATAACGGTTTTACCAAATTTAACAATATGTGGACCGTGAGTTGGAGGTACGATTGCCATGAGGCAACCATATTCATTTTTATGAGTCATATATTATTCTGCCTTTTGAGCGTTTTTGTATAACAATGCAGCATTGGTTTTCATTCTACGTTTTACTTGTTCTGGACCTGATTTTGCGTTGGGATGATTGAGATACTCAACTGCTGCTTTTTTCCAATCCTTAGCATTTATTAACTTAATTGTCTTGGGTCCAAGATCACCACGATACAAAGCATTAACAATAGCATTCTTCGTGTTTTGATCAAACGTGCTGTATGCTGGTATGTGTTTGGCTGCGAGTTTTTCTTTTATCTTTACGTCAACATTGAATAGTTTTTCTACTTGATCTTTTGTTAAAGATTGTGAACCATTCAATAATGAGTTATAGTTAACTTTGCCGCCGAAAAGTGTCTTAATAAGATTTCTATCAGATTCGCTGCCGTCCAAATAATGACCAATACCAATCGTAAGATTGCCAACATGGTCTTTATATACCTTCGTTCTTAAACCTTCCCATTGACTAATATAATCAAACATTGATCTCGTTGAAATATTAGAAGGTTTAGCTGCTTGTTTTGTAGTTTGTGCAGCGGCAACATTGGATTGTTTTACGTTAGAAACATTTACAGGCTTTGTAGCCTTTGCTTGTACAGGATTACCAAACGCCAATGCTGCCGCCAGTCCACCAACAGATACAAGACGACGAGTATTATCCAACAATCCTTCAACAAGAAGAAATTGTTCTAGTTCCGATTCATTAATAAAATCACAGCGTTGCATCTATATAATAAACACAAATCAGAACTTTACAGTCCACTTTTTTTGTTGTTCTGCTTGTTGAGCTTGTTGAGCTTGATGTTGTGCAGCTAATTTTGCCGCCAACGCATCAACTTGAGCTTGTTTTTCTGCCTCGCGTTGTTGTGCAGCAGCCTGTTGTGCAAAATTCGGATTGTTACTAACAATACCCATTGGTTTTTGTGTTACGATTCCACCTATTATTCTCATATTTATTCCTTTATATTATAGTTTCCATTATTGACTTGTATTCGCTTTTCGCGGTATTACGTTTAATTGTAATCGATTTAATAAATTTTTTAATACTCGAAAGAACATATTTTAACGTTTTTGTACTTGGTATCTTTTTTTCAACATCGCCTGTGATTTCATATTTATCGTTGCCGATGTTTTTTATACTCATTTTTTGACCATCTTTTAACGTTACAGTCAATACATCTCCAGTATTCAGATTTAATTTTGATATATTTATAATCATACAATTTTACCATGTTTTTTTAATACATATTGTTTGTGCATTCTTGCAAAAGTATCAATCAAGTCTTTATCAGATTCGTATCTTTGTAATTTCGAATTTAATTGTTTAATATCTTCTTTTAGCTTCCAGAAAGCTCTTGTGTATTTATTTGAATTGTTATTAAACATTTCACTATTTGCATGACGATGCAACTCTTGCAAACGTCTAGTTAGTATTTTAAGACGCTTTTTTTCTTCTTTTGGATTGAAATTGGTAAATTCCTTTAAAAATTCATCAATTTGTTGTTGCTGGGTTTCAGCAACAACTTCAACAATTAATTTGTTTAATTGGTTCTTCGTCACCTATATAAATAGTTTTTTAAATCATGAAAACAATGAATTGTTTATATTGCATTTCTTGCAATTTTCTGACGCTATATGACTTTATTATATTTGCCAAGCTTTCATATTCATATTTGATTAGCAATTCAATAATGGCGTCAATATCATATTTTTTAAACTTTTCTTTTGTTTGTGGAAAGTTTGGTAATTGCAATTGGTTTGCTTGATTTATTGCAAGCGCATATTTTTCAACACAATCATTTAGAGCGTTTGTTATTTCATAATCTGCATCAAGTCGATCAAAGGTTGCAGTTCCAATACTATTTTCAATTACATTCAGTAATGTATCTACTCCTAGAACTTTATTAACGTAACTTACCAATGCATAATTGAAAAAGTTGGCGTTATTTGGTGAATCTCTGTATAAAAATTCATCAAAATCTTGCAAACTTCTTATATGCATATCTTGCCACCCATATTCGGTAATAGCCGATGAAGCTATATGTTTGCACATTTGTTTTACTATTTCTTCACCAACAAATTCATCAAGAAATTCTAATAAATCACCCGGACTGAATTTTTCTGCATATTTGGGATATTTTACTCTTATTAGTCGAATATATTTCGCTAGAATGTCATCAATCACTTCGCGTTGCATATATTCTTCTATTTCTTTTTCTTCTTTTTCTTGAGTATAAACGTCTCTACGATTTGCACCATCATGATTGCTATACAAATAATCATTTATTTTATCTACCACATATTCTGGGACATAAGAATAAAAACTGCTGCTGCGAACACTTGTTCCATAATCTTTAAAATCATACATATACGCATAATCCAAATCACTTTCTCCCGGTTGAACAGTTAAACAAAGTTTCCAATCTACGCTACTTGATGTTTTCTTTCTATTTTTAAGCATGATGATGGCTTCGCCATCTTCATTATAATGTTTATCCCAGTGAGATTCTGAACTTGTACTAATACACCAACGAGTGCCTCCACCAAAAAACATACTTGCTTCATGTGTTTTAGGAGCCACAACCAACCAATTTTTATCATTGGCAATTATATCTGCACCTTGAAGTATTTTTTGCCTTGATGAAGGTTCTGTTTGTTTGTGTATCAATGATTGCAATTGATCAAACGATTTGAGAGAGAGTATATGTCAACGCCTTTGATATTTTTGTGAAACAATGCAATGTCTTTCATCATTTCTTCTGGAGATATATAATCTTCATCTTCATCTGCTGCCACAAGAGATTTACCTATCCAATCTAAATATTTCTGATTTTTACTAGGATCATTGGCAATAACATAGTCAATGGTTGCAGGTGCCAATTGAGATGCATATTTTTTCTTAAAATCTGATATTCTACTTTCTAGTATCAAGTGGTCTGTTAGTATAGGCATATCAATAAATATACTGTCGCTCAGTAAAATCAGAAAAAAATCCCGTCGTTTTGACGGGGTTTTGTTATTAAACTGTATTTTCTGCAATATATTGACTTGTATCACTAATCAATTGATTTTCATCTACACTATCTATTTGCTCGCCATATCGTTTCAACCAATACAACTGAATTTTACCAATGATTGGTCCCGGTTTGATTGCCGGAAACTTTTGCATCAGCCAATTACCATTGTATTTGTTCTTGGGAGGAACATAATCTTCAATAGCTTTGCATTTTGCCAAATATTCAGTGTATTTTTCAGAAAACAACAATTTTAGATAATGGTCATCGTCTGGCTGTGTTCGTTTTTTATTTAAATTGATTAATTTATTTCTGCAATCTCTAGCGGAAGGCCGTGAAAAACGGAGTCTTTTTCTATCACCACGATTCAAATCGCTACCAATCAATTGATTGCTATCAAACAAATCACTGTATCCAATAAATGCGGCAACATCCTCATTATTTTGAATACTGTAATACTTGTGAATAATATCGCTATAACCCATCATTTTCAATCCATCGACCAAATTGTGCGTCAACAGAATATAATGATATTGTCCTTTTTTATCCACATAAATTTTAAACATTCCTTTGTTGCCGTAGTTAAACTTTAGTTTACGGGCAACTACACCCAAAAGACCACTGAAATCCGAATAATTTATATACATTAAGTTTGAATCAAATAATTCAGGAGAAGATGTTATAAAATCTACATGGATATGTTTATTTATAAATTCTGCGTTAAATAAAATACTATAAATTGGACCATTTTTATTAGTTTTAATAATATTTTTATTTAAATGAGAGGCTAATATCTCACTTATATTCTGATTTTCGTTAATTTCAACAACGATATCCACGTCTCCAAAATCTGATTTAGATTTCTTGGAATCTCGATTCGATTGAATACTGATTTAAATAGATTTAAAAAATATGAATTTACTAAATATAGTTCGTGTTTTGATATTCTATTTGCAAGAGGTCCGAATAGTTTATATTTTTTTTCTTCAATCATATTTTAATCCCCATCCTTTATGGGATTTTGCTTTTTTTCTAAGAATTGCATTAACATTGCCTCGATTTAAATTATATTTTTTATATAATTCATATTGAGTGCAATATTCTTCTATATTTAGAACGGTATTAATCCAATTATATTTAGTTGAATCATAAGATGGATTATTTTCTCCAAATTGTCTAATTTTTAGAGATTCACTCATTTTTTTACGAGATTCTATATTATGTTTTTTTCCTAATTTTGCAATTCTTTGTTTTTCTTTAGCATCTTCTGAATGATGCTTTCCATAAAATGGATTTTTATCACCAATTAAAGATTTACTTATTTTAGAACGAGTAGAGTTAGACAGGATTTTGTTTTTAGCAGAATTACTAATTTTTATTCTCGTTTCGCGGGAAATTGTTTTATTTTTATTGTACAAATTTATCGCATTTATAACGCTTTCGTACCCTACGATATTATTATTTGCTTTAAATTTTTGATTATAGCATTTATCAATTTCTTTTAAAGCTATGTTTAGAAATTCTTGTTCTTTCTCTATCAAATTAGAATTATCAACTAGTTCAATTATCTCTAATATAAAATTTTCTTTACCATATTTATTCCATGCACATTGTAAATGAAAATTATTGTGTTTATTATTATTTAATTTGTAACGATGTCCGCGAATCCATCGTCTTTTTATGTCAACCGAACTACCTACATAATATTTACCATTAACTTTGTTGATTATCTTGTAGATTCCGCTTATTTTTCCAATATCGTTCCATTGATTTTCGGTTAATTTCTGATTTGTTTCTTTGATAGTATCGTTTGGAACGGATGTTTGATTGCTCTCGCAATTCTTCTGCTGTTCGATTGAGTTTTTTTCTTCCCATAAATTTTTATTATTTTCTTCCATATACCACATAAATAGTGCGTGAAAGAATAAAACGTGAAAATAAATATTTTATTTATCGTGACTTCATGGGTCAACAATAGCTAGAAAAATAAAAAAGTCAAGGTTTTTATAATAGTTGCTCATATATATGTATATATGAGCAACAATAATTACGCATTGAGCGTGTTTGAGAAAAATCCAGATTTTGCATTTCGATTAAAGCAACAAATATCTGAAATCAAAAAAGCGCATAAAAATTTAACTGAATCTGCAAGCAACTATACCGTTAAATATAACGCGGAAGTTAAAGAAGGCACAAAGAAAATGCAGTTATTGATTGCTGAAGGAAAGAAACATGGTTTTACAGAGCAAGAAATATTGGAATCACAAAAGAATTTTTGCCCAACAATACGTACTCCAATATTAAACATGTTGTATTTTCTATTGCGTGAACATCCAGATGCCGATAACATTAATTTTAACAGATTGGTTGAAGACTTGGATAAGAATCCAGAGTTGTTATTGACTGAGCAAAATAACAGATATGGTAGTTGGCAACATGGAGAAGCTGCTGAAAAAACTGCCGCTGCTGCTCCCGAAATGGATGAATTTATTTATGGAAATCTGACGTTTGATCAATTTAATAAAATAAAGAAATTGAAAGCACTTAGTCGTAGTGCTAATAAAGCCGAAGCATTTGCTGCATATACAAAATGCATCGAGTTATGTAAATCTGCCGGACTAGATTTCGATAAAATTCCAACAAAATATTAAAATATTCTTACTTTTATGTTCTTACTTGTATATTTATAGGTATGGATATATATAATCAAAATAAAAATGTATGGGAAGAAAAAACTATAATAGAACCCCCGAAGAAATTCGACAATCAAATAGACTTAAATCTAAAAAATATTATATTAAAAACTCAGAAAAAATTAAAAGCAAACGAATGCAGTCATACTGGTCAAAAAAACATAATACGGAATTGTCCAACTTGTAATAAAAAAATATATTATACAACCGAAAGTGGATTAAAAATTGCAACTAAAAATAAAACAATTTGTTATGCATGCTCCAATAGAATTAAAGAAAATTATATAGGTAAAAAAATTGGAAATTTATTAATAACAAATCAATATTTACATTCAAATGGTAGAACACTAGTTGATTATGAATGTCAATGTAAAGCTAAAACAATTAAAATTGGTGCATTTTTATCAAATTTAAAAAATCAAAAATATTGTAAAAAAATGTAAATTTGATGCGGCATATAAAAAACCGTATGGAGAAGCAGCATTTAATCATTACTATAATTCATATTATCAAAATGCAAAAAATAGAAAACGAAAATTTACTTTAACCAAAGAAAAATTTAAAATAATAACTCAAAAAAATTGTTTTTATTGTAATTGTCCTCCTTCAAATTTAATAAAACCTAGAAAAACTTTTAACGGTGGGTACTTAACTAACGGTATAGATAGAAAAGATAATAATATTGGATATACCTTGAAAAATTCTATACCGTGTTGTAAATATTGCAATTTTAAAAAAGGAATTTTATCTATGCCGGATTTTTTAAAGTGGGTTCATAATATATATCATAATACAAAAAATCTTGAATTCGATAAAGTAAAAGTTTAATTTATATTACTTTGGTGTTTTAAAGAAAAATTGCACTACTACTTCTGTGAATCCTTTGATATTCAAATGCGGCACAGTTGTACCATGAATAACACTTTTGAATGCACCAGAAGTATATAAATATTCAACTACATAATAAAAGTATTCGGGGCATCAATACAGTTTTATCTGTAATGACAGCATAATAATTGCCACGTTCAGGTTTAACTTTATATGGCTTTCCTGCATTGGTGCCGTCCATTTGAATATAAAAATCACCAACTCCACTGCTTCTAACATCAAAAGGCAATATAATCATTGCTTCTTTTAATATTGATTTTAGTGATAGTTTGTTTTCTTTTACATCTTTTTTATAATTCATATTTTTATAAGGACTTACACTAATCCATTCTGGAGGAATATTTCCTACATATGCAACTTGTGCGAAATTTTTTAATGAGTCAATCCAATTTGGTTCAAAAAAATTAAACTTTAATTGGTCAACATCTTGCGATGGTTTATATTTGCCGCCGAATTTAGTTTGCAAGAAATCGTCGTCGGGCATCAAATTACCATATGCTGAACGTGGAATTTTTATTTGAAATACAATAGGATTTGCATTTTTTACACCGTTGCGACGTGCAACTTTTGTAGCTTTTTTAGCATAATATTCAGCCTGCCCAAGATCGGCAGTAATATAAACAGCTTCATCACGATATGGAACTTTTTTCAAAAGATCATTTTTCCATGCGCGTAAGTTTCTAGGAACACCCTTTAATCCTTCGTTTTGAATAGTATCATATCTATCGGAACTTGTTCCATGATACATGATTAAATAACTCGGCAATTTACTTGTATCAGTTTTTAACAAATTTTTAACAAGTCCTATATAGATTCCTTTTTTGGACGCCCAATTTCCAATATATACTTTACCACTGTCTTTAATCAATCCACTATCGTAATAATCACGCAATTGAGTATAAATAACATCTGAATATTTTGTATTTTTTCCAGACCACGCACTGTCAGATGTATATTCCGGCAGAATAATATTTCCACGTTTAGTTAAAACAGCCATTGATCTTATGCTACCAATTAAAGAGGAAATAACTGACCATTCTTGTGTGTTGCCGTGCGTACCCCAGTAAAATAAATATATTTTATCGCCAACAATACTAGCCATAGCCAATACAGATGTTGGTTTTTGGGCTGATATATCAAAATCAAACCACTCTGATTTTCTAAAATCTACAATTTCTTTTTTCATACACTATAATTTATCGGAGTCAATTTAACATTTTTTAAATTCCATATACATCCACTAGCAACATCCCATCCATAATACCACATATAATCAAGACGAGCATGCCATTGATAAGGAGCAATTTCTATTCCATCATATTTATCGGCTACTGATACCCAATCAATAAAATCATGACGGCCTATAAATGGCAAGGTTGGATATTTATCTTTTTCATATTGTTTAGTAAACTCAATCAATTCCAACATTGAATTAATTTTTAATATATTTGAATTTCCAACATCCACAGTATAAATATATTCTCCTACCCAATGCGGCATTTCGTATTTACACCAATCAATCCATGCAGTACCAAATCCATACCAAAATCCACGCGGCTTCATTGCAATAGATTGTTTATATTTTCTATTAATATCAAGTTCAATAGGAGTTTTGTTCATAACAATACGCATATCATCTGTAATATTATTAACAGACTCTTGTTCAATTAATAATTTAGCGTATTTGCTTAATTGTATCATACAGTTACTAAATTTCCACTTGTTGGAGTTGGAGTCACTGGTTCTGGTTCATCATCACCGTCATTACCACCGTCATCTCCCAGATCATCAATTAATTTTTTTGCATCTGTTATCAAATCTCTAATATTGTTTGATTTTACCGATCCTAAATGATATGTTCTAAAATCTTGATCCATAAACATAGAAGAATCATCTGTGTTTGGATTGTAAGATATACTTGCAGTAAGCATAACATATGGATTTGAAACTTTCAAAACATCATCAGACGTCTCAATTGTTTGTATAGAATTTGATTTTTTAATTATATCATCCCACTCCTTTTTAGATGTGTCCAAATCAATATTTTTAATTTTCAAATGATAAAAATGAACTACTATTTTAATTGGAACTGTTTTATATTCAAAAAACAAAACACTATTAAAATACGAATGTGCAAATTCAGGCGCATCAAATTGTTTTGCTTTTTTAGTCGATACCACATCAACGTCAAAAATAGTTTGAATTGCCGCTTTTAACTTATTGTCAAATGATTCTGCTGTTAGTTTTCCTTCAGCCAATAATTTTGCGTATTTACTTAATTGTATCATATAGTTTTAAATTTCTTTTCTCATTCTATCTGTGAAATTTCGATCATTGCCGGAATTTTGGTTTTGACTTTCATGTTCAATTGATTGTGGAGGATCTATTTTTTTTACTATGTTTATTAACAAGATAAACTGTATATAGAATCTTGTAGTATTTCTTTGAGTTTGATCATAAATTATAAATATTATTGTATATACCAATCTTCACCCAATTCTCTACTAAAGAATTCATCTGGTTGTAATTGTTTAACAATTTTAACTTTATTAATGTCTAACATAGGTTCTCCATCACTACCAAGATCATTCAATTCTTGTCCTTGAACCAAATATACAGTTCTTCCTTCTCCTATTTTAATTTCATAAGTTAAACTATCTAAAGCTGCAAATTCTTCTAATTGATTTTCAATTATTTCCCACTTATTTTTTTGTATATTCCATTTAGCAGGATAAGCACTTACGCCAATTTCCATTTCTCCAGTGGCATAATTTTTCGATTTGCCTCCTTTTGGAAAATCACCAAAACGAATATAATACTTATCTGCTGTGAATTTTGATTTGTAAGAATCTGGATGCTCATCGCCAATTCGGCCAAAAGTGGCTGCTTTACCTATTGCTCGCATTCCACCCATCAATTTGTTCATTGTTTCTTTATGATGATTCCATACATATGTTAATTTTTCTTCTCTATTTTTACCGGGAGCATCGTCTACCAATTTATCAACATATGCTTGAATAAATTTGTATCTACGTTCATATTCTTCTTTATCAACTTGTTGCTCAAAAATTGGAAAATCATCACCATATGATACTGAATAATCTGGTTGCGTATATTTAGGAGATTGTTTTTTGTACGCCAAATTTCTTTTTGGCAATTTACCACCTTTTATCATTGGATTTTCTGTATCATAAGAAGGATCACGCTCCGCATCAATTGCTTTATTTTGCATTTTATGCAATGATTCTCCTGCCCAAAATGGATCAATTAGTACAAGTTCTCCATTTGCTCGTTTCATAATGTTGTTAACATGCAAATCTAATTCACCGAAACTAGCATCAGCATTGCTGCTATTCATTAAAAAATTATAATCTTTTTTGAATTGTGGCAATGAAGGATATTTGGATTCTAACATTTCCAATTTTTGCTTCATTTCAATCCACATGTTTTCTTTATCATCATCATGACTATATCTTGCAATCATGTCATCTATAAATTCATAATTATAATACAAATAATATTCAATATCTTTGAATGTTTCTCTATTGATTGGATATAACTTTTCTGTTTTGACTATATACAGATAAGGTTGTGATTCGTATCTTTTGAAATGCGGCACAATTTTACGCGGCTTATCATAAAATACAGGAAATGAAGAACGTGGATTCTTTAAAGCAAATCGTACAAATTTAACATATGGATCATCGTTGTTAAATACTTTCAATACATACTTCCATGATGGATGTTCCATTACTGTTGCATTTTTGCCTTGACCAAGAACTTTACCACCATTTAATTCAAATTTACGAATCAACTCATTCCATCCCATATCAGCATATTCTGGATTCAATAAAAAAGAATAAATATTATCAAATGCTTCTTGAATATTTGATTTATTTAATAGTTTAGCGTAATCGCTCAATTGTATCATATAGGTATAAATATAAAAAAAAGACCCGTAACTTAGAAAAGTTACGGGTTTTGATTAATTTATTGTAGCTTGGTAATCAGATTCCAAACCTTATCTTCATCTTCTGGACACAAATCAATGCCATAAGTGTTCAAATGATACGGTTTATCGGGCATCCAACGCCATTTTGTTTGTTTTGTACGCCCCGGCCAAATTTGATTATGACTATCAACCATATCACCAATTTTTACCACTTTGTAATAGATTGCATCATAACCATCAATATAACCAACAATCCATTTGATTTTCACAAATTTACATTTTTATTTAGGATTTCCATTGTAATCAACACCAGCACACTCGTAACACAAACCTATAATTTCTGTTTTTGGTGCAGAACATCTACAAGTTTCTGTATTATTGCACTTTTTACAAACCAATTTTAAATGATGACTGTGACCCGGATAAGAATTATGAATTTCAGCAAAGTTCTTCAATGCTGGCGTACCATCTAATTCAGCATCATCAGCCGGTCCACTTCCATGTTTTTGAGTTTCACGGTCTGGAACCGTCCGTGGATACATTTCTTTTATTAAATTTGACAATTTGATCATAAATTATTCAATTTTTTAACGATAGCAAGAGCTTCTTCTCTAGTGATATTTGGATTTTCATACCAAGCATCAGTTACGGCACTCATAATCTTTGCAAACTGTGGACCCGGTTTCAAGCCCAAAGCAATCAAATCGTTGCCATTGATAGGCAAATTTGGTTTAGCAGTTGGCATTTGAAGTGTTTCCAATCGTTTTTTAACATTATTAATTTGATTTGGCATGCTACTAGCTTCGCTATGAGCAATATTATCTGCATTCATAACATCTAGTAAATTTTCCAATTGATCGCCAAGAGCAACCTTAAATTTACGCAATGCTTTATCACTCAGTTTAATTGCATCATCGCCACCACTCTTTAGTCGCATATGATTACGAACACCCAATGCAACTGCATCAGCCAATTCATTTGGATATTTCAATCGCTTCATAATGTCTTTTGCCATGTCAGCACCACTGTCTTCATGTCCATAAAAATGAACACCAGTTGGTGTAACACTGCGAGTAACAGTTTTACCAATATCGTGAAACAATGCCATCAAACGTTGTTCCAACACAGGCTTGGTTTTCTTTAATACTTCCAATGTATGTGTAAACACATCATGTTTATGATGAACGTTTTGCGTCATTTTATATGCGCTTTTAAATTCAGGAATGATATAATCCAATAGTTTTGTGATTTTCAAAAGCCGAAGTGCATTATATACATATGGAGAAACAAGAATTTTATTCAATTCATCTTGGATACGTTCAGAACTTATCGTTTTGATAATATATGAAGATTTTTTCATTGCACGAATTACATACAATGGAATTTTCCATCCATATCTTGCATAAAAACGCACAATTCGGAGTAATCTAAGTCCGTCATCTTCAAACGTTTTATATGGATTGATTGGAGTTCTAAGTATTTTATTTTTAATATCAGAAATTCCTTTTCCTGTATAATCTAAAATTTCTCCATTACTTATGTTTAAAAATAAACTATTTAAACATAAATCTCTTCTAAAAGAATCCTCTTCTAGTGTTGCAATTTCTACACTTGGATTTCGGTTGCCCGGTGTGTATTTTTCCTTTCTAGGAGCGACTGCTTCAATTTCTACATCGGATAAATCCATATCATTGTAGATTACGCCGCGCAAAGAAAGTTTTGCGGTGAAATACGTCGGAAAAATAACAGGATTTGAATCTGGTTTAAAATTTCCAATTTTCTTCGCAAGATATGTGGTAAAATCAATACCAGCATACGCATCTCCGACTACAACCACGTCAATATCTTTGGGTGTAACTCCCATTATCAAATCTCTTGGTGCTCCACCAGCCAAATAAACCCTATTTTCAAATTGACTATTTGCGATAGAATTTTTTAAAAAATCCAAGGCAACTCTAATTTTTTCTAATGTATTGTTGTTCTGCATACTATTTATGATGTGACACGACGTGTATTAACTATTATGGGAAGACCAAAAACATATTCAATTAATGAGCAATATTTTAGACAAAACATAGATGAACGTCAAGCATATTTGCTTGGACTTATTTTAAGTGACGGTCATTTAAACTACAAACGTGGACGCTTTCAATACACATGCAGAAAAGACGATATAGAATTAATAGAATTTATTAAAAAAACATTGAAATCTACACATCCTATAAAAATTAAAAAAAATTATGCACATTATAGTATCTCTAACATAAAACTCGTTCAATATTTAATTAATAATTTTAATTTACCGCATAGTAATAAATCAATTAATAATCTATTAATACCAAAAAACATACCTGCTAACATGATTTCTCATTTTTTACGTGGAGTATTCGACGGAGACGGAAGCATATGGTATGGAGATACTTATCGAGCAGGATATACGGGAGGTGAAATTTTCTTAAAAGAAATACAATCTATATTAGCTAAAGACGGAATAAATTCAGATTTTAAATATAGATATTCAAAAAATAATAAAAATAGTTGTCAAATTACAATTAATGGAACTTTCAATGTTAATAAATTTAAAAATCTATTATATAATGATGCAACTTTTTTCTTAAAAAGAAAAAAAGAAAAGTTTGATTTATGCACCAATCGTGCTGATAGACTTAAAAATTATTATTTTAAATACAATGGAATGGAAGAAAAAATTAAACAATTGTACTTAGATGGAAATACACAGTCTAAAATTGCAAAACAACTTGGATTAGTATATAGTTCCGTAAGAGCATGTATTCAACGTTTAAGACAAAAATCATTAATAATATAATCCAATGCAGCATTTTCTTTTGCACCTTCCATCAATAACTCTTTTAGACTAATCATACATTGTCTTTATAAATACGATCTATTCTTTGAACATATTTCGCTGGAATATGTTCATACACGTAAACTTCTCCAAAGTCAAGCGGATACTTATCCCAATCGGTATAAATTTCTCTTCGTCTATGCAATCTGCTTCTTTTTAATATATCTTTCAAAGGAGTTTTCCAGTGAGGATGCGTAAACACTAAAGACAAAGGAACATTTAATGTTATCAATGCAGGTTTATCTATGTATTCATGATATGATCTAACAATATCATCCGGTACTTTTTTATCTTTTATATATTTTGATAAAATGTCAAACATAAGTTCTCCGCCCCATTTTGCATTGAAAGTCGCATAATTAATTGCCGAATTTTTATTTGTTGTCAGAAATAAAGCGTTTGGTTGATCAACTCTTAAACTTTTATTAAAATATTGATCAAATATTCTGTTTGCATCTGTCTCAGATTCATCAAAATGCATCATTAAAATATATGTAATTATTTTCTTTTTATCGATGGGACCAATGCCTGTTTTTTTTGCTTTTAATGCGGTAATATAATTTGTTCCATGATATAATGTTATATTATCTTCCATCAACGCTTCTTCGGGGCGTATAATTTTTGTCTCAATTAATTCTTTTAAACTAATCATAAATTCAGTCCAAATTTTCTATCGTTCCTGTAAGCGTAATATGTTTGCTAATGGGTGTCCATTCTGTAATTTTATTACTGTCTTTTGCTTTGCCACCCGCTGCTTCATTGACGGCAATTGTTACGTGAGGAAACGCATTATTTGTTTTACCTTTATATCCTACGACTTTTACAGCGCATATCTTATCATTTCGACCGAAGTGTGTCAACATCAAATTAACTGATTCACCGATACCATTTGCACATTCATTGAAAGGATCAATAGTCATGTGATGGCATTTAATTGTCCAATTATCAGGAATTAAACCTTTGAATGTTTTTTTCAATTTGTTTTGTGATGACTCATCCAATAAAACGGCACAATACTTTTTGTTTTCTGTTAACAATTCTTCATTTAATCCAGTTTTACGTTGTCGATCTTTTCTCACAAAGAATCGTTTTGCAACATATCCACGTTGTTTCAAATATTCTTGTATTGCATGCAATTCTTCTTGTGTAGGAATTAGTGTGAAGAAACTAAGTTGTTGAATAACAGGAACATAGCACCAAGTAATTGCGTTGCCTTCGGATTCTAATTTTCTCCATTCGGGAGAAACTATATCAGTATCAGTTGCATCAACCGATTCAACTTGACCATTTTTGTTTGAATTTCGATGAACAATTCCTAAAATCTGTAAATCGTCAGTATTGCTATATTCTAGTAGATGTTTGTAGTATTGCGCGTATTGTGTCATAATATGTATAAATATACAAAAAATGCATAAAGTAGCATTACCTTATGCATTTAACACACAATATTGTAACATTTTTCAGTCATCAGATTCACCAGATTCTTCTGAATTTGTTAAAAATCCTTGTAAAAACAAATATTCCATTGTCTTTTTGACTTTTTCTTGATATTCTTTGATTTTGCTTTGATCTTTTGCCAGTATTGCAGTTTCATCTTTTGGATCAACATCAAAATATACTTTGTCATCATGTGTTATTACCACGGGCAATACTGTATTATACACAGTGTATTTTATATCTTTTGGTTTGATAGTTATTTTCTTTTTTGTACTCATGTTTGAAATCACTATATCAGTATAAAAATTCTTATTCAATTTCTTATATCTGATAATCTTGTGTGGTTGTTTCGTTTGATACTTTGATATTTTTTGCTCGTACCGAATGAGGCGGCACTCCTTCTTTTGTAAAATAAAACAATTGTGTTTTTACCGATTGTTCCATCAATGCTGTAATCATATTGTATGCATTGGGATTCATTTTTGAATCTTCTATTTTAATAGGAACATCAAACTCAACTGTATATTTTATATGATATGCTTTCATTTTATTTTTGTGGATTTCTATGCATGTTTCCGCGCAAATCTGGTCTATAATCGTTATTGTCGTAATTGCTGATAAATCCAAATCTTTTATAGAAATTTTTTATTCGTTTGTTGCTTGTAGTTGTTTTAAATCCTGAAAAATAATCATTGCCAGTTATTACTCCTCCATATCCCTTTGATGATGTCATTAAAACAATCATTTTATTATTTTCATCTGCAAATTTACATAACTCTTTCATATATGAAGATCCGGTTCCTACGGGAGCAGTTTTTTTTGCCATTAGTTCTACAAGCTCAATATAGGATTGATAAACCAAAGCATTTATTTTTAGATGATTTTGATATTTTTTTCCAATAGCATCTAGTTTGTATTGCAAATTCGTGTCTTTGATCGCCATTGGTGATTGAGCTAATTGAACAAATCCTACTTTTTCTCCTGTTTCCGTGATGCGTTGTCCTTTCACAAATGTTCTATATGGAAGTATTTTTGATATATCCTGTCCGATTAAATCCCATGGAACATCACTATAATAATCGCCTCTGCTATATACTTCCATATCAAAATATGGACCTTTATTTCCATGTTCATCCAGCTTTTCACTATCATAGGTATCTATTTCATGTGAGTATGCCTCATATAATCCAGATGATATTTGTGATAAATCTTTAGGAGTTATATTCCAAGTATCTACAACATTTCCGCGAATAGCTTTCCATCCCCATTCACGCATTGCAAATCGTCTTACATCAATACGATCATACGCAGCGTCAACCAATTCATCAAATTTTGCATTGTGCAATACATGCTTGCCATAATACTTTAAACAATCTTGTATTGTTATTTCTATGTTTTCGTATTTTTCTCGTATTTCATCCGGCAAACCATCTTGTATGGCTTCATAAATTTCATCTTTCATATCTTCTAAATATGGCTCATCTGCATCTATACCTATCTCCGACAGAACTTGACCGGCAGCATTTTGTATAACAATAGCTTCATGATTTAAATCACCAACATCACCATCAGCAAACTGAACGTATCCATCTTGTATCCAATATTCGCCTCTGAAATTACTATTTTCTAAAAGAATTGCTTCTACTAATTGTCTGTATGTTATCATATTTAAAATAAATATTCCCGAAAGTAAATACAATCGGGAATATTTCAAGTATAATTGCTAATACAACTAATTTTTATGTTATTAGTGCCGTCTTTTCTTTGGATGGAACATCTTCAATAAACAATATATTGTTGGCCTTGCCTTTTAAAACAACATGCGGCTGTCGTTTGTTATGATGCGTATGAGTAGAAACATTACAAATAATATGATCTACAACATGACACGCTCCTTTGTAATGAACAGTCATTTTAGGAGTATTTGCACTACGACTTGCAGGTTTATTATAATGAAAGAAAAATACTCTTTGTTTCATGCACTTGGTGTGGTTTCAACTCTTGCTGTATGATAATCTGGAATTAAAAATTCTCCATCTAATGTACTATAGAAAATACCACTATACAGATCAAATTCTCTATCAGTATCAAGATTTTTATAATGCATGCTACTAATATGCGACGGCAAACGATCTTCTGCCATACGTTTAGGATTGTTCATCAAAAACGAAAGCATCCAGCCATTTACTTCATCACTACCACTACCACAATGACGAATTTTAAATATATCTTTGAAGAAAGCAGTGTTCGTTGGATCGCATATTGCATAATATAATGCTAGTGCAGTAATATGACATTTTTTCAAATATGTATTTAACAATCCTGTAGTAAATATTGAATTCAAGTTATGGATTCGTTCTGCCAACATCGACCAATCTTCCTGTTCTCCCAAAATTAAAATCTTTGGAATGCCGCACAACTTGCTACAATAATTGTAATATGGCGAAACCATATCACAAAAAACAATACTATTGGCCAATATGTTTGCGTCTGTTGTGGTGCTAAATCGTGGCAAAAATGCATTTACATCACTAGGAACTCTATTTTTCAACACATCTACAACAGCCAGCGGATCAATGCTTTCAACATCACCCGTTAGAACCATAATAGTTTGTTTTGCTTCAGGAGTTGTGGTAAACAAAGTGGCATAATCAGCACTGTTTTTGTTGATTTCAACCGCTAATTCACTGAGTATGATATTCCAAATATCATCTGGTTTTAGAACTATCGAATAGTGTTTGTTCCATGCAGTGGACAAATAATGATAGTATCCGGCATGAAAAATTGTGTCACCAGTTCTTGGTGGTGTTAACCATTTAATATTCTCTAATTTGCTTGTTTTTGATTTTTTAAAAATAGGTTGAAGCACGGTTTGAAACTTTCTGACTTTATCATAATCAGTTAGTTTTTCAGGAATTTCGTTACACAATTCAATTATCATGCTATTCTTCTTCCTCGTTGAGGTTATATCGCGCAGCCACATAAGCATCATCTATAGCTTTTACAAATGGAAATTCTAATTGAGTTCCATTATGTTTGGAACGCACTTCAGAATACATCTTTTTAAGATTATCTTCAGTTAATACTTTTTCTTTCATTCGCATATACTTTCTATACTGATATTTGTTATACTCAGTGTAAAATAAAACATACGCCATAGAAAACAATTTGACAAGCAGCAATATTGTAACAGCAATCAATATTGCAAGACCAATATCTGGTTGATTGCTACGCAATATTGGAACGTTGTTATTGCTTGAGATAAAAGTATTTGTAAATTCCGATAAAATTATTGGTGTATTTGTAAACATATTATTGAGGTACGATAGTATTTGTGGCGAAATTAATAGTCGTTCCTTCACTGGTCACAATTGCGTTTTGTGGCAATGTAGTGCCGCTATTATTCGGAGCAGCATAAGGTGTATTTAGAATACCAGCACTCGTTGGAAAGTTAATACCTGAATAAAATGGATGATATATTCCCAATGCTTTTGCCAATTCATAATAAAGACTGTATGCATCTGCTTGAGAAAGTGTTAATTTTTGATCTTGTATTGTAATGTGTATTACAGTAGTAGCTTTGATAGTAGTGTCTGGTTTTGTATTCATGCCTAAAAGCTAACACAAAACCAGAACATCGTCAATTTATTATATTTCAAAAAGTATAATACTTTTTATAACTCTTCAATTCCATAACAATTGTCGCAGGATCAAGACCGCGATTTTTTAACAATCTAATAATAAACTCCTTATCAAAATGTGCTAGTAATTCTACCAGCAAATTTATCAAAAGTCCATGCTTGTCCAGTTGATTTTTCATATGATTGCTTAAACAATTCATATGCTTTCACTAGATCCAATTCATATGATTTATATTTGGCTTCATTCAAAGCACTCTTACTTTTAATACCTTTAATAATTTTTTCAATTTTAATACCAGCAACATCAATCAAATCTGCAAATCCAAAGTGTAATGGATCTGGCCAATCACCATATTCGACCCAGTCTGCTTCGCTATTTTCCCAATTTAAATCGGGCAAAAACTCATTTTTGACAAAAGCCAGAAAGTTATGATATTCAAATGTCATTCCATTTTTGGTTTTAGTTTTGTATACGTATGAAGGTTCAAATTTGATTACTTTATTAACATTTGAATGTCCAACTTCTTCACCTGCTTCTCTGCGAACAGTTTCAATTGGAGCTTCCAATTCACCATTATCATCTTTTTTAGATGCACCACCGAAACCTCCCCATGTACCGGGTTCCAATACTGAATTACTACGATGCCCCAATAAAATGCGCCCGGTTGACATTGCGATAAATATGCAACCAGCAGCCATGATTTTATTCCCCACAGATTTGCCCCAAAAACCAGATGCGTTTAATGTATCATGATTATCTAATTCATCTTCATAATCATCATTTTCTTGGATATAGTCGTAATATTTAGTATATTGCATATTATTTTTTCTTTTTAAATTTGCTCAAAACAAAATAAATTGCTTTGGTGGTGTCAGTATTCCATTTTTTTTGCTTTGGCATCGTCTTCAAACTGTTTAATTGTTATACCATTGCTATTGGACATACAATATATATACACATCATTAAAATCCGCATCAGGAAATCGGCTTTTTGCACGGGCAGTTAATATTTTAATATATATTTCTTGAGTGTCTTTAGCTTCGTTTAAATGTGTGCAGTAATCTTTATAGTTCATAGTAATCGTTGTATATAAATAGAAAAACCAGTCTTAACGACTGTTTTTTGCAAACATATGTTTAAATATATTAATTATTATAAGCGGTTAATCAACCAACCATTTTCCAAATTATTGCCCAATCCATAATAATCACCATCATACAAATCAAGTTCAATAGTGCCGTTACGACTCATAGGTTTATCAGAATCTAATATTTTAACAGATATTGATGATTCACCATTGATTATTGCTTGTAATAATCTATGATGACCGTCGGCAACAATATATTTGTCTTCACTGGCATAAACTTCAATTGGTTTATTGCTTGGTGAATACATACCTTTACGTAAACTATCCACGGCAACCTCCATATTGTATTTGTCAGGCAACAAATTTTCTATATCAATTCGTTTAACAATAGATTCATTCAAGTGATTATAATAGTCTGTATATTTCATTTTTTTATGTTATAAATAGTAATTTTTGTATAATAAATGTTCCGTCATGCCGGTTAGCATTTGATATGTTTCTTTTGATACTTTAGATTTCCAGTTGTTTCCGACATGCATTATCATCAAATTTATTAATTTTTGCTTTTCAAAAGATTTAATAAGCAAATTAATTAATGAATGATTATTTGATCGGTATAACATGTTATATCCAATTATATGATCGCTTAATAATGAAATTTTTTCCACACCCAAAATATTTCCTATTTTTTCAAGATCAGCACTCATAGTAAAAGTGATTATACTACCTACTACTTCACTGCTCATATTTTCACCTGATGCAACTAACTGTGTTATTAAATATTCAAACACTGGCGGCTTTTTTGATGCATTTGAAAAAAACTCATCTGAACTATCACGACTATTATATTTGTTGTATCTTTTTTCAAAAACATTTAATATTTTTGATACATTGCGTGTTCCCAATAATTCCAAAAGTTCTATGTTTTTGCTAAAACTTTTATCAAAAAAAGTGCGTGTTAATAAATTATAAACACTTTTAGGACTCAAATTATTAATTTTTTCTTTATCGATTAAATCAACCATTCGTTTGGTGTTATTTGAAAATAACAATATTGCTTCTACCTCATTTAACATTTCACCACTTTCTAATTCGTTTCCCTTTGTTTTAATTAACAATTCACAAAAATTATCAATATAATCTTTGCCAATAATAGATGGTGGATAACTTCTAACAATTTCTTGTAACAAAAAATACAAGTCATTTTCTTTTATTGCATTTTTTATTTGCTTCGGTCCTATAATTTTGAATAACAATGGTAGTCTAATATTTGAACTTTTGTCATTAAATTTATTAGGTTCACTTAGCGAACCTTTAATAATTGATTTAATATCATATTCACTTAATTTTTCAATAAATTGTTTTGGAATCAATGACGCAATTAGTGGCAAATTTATTGTTGGTGTGTTGTATAAAATAGTTGCAACTGCATATTCTGGCATACGATTTCTTATACTTTCAACTCCTCCCATTTTTTGTACAAAATTAAGAATTTTATTTCTGTCTTTTGCTACCACAGTCATAATAAGCTCGCGCATAAACAAACTCATTTTTAAAGAAACTTTAAAAATGGGTGCAAGTTTCTTGTGTATTATTTTATTTTTACAGTCGAACAAATTTTTTAATACATTTGGTTTTAAATTTTGCCAAATTGAAAAATCTACATAATCAAAAATTTTTTCAGGATTTTTGTTTGTCATTAATATCGATGCTAAAAGATTAGCAACATGTTGTTTGTTCAATCCAAGAGGAGAAGTAGTCGCGTGTTCAATTTTACCCCGTTGATACAGTTCAAAAACTTTGTTGCTGATAATGTTTAGGGCATCTGTATTATTCACAGCATGCGTATCAGGTAAAATATACTCACATTCGTTTATAGTCAATTTATCACGATATTTTAAAATCAAGTCAATTCTCGATATAAGATTGTTTACATTATCAGCATAAAAACTACGATACGTAGAATCAAACGTTGCAAATGATGAAGAATCTGTATTTTTTATAGAAACAAATTTCATTTGCTCGCCCAAAATTTGAGCAATTCGTTTCGTTGTTTCAAGATCATCATACAAGAAAAATGCTTTTTGTGGATTGTTTTTGAATAAAGTGGTTAATGTATCAAATCCAAATAATTTTATTAATTCATTTAAGTCAGCGCCAAAAGTTTTTATAAATTTAAAAAAATCACCATCGTTTTTAAATTGTAAAATTCGTGCAGCATTTGGTGATGCTGCAATCGCTTGAAAGTCAGTATTATTTAAATCCGAGAACCCTATTTCATTTTTTTTATACAATTCAAATCTTTTAATAGATATTTCAGTTAGTCTTTTGAGTAAATATTTATTTTTTTTGATTATTTCATATTGGCCCTGTGTAATTCTTATTCCAAATCCAATATATTTATTTTTTAAATCATCCGGTAGAGATTTAAATTGAAAATCCGTTAATTGATTATTTGGAATAGCAATATCCAAATATGATTCTTTTTCTTTGTAATTTAATCTTGCAAATTCTCGATCATTCAATCCATTTATGAACCGCTCATAGTTTTGTTTTTCAATATCAGACAACGGCACATTTACAAAATATTCTTCCATTTCATTCAATTTTGGTTGAACTCTTAAAATGTCATTCCATGACATTGTTTCGTCTCCGTCGTTGTTAGCATTTGTAACAATATAATCTCCATCTTTAGTTTTTTGAATTACAAAGAAATGCCAAGGATTTTTAAATGTTCCATCAAATCCATTTTCAAATTCTTTTTGTGTTGCTTCAATATCTTTTACAAAATAGAAACTAGGTTCATTATATTTATAACGATATGTGTTATACATGTTGCTTGAGTCACTTCGACTTATGCACCAGCTATAAGGTTTATCGCCTTTGTATCTAATACAAGCATGTTTATCCACCGCATAGTATATTTCCAATCCATTTTTCTCAACAAGCGGCTTGCCATCAACTTTAATATCAGTGAATTTCTTTCCTTTGGATTTTTCCAAATCAATTTGACCATTTACATAATCAACAAAGGTTTCAAAGTCTTTCCAATTATTATATTTGCTAATATCATATCGGTCATTGCCCTTTGCTATATTAATGTCGTCTATATCATGTTGTGCGGCAGATGGACGAGTTTTACGTATTGTATCAAATTTTTCAATATAGCTGTTGATAATGTTATCGGTCAATGAGGGAACTTGTTGTTTCCATTTTACTCGTTCCACATCACCAACTGCTTCGGTTACAAGGTGATTATAATAGTCTGTATATTTCATATTTCTTTAATCTTTAAATATTGTGGTGGTATAGATCCTTTATATGCAACTTGTTGATCTGCTTTTACACTTGCTTTCCAATTATCCCATTCATTTTTATCAAATCGCGGCATTACATATTGCAATCCATTGTCTGACATAATCCAATAAAAACTACTTTTATCTGTTTCTTTTGGAGTAAATCCTGCATTCTTCTGAAACCAAATTTTAGTTTGTTCCCACTGATTATTGCGTTGTTCTTCTGAAAATTGTTTCCATAATTCATCTGATTTGTTTTTTATCAATCGTATAACACGATCATCATCACTTCGTAATTTTGTAAAATCAGGCAATGTAACTTCCAAAACAACTGGTTTTATATCCCAATATTCAACTTCCTTATACTGTAAATAACTCCATTTTTTAATGTGTAATCGACGCATATGATCGCTGGCTTTATCTTTAGCGTAGCGATATGCTGTTCTAAAATCGGTTGCTAAATAAATAAAATCTTTATTTTCTTCAGTTCGTATTCTAGTTGCACTTCCACTACGTGTAAATTTTCTACCCAATGGTTGTAATCCATATTTCATTATTGTAGGCAAATCTTCACTAGAAGTACCATGATACAATACAAGATTTTCTCCAAGATTTATTCTTGTATTACGAGTCCAAAATGATACCGGCAATTTCTCAAAAGTACCATAAACATGTGTATATTCACCTCGTTTATACATACCTTCGTCATCTCTAAAACTAACTTTCCATGATGAATCTATAATGTTTTCTTTTTTAAGTTGTTGTAATAATTGTTGATCGCCACTTCTAATACGATTACCAACTACTCCTCCTCTAATTTCCACAACATTGTCTTTGAAATTCAAAAGAATATATGATTTTCTATTTTCATATGCCACTTTATTATCAAAATCTGGACTAAAATAAACTTTACCAGTGTTATCCATTTCAACACCAACAAGATATTTTATCTCAGACTTGGATAAAGCATCATTAAATTCATCTTTGTTGATGAATGCTTCATTTAAATGTGCGTAATAATCTGTGTATTTCATATTATTTTATTTTATTTGGATCATACCAATGTTTCTTCCATGTTTTATTTTTCAACAACAATTGTAGTTTCTTCAATGCACTGATATAAGTTTTTTCATCCAATTCGCCCAAAGCAATCGTGGCTTGGTTACCAAGTTTTTGATAATACGAATAACACAGTGGAGTTAATTTTTTGTGTTCATTGGCGTATTCTTTTAGATACTCAAGAACTTTATTCCATTCAGTATTCCAATCTTCGTAGTTTTCGTAATTATCATTTTTAATTACGTAATCGTAGTTTCTTTTTGCAGTATCTTCGACAACAGTTAACATTCCTCCGAAATTAACAAAGTCTTGAGCATAAGATAATGCTCTATCTATTTTTGTTAGTGCGGCATCACGTCCATATTCCATTCCTCCACCACCTTGCATGGTTCCGCGATTTTTACTAAAACTAGAATTATATGACAATCTATGAACCAAATCACCTATATGCTCCAATGGATAATTGAGGGAACCTTGTAATAATCTATGAGGAGTTGTGCCCAATGTTTCTGCTTTGCCACGTTGTGCAGTTCCCAATTTTGCATATTGAATTTCAATATCTTCTGGAACGCCATTGTCGCGGCCATTCATATCAACAGCTTCATATAGATAATTATAATAATCTGTATATTTCATATTTTAGTATTAATTGATGTCAAATTATGACCGAGAAATCCAGAAACACACTCATCTTCGTTTACGCTGTTGATGCTATCATCTGTAATTTTTGTGACGCGCAGGGTAACTATTTTTTTCGCAACAAACAGAGATGGTTTTATATGTATTAATTGTCCGCGTATTCCATATTGAGGTAAACTATATTCATTACCAACTATCAATAATTTTCCACTATGTCATAAATTGTTATAGTATCTCCAATTTTTAAATTTGATAAAAATGCTTGTTTTATTGTTTCATCTTTAATATCTGTAATTTTAAGACCAATTTTGTGTACTTTATTGCTATCTGTTTCAGCATAAATTTTTATTAATTTTCCTTGCACTCCGTAACTAGGAGACACATAATCTGTACCAACTTTCAATAAATTACCTGATGAATCTTTTGCATAATATGATAATAAATCTTCAGTAGTTAAATAATCTGTATTTATAGCGGTGGAAGCATCAAGCTGTAAATTTTTACTACTCATTGCATTTAATTCTTCAAACGCTGCCAAATCATATATGAAATGGATCTTTCCTTTTGCAAGAGCTTTGTATGGTGGTGGTGAAGATTCAACTGACTCCACATAGAAGAAACATCCATAATGTGATACGTTATAAATATTGCCCGGTACAATAGTGTTATTATTATTATTTACTTTGTCTCCAATTTCGAATTCGGATTCGTTGTCATCGTCTTTGGAATCATTATCAATATCATCATATGGTTCTGGTTTTTTAACACTAGCAATTTTAAACGCTTCTAATGCTAATTTTCGCATATCACTACTACAGTGTGGTAGCAATTCATACATACTTCCAACATCGCGTTTATAATCCAATGCTTTTTGAATCCAATCAAAACTACCATTTACTTTAAAATCATCCACTTTATTGAGTGCAGTGCCGGTATTATGTTGCAAATCATACGCATGATCGATTGCAACTTGTTTTTCATTATTAGTGTGTGCTTTATCAAGCAATAAATAGCCACTACAAATTTCTGCCCATTTATCACCACCATATGAACTATGCCACTTCATTGTTTTAAATAACTGACGGGCAAGTTCTACAAATCCAGATTTATTTGATCCACTTTTTTTAATTGCCATCATTGCAGCGTTATATGAAGTTAAGTAACTGTCACTTTTTGGTGTTACCCGTGGACTTTTAACATCTCTTTTAGGGGCAAATTCCGGTGGAACATTTCCAGATAAATCAGTATAATAACGAACATAATATTTTAATAAAGAATTATTTTTATACGAATCATATTTTTGTTTATTATCAAACATATGTCGTATTTCAGCACAAATAGCTAAAAACAATGCATTTTTAAGTTTTTTAACCAACACGGGCAACAATACAGATTGAGCATGTTCAATATCTAATTTGACTTCATTTGGACTTCTTCCAATTAAATTGCCACCAAAACCTTTTTGTTCAGGACCAATAGGCAATGTAGTCAAATAACTTAATACATAAAAATCATATAACAATATCTCTGGATTGTTACTAGGTTTATATGTTTTCCAACCTTCAGTCAATATTAAATAACTATAATAATCTGTGTATTTCATATTCTATTAATAAATATGGCTACTCTATGGATAGAGAGGGTATATTTTAGACACCCCATCGAAAATATTTCTTCATAGACATGCTGCCTTTGTAGTCATACAAGCGTATTCTATCAGGTGATATATCTTCCAATACTACAAATGTTTTGGTTTGTTTAATTACACGGGGCAAATTAAATTTATCACTACCTTCTAATTCATCATATTCAAATTCATCTCCCTTTAACCAAAACGGACGGCGTTCAAACCAAAACCCAGTTTCTTCAATATATGCCCCAAACTCAATTAATGTTCCAAGATCCGCCGCCACATTTAATCCACTAACATCAACTTTCAATAATACCCAATCTTTGATTTCATGTTCATATTGCGGCAAAGGAACAATTGATAAAAATACAGGAATCATATTGTATGCACGTACTACCCAACTATTGTCTCGGTTAGTAAGATGCATTGGTTGATTAATTTTTAATCCTTCGTTCTTGATTTTGTTATAGTTTTCTCGACTGGTATAATGAAAACCATATTTAACAAAGCTATTATTTGTTTCGTTCAATAAATCAATTAACTTAATCATAAAATATAAATATATACCCCCATACCATAGAGAGTATTTATTTGACCCTCCCTCACATTTTGGTGATTATACCCAATTATCGTAGTTTATTTTTTAATTGATTCATGAACAAAAAAATATTCAATTAACATTTTTAAAAGCATATATATTGTTGTGTAACCACATAACCTTATGTATGAACTAACAATTTCCAATATTATATCACATCTACCCACTGCATTTGTATTTGGAACAATATTACTTAACAATATTGTATTCGGGTATATTCTAATGAGCGATTGTTTTCTAAAACCCGATGAGCTAAATGACTTAGAAAAGTATCAATAAAAGCCGAAATAATAATAAAAATAGACAAATTGCAGTAAATTTTACAATACATTTATTTTTTGTTTAATTTTTTGTTTAATCCAGCTACTCAATCGACAAAATCAAGTATAATTTGCTATTTCGTAGTTAAAATAAAAGTTTTTCTTCTAATTGATCTTTAATTTTATTATTAATTTGTTTAATTGTTATTTTGAAAATAAAATTATTTGTAAATACTTGTAAATCAATGGTTTAATTTTTTTTAATTTTTAAATTGATACTTTTTAAAAAATTATTATTTGATTAGTTTTTTATTTTTGTCTTCAAGTCCTCCGAAAAAATCAATTGGTTTTAAAAAACTTTTTTCAAACTTGGCACGATAGTTGCTATCTATACTATCTATACATTCAGCAGACCCGAAATTTCCCTTTGACTTGGCACCAATCCTGCAATAGCCGACACAGACGTTGCATTTGCCGATGAAGATTTTTGAAAAAAGGGATTGCATTCGTCGATTAAGGCGAGTAGCTTTTTTGGCGTAACGATTGAGGCGGTCATGGTGATCGACACTCAATCACAAAAATAAAACACGTTAGAGAAAGTACAAAAAATGACTGAAAACACTGGAATCGTCACTGAGAACACTGCCACTGATACCGGCGCGGATGCGCCGGTTGCCGATGTGGTTGACACTAACACTGCCGTTGACATTCTCGGCGGCACCGATGCGGCGGCGGATGCCACTACCCCCGGCAAAGCTGCTCGCAAGCGCAACGGCGAGAAGCGTGATTACACTCCGCGTGGCACCACCTATTGGGCGCGTCGTGTGATTCTGCTCAACGGTGAGCCTGTTGGCCGCGGCCGTCCCTCCATCGAAGGCAAGGGTGAGCGCAAGGTCGTTTACGTGCCGGATGGCATGGAGTATGACGTTGCCGTCCACGGCGAAGGCGTCAAGTACAATACCCACTCGCACCGCGCCACTCACAAGCGCATCGCCAAGGATAGCGTCAGCTACACGTTTGACGATGGTGTTGCTCCTGCCAAGGCTAATGCCACCAAGACCAAGGCCAAGACCAAGACCAAGGCGGCTAAGGCTACCAAGGGTGACAAGGGCAAGAGCAAGGGCAAGACTGCCAAGACCAAGGCACCTAAGAAGGCCAAGGCCAAGGACGTGACTGTGCCGGTTGCCGATGTTGCGGCTGCGGTTGACACCGCGCCCGCCGTTGAGATTCCCGCTTCTACTGATGCGGTGACGGCCTAAGTCAACGAAACAAATGTTTCTTTGAGTAGGTTTTGCGCCGGAAGAAAACCCCTTCCGGCGCATTTTTTGTTGACATAAGGTGAGGACACGTATAAACTGTCGTTCCAACATGAATACTGAAAATAATTTGACTCCGACCAACACCAATTCCACCATTGCCGATACAATCAAACGGTTTGGCATCGCAAAAATTGAAGTTACTTTTGATGGCTGCGGTGACAGCGGACAAATTGAGGGAATTTGTGCTGTCAACGCAAACGGCGATGAATTTGATTTTGGTCTCGACAATGACCAAGAATCTGATGCGCCCGCGAAATTGACCGATTCAGACGATCAATTGCCTGAATCGACCGAATAATCAAATAAAAAGGTTTGCGGTAATCCTATAAAACCGCTTGACTTTTTCTTTTCCAGCAATAGATTGCCTGTATGAGTGAATCATTTAAAATCGAAGTTGAGTTGCCTGTTGCTGGAAAAGAGCAAGACGAGTATCGTTATGTCGAAATTGAAGTTGACTGCGAATATTCAATTGAAAATGATGGTATTGGACCTTACGAATATTGGGGCAGCAAGGAAGTGGATCGCGGCACCGATTATATTGTAATTGATAATACAGATTGGGACACCACTGGTTTTACCCAAGAAGAAATTGATTTGATTAACGCGGAAATTGATAAGCATTTGGACGAATGGGCCACGCAAATTGGACAACGGTTGTCTGAAGATCGTGCCGATTATTCTGTTTATTGCGACGGTGAAGACTAAATTTTGCATTGACTCCGATCAATTGACCTTTTAGTGTTGCCACCTATGAAAACGACATGGGAAGTTGGTGCGGATGAATATGTTCATTTGCCGGGAATTGTTTTGACCCCGGCTCATGCCAAAAATCGTAATTTCCAAAAATGGGGAAAAGATAAATTGGTTCCTATTCCTGTTTCCAACCGTTACAATGGTGGATTTGTTTTTACTGATAAAAACGGTAACGAACAATGGGCAAGAGGATTCAAAGTGGGCAAACCCGTCATTCCCAAAGGATATGAATTGATTAGTATTCATAGTGGTGGCAATTTGATGGCTCAACCCAACACGGTTGACATGATTTTTCGTAAAAAGAGTTTGACAACCAACAAACAATAACCTATTCTCACAGCATGAAATTGAGCCTATTCTAGTTTATATGAATCCACTGATTTATATTAGCAGCTATCCATTTGTTGAAAAATGTCAAGTTTTTAATTGTGTTTTCAACAAAGAAATCGAACTTTACGTGAATTATTATTTGTTTGACGGCGAACCATTGGAGCCGTGGGAAGTTGGTCAACTGTTGGGCGGAAATTAAAAATTATGAACTGCGATATTGATTTTCTTTTATCAGTTTTGATTGCCGCCAAAGAAAAAGGCGCGAAGACTGTCAATTTTTATAGAGACACAGACGAATGTAACACAAATCCCTATAGTTTGGATTTTGTTCTTGACTGCAAGGATACTCCTGTGGAGGATATGTTGGTTTACGGGGATAAACCCGGTCAAGTTCATTTGGAAATTCGTATTATATCAATCTAAACATGAAACGTATCAAAAATAAAATCAAAGACACACTGGCAAGTCTTGCTGTGCTTGGATTTGTTGGATCAATCTTTGGATTGATTGGAGTTTATTTTATCGGCGTCTTTTGCCTTCCAATTGTAATCATTTGGGCAATCTACAAAGCAGTCACTCACTTTCTGAATTAACCGTTATGCAAACAAAATTCAAATGGACAGATAAACAACGGCTGTTGCTCATTAGCGGATTGAGCATGGGAATTTCTCTGTCGCCGTCTATCGAAATGTCGCAGAGATTGAGTGAAGATATTTATTACTTCACCAAGGCAAGTGCGGATCAGATCAATACTGATGAACGCATTCAGAAAAAACTGAAATACATATTTGAACTTCAAATTACTCTTGGTCCAAATAATTTGTATGAACAGTTTTTGAAGCTGGAGAAAGAGACTGGCGAAGACGATCAGGTTAGTCTTTCAGCATAAAGTAACAAAAAGCCCCGGATAAAACCGGGGCTTGTTTTTTATTTGATTTTGGTTAAAAGTAAATTACCTTTTCCAACCAACGTACCATTGGAATTATAGGTACTGTTGGTTGCTTTGTTGTAGGTGGCAAGCAATTTGCCGCCTGTTTTATCAAATAATCGGCTATTGTTATCAATATAACCGACGGGACGACTGCGATTATCACGTATTGGTGTTCTCATATTTTTATTTAAAATGGTAGCCTCGGAGGGACTTGAACCCCCAACCATATCGGTAGAAACGATGCGCTCTATCCAATTGAGCTACGAGGCCACTGTAAATTATTGATTACGAAATTGTTCGTAAGCAATCTCTATCTTGTAGAGATGAACATACCACACATAACGCTTGTTGGCAAACACAATCTTACCAAAAGATAAATCAGTTTGATTGTTCCACCATTTCACATAAAAATTGTTGATTTGCAGTAGTGTGGTGGAAATCTTATTTGTTTGACACAACATCATTTTGATTTGGATGATAAAAAATTTCTCGGCGGCTATATTGCTTTGTTTCGATACTCATCGGCTCACAAATAAACATCTTGCCATCGATGCCAATCAATAAATAATTGTGTCGGCCTTCAAACAACAATTTTTTAATTGTTTCTTGCACATCGCTTTTAAATACAGAAAAGTGCATTGGTGCGACAGTGCGTTGCATAGCAATGTCGGCACTGGTTGGATAATTATACGCTAGAATTTTAATCATTTTTCTACGTTTTTTATTTCTACGCTCTATTTATATGATATGGGAAGAAAGCAAAAATCGCAAGAGGAAAAAGATGCAAAAAGAAAACTACGACAAAAAAGATATTATCAACAACATTCAAGTAGAATTAAAAAAAGAAATCTCGCCCGATACTATGAAAAAATTCGTAAGGATCTGTCCTAAATGTCAGAAAAATTTATTTTATAAATCTTTGATTTCATATAAACGTGCCTTAAAATTGAACACAGTGTGTAAATCATGTAATAACGGCCATTCCAATAAAATTCCGTATAATAAAAAGCATTATATAACGGAAAGAAATTGTCCTAAATGCAATAAAATTATTAAATATCCGTCTGGAAATATTTGTTATAAAGCAGGACAAAAAAATAGAGTGTGTCGTGAATGCAATGGAACTGCAATAAAACACTCTAAAAACCCAAAGGAATGGCATCGCAAATGCCCAACGTGTAATAAAGATATGTTTTATCTTTCTTTAAAGGGGTATCTTAGATCAAAAAATAAAAATAGTTTATGTATCAAATGTGCTACAATAATAGCTAGCAACAAGGATTCTGTAAGATTGTGTCGTCGTGTTCGCAGATTACGTTGTGTTACACCATGTTTTAATAAAACTGCATGTATGTATTTTGATATGCTAAATTTAGAACGAAACTGGAATTTACAACATGCGTTAAATGGAGGAGAGATAAAGGTATTAGGATATAGTTTAGACGCATACGACAAAGAAAAAAATATTGTCGTTGAGTATGATGAGCCATCACATTATACAAAAGATAATAAATTAAAAATAAAAGATGTAAATCGTCAAGAGGAGATAATTAATGAGCTTAATTGCAAATTTTATAGATACAATGAATGCACACAAACGTTATATGAAGTAACAGTGGTTAAATAGCCAAGTCACCATCGTTCAAAGTTTCAATATTTTTGATTTTGAGATTTACCCGAGAACAAATTCTAACTTCCAGTGTATTTGCAGCAAAAAATATTTTTTGCATAGTTATGCTTTTTCCTTTGGCTCGATTAATTCGACCGGTTGCCTGTACCATATCAAATGCACTCCATGTAGGTGAAATTATAGAATATCTTTTGTAATCGCCTGTTATATCATGCAAACTAACACCAAGTCCTCCCGCTTTGATATTGACAATCATCCCACGGGTTTTGTTTTTTTGAAATAAATCGATTTCTTTTTTTCGAGCAGTGTCAGATTGGTTGCCAACAATAAGACCAATCATCTTATTGAATTTTTTATTTTGTTCCAGTTTTTTCTTGATTGCGAGTACACTGTCTGTAAAATTGACAAATATAACTGGATTGACACCTTCGTCGTACCAATCTTCAAACATATCGATCATTGCTGGAATTTTAAGCAATTCAGCATTTCGTCTTGCTTTAATCATAATAGCAAAATGATGTTGTGAATAATCTTTAGATTTTTCATCCAGTGCAGCAAGCTCCGTTTGCATAAGATCATACACGTGTTGTAATTTTTTTGTATTGCTTCCCAGATCAAACGCTTCGGCGACTACGTGATTTTCTGGAAAAATATCTCCAAAATCTTCTCGTCGCATACGACTTGCAGTTTTGTTGAGATCAAACAAATTTTCACGAATTCGACGAATGCCTTCCTGTGCTTGAATCTGCGACGCATTCCAATCAATCGTGCCATAACGATTTACACGCGCACCATGATCGCGACACCATCGCAAGTAATTTTCTCCATTATGCAGATTCGCTTTGTAGCCAAACGCTTTCATGTCTGCGACGCTAGTTGCCGCTGTTGCGCTTAGTCCGAGAATTTTATACTTTTGATTTTTTAATACAATTAGAAGATCAGCCGTAAGGCTATTCACGCCTCGCCCCCGGTGCTGTTCATCCACGATAATAAAGCTATCCTGACGAAAATTAACGTTGATTCCTTCACTAAGCCACCATTTGGGCGTTTGATGGAACTTGGTTAAATCATAATTAAGATATTGTGTATTTCCCCGTACCAACAATTCATAATTTATAATTATAGGATTGTGTATCCCAAACAAGGCAAGTGTTTCTTTCCACGAGGATTTAACGACTGATGGACATATAACAACCACCGGGCAATTCAATTGTTTTGCAATCCAGCAAGCAACGTAAGTTTTGCCAGTTCCCAAATCACTAAAATCGTCCGCAACACCATTCAAATAAATGCTGTTCAGCAAATTCATTGAATGTTGTTTTTGTGGTTCCAAAAGTCCTGTAAAATCCATAGTTTTATATGCTATACGAATTTTTATAGTGTGGCAACCAAAAGTTTAATGTTTTTTGTACCACACGATTTTTTTATTTTGATCCCAGCACATCCGACAATTCAAACAAAAATTGCCTTGTTTGCTAGAAGGACAGGTAAAATTGTCATTCGTTGAAACTCCACTAGAAACAACATTTAGCTGTTTTGCCAATGCAAGCGGCAACGGTCCGTCCACCATATACGCACTAAGCCTAACAGTCAAGTTTTTCGGAATAGTTTTTTTACT